TAACCATTCATCTTCGAAAATATGTATTAATTGAATCCCTAATTCTTCACATAAATTAGTTTTATTTAAATGATAATTTGTGTCAACTTTATTTTCAGAATGCCAATAAAGACCATTAAATTCAATCGCTACATTATGTGATGGGATATAAATATCTATTTGACTTGGTTTGATTACCGAGAAAGAAGAGGTTATTGTTTCAATTCCGATACCAGTTAAAAATTCGTTTAGCTCAATTTCTAATTTAGAGATTGAACTACTACATTTATTACAACCATGTTTACTTATGTGGTCATAAGGTAGTTGCTCAAAAATCCCATGTTTTTTGCAAATTATTTTAACTTTAGTTTGTGAATTAACATAATCAACCAATGAATAATCGTATAGGTCGCCATGAGCCTCAATAGCATCAGAAATAAAATTTTCTTTTGTTTTATTAAATGTTTTCTTTCGTTTATCGATAGAACATTTATTACAACCTTTACCCCTTACATGACCAGAAGGGATTTGTTCAAATATACCATGAACTGGACAGATTATTTTAATTTTAATATCTGAAGAAATATAATCGACTAATGAGTAATCGTATTTATCATTGTGTTTCTTTTTGGCCTTATCTAAAAATACATCAGAACTTGATATTTTATTTATTAATTTAGATGGATTATTTTTTTTTAATGAATTATTAACACATTCTTTACAACTTTTTTTACCTCTAAGGTGCTCGGCTGGTGCTTGGTCAAAAAAACAAAGATGTTTATTACAAAATATTTTAATTTTAGTCTTAGAATCAACATAATCAATGTTTGAGTAATTATATTGATTATAAAATTTTAATTTAGCTTTATTAATAAATTTTTCTTGTTTTTCCATCTTTTTTTTATTAGTAGATATTTATAATTAAATAACAATAGTTAGTTATGCAAATGTACTAATAAATATTAAAAAAACAAAAAAAATTATGGCTGATTTATTAATGAAAATGCCCCTTCCATACGAACCTAAGAGAAAAAATCGTTGGATGATTACCTTCCCAGCAGACTTAGGAATTCAACAATGGTGGTTAGCTTCTGCATCAAGACCTTCAATCACACAAAATGAAGTTGAAATACCTTTCATCAATACATCTACATGGGTTATTGGTAGATTTAGTTGGGAAACAATTGACGTTACTTTCCGTGACCCAATTGGACCATCTGCAACTCAAGCGATTATGGAGTGGGTTCGTTTACATTCTGAGTCAATCACTGGTCGTCAAGGTTATGCTGCTGGTTATAAGAGACCAGTTGAACTTGAAATGCTTGACCCTACTGGTGTAGTTGTTGAAAAATGGTTATTAGATGGAACTATGCTTACAAATGTGGCATTTGGTGATTTATCGATGGATGATGATGGAATTGCTGAAATTGTAGCTACATTAAGATTCGATAGAGCAATTTTATTGTTTTAATTTATTAAAGGCTTGTAAATATTTCTTTAGTTTTTTGTTAAAAATAACAAATATATTAAAGAAATTTTTATTTTATGGTATTTTTAAAGAATTCAAAACATTGGATTCAGTTAGACTACACAGAAGTCAAAAGCATGGTATAAAATTTAAGATTAAATAAAAATGAGAAAAATAGATAAACAAATTAACATAATTAAATCAAATCTTTTATGTGAACAAAGGTATTTAGAGAGATTAGATAATTCAGATAATTCAAGAATTAAACAATTATACTCAAGTTATTTAGATACATTTTATTCAAGTTCTCAAATTAAAGATATTGTTTATCATGGAACTAAAGCTAAGGAGTTTGATAGGGGTTATTTTAGGGTATCAGATGATGGTACTTTTGGGCCTGGGGTTTATTTTTTTAAAGAAAATAGTAATACTAACAACGGGAGTTTTGGTGATACCACAATTTTTGCTAAAATACTAACTAGAAAACCATTTGACGCAACTAATGGTGGTTGGGGAAAGTTAGCTGATGAATTAAGAAACCACCCCGAATACGTAGCTAGTGAACCTAACTATAGTTTAACTAGATTTATTAGTTCGTACTTAAGGAAAGGTGGTTACGATAGTATAATTGGTAATTATGCGGGTAATATTATTTACACTATTATGTCTCAACATATGATTAGGGTGTTAGGTGATGATGATGATATTTCAGCATTTATTAAATACATTGAAGAAAATAGAGAGAATTTAGATAACAAAGAAATAAAAATAGGGGTAGATGAATTATTTGAATCAAACCCAAAATTAAATAATTTAAAATTATAAAAATGAGAAAAATAGATAAACAAATTAACATAATTAAGTCAAATCTTTTATGTGAACAAAGGTATTTAACAAATAAAGGTGTTATTAATGAATCTGATGAAGAGCAAATTCAGGAGTTATCACCAAATCTTAGATTTAAAGCTAGTGAAAAAGCGAGAATTGAGGCTAGAAAAAGTGATAACGATTTAACTACTAATAAAAGACATAACCAAGATATGACTATAAGTTCGCAGATAAATCAAAGCATTATTCGTGAACTTGAAGGTATAGCAACACAAGTTCTATCTACAGTTGAAGTTGGTAAACAGACATGGGCTAAGACCCCAAGTGTTGGTATCAGTTTTATTAGTAATGAAAACGAAGAAAATAGTAGAGATAAAAGATATACTCTTAGTATAACAAAAGATGAAGTTAGTATTCTATATGACCAAGGTATACGTTTCCCTGATAACTTACTTAGAAGACTTGAGCGTATTACCATTAAAATTCAAAATGATGAAATCCCAGACAACAAAACTAAATATAAGGTAAATGATGTTATCACTTGGGTTGGTGATGACCAATTTGATAGGGACGGAGATGTAAGGGCTAAGGCTGGAGATGTTGGTAGGGTTCTACGTGTAAGCGATGATGAATTAACCGTTGAGTTTAATAAAAGAGGTTTTGAAATTAGACCTCACGAAGCAATAATTTATATCGCTAAAAAATAAAAAATAAAAGCCACCTAACTAGGTGGTTTTTTATTGTGTTCTATTTACAAAAAATTTACTTTATATATACTTATAATAAATAAAGTAAAATAAAAAAAGTTTTAATATGGCAACAAATAAACCTAGTGTTATACCTACAAAAGAACAAATTAATGAGAGCTTGTCGGACCAAGATAGAAAAAGAGCTTATGAAACTGAAAAAGAGTTAGTTACTAACGAAATTTATGGTTCATCAAATTTAATCGACACACCATATAAGCATATGGATGCTGTAGAAAAAATGAAAGAAAGGACCATGAATCAACTAAACCAAATAAAGAATGGTGAAGAGGTTTTAGATGCGTCAAAAAGTGAACCAAAAACGGGTATGTCTTATAGTAAAGTCAGTTATGATAAGAACGAAGAACAAATCATTGCCAGAGATGAGCAAATAAGAAAAAACATAGAGCGAACAGAGAAATTCCAAAAGATAACTAACGAGGCTCAAACTAGACATATTAGAGAACAAGAAAATAAAAATAAACTTAAAGAAGAACCTGTACGTATGGAAAATAATTTTAATAATGAAAATAAATATGAGCAACCTAAACCTAAGTCTAGTTCTGATGATTATATTTTTGAATTGAGTCAACCGAACTATAATGCACCTTTTGATGTAATTCCATTACCGTCTAAGGGTAAACAATATAGAAATAAAAAACCAAGCATTAAGTTGGCTTATATGACAACGGCTGATGAAAATATTCTTACTAGCCCAAACTTATTACAAAGTGGTGAGTTTTTAGAAATTTTAATAAATAGAAAGTTAATGGAACCTTATTTAAGATATAAGGATTTATTAGTTGGTGATAGAAATGCCATTATGATTTGGTTGCGAGCAACTGGTTATGGTGAAATGTATCCAGTTACGATTTTAGATGAGGATAACATACCATTTGATACTATAATAAACTTAAACGAATTAAAAACAAAAGAAGGGATTGTAGATGCTGATGAAGATGGTTTATATAGTTTTACTCTCCCATTAATGCAAGTTAACTTAAGATTTAAGCTTTTAACTTGTGGGGATATAGATGACTTAGATAAAATTTCAGAAAAAGATAGAGAAGCTGGTGTTATCGTGGATAATTCTTCACTTTATAGACTTAAAAAAATGATTGTTGAAGTGAATGGTTCGACTAATCGAGAAAACATAGATGATTTAGTTAATTCAATTAGAATACCTGATGGTAAGGCATTAAATAAATACATTGACGATGTTGAATCAAATATTGATTTGAATATTAATATTCAGACTCCTGGGGGTGGGTCAGTGGCCACATTTCTTCCCCTTAACTTCAACTTTTTTTGGCCTGACATCAAGTTATAAAATACCCTTATTAGAAGAGATTTTTATTTGTACTCAATATTTAAAAGGTGTAACATATAATGATGTTTTATCAATGCCAGTTTATGAACGAAAATATTTTATTGGTTTATTGACTAAAGATGTAACAGCAAGAGAGGAGCAAGCTATAAAATTAAGAGAACAATCAGAAACAAAAAGCGGAAAAGGTAATAGAAACACTAGGGTTGGTGGCGACACATTAAAAAATAAAATGAATAACGGTGAAATACCATTAATATAAAAAATAACCTCTAATGAGGTTATTTTTATTTTAACTATATTTATAGATAAAACACCATTATATGGGAAATAAAAAAATTAAAATAACTGAATCACAATATAAAAGAATTCTAAATTTATTAGTAGAAGCACCTTTTAGTAATGTTGTGGGTAATATCGCAAAAGTGGATGATATTATTACTATTTCTCGTAAAAATAGTAAAAATAATTTTAAAGTTATTGATAATCTTTCGGGTCATATCACAATGGACAACATTGATAAAAACTCAGTTAATATTAATTTTAGATATTATATGGTATCCACTTCACTTAATGGAGACAATTTATCATTAAAGAGAGCTAATAAAGTAAAAGATAAAGATAAATTAGAGAATCCAAGTAGTTGGGAAACCACAACGATAAATGATATAGTTAGTATTCAAATATCTAGGGATGGTTCTGTAATAGATAATGTTGATGGATTAGGTGTTAGTAGTGAAATAAATAGTGAAGAAGTTATTGGTACTAAAATAGGTTATTTATTGGATAACCTTACAGAGGGTAAAGGAGTTAAAATAGTCATGAAGAACACCTTTGTTTTATTTTGTTGTATTTCAAGAACTCAAAATATTTTTGGGTTAGAAATTTCAAAAAATAATTCGTTTCCTAAATTAAGTGAATGGGATAACTTTTCATTAACTATAAAAGGTAATAGTGATGATGATGGTATTAGTTTGTTTGAACAAAATAAAGACATTTTCATTCCTTCCAACGATAATTCATCATTTACAATAAAGGTTAAAGCATTTAAAGGTACTGAGAATAAAACATTTAATTTAAGTGGAGTAGTTGAAGTGGGTGTAACTGGGTCGTGTGATAAAGAAGACGTAGAAAATGATAAAGATGCTGGAGATGAAGAAGATTCATTATCAAAAGAAGAAGAAGAAGAAAAATTAACAAAAGATGGAAAAGAAATATATCAACAAATTTTATCCGACCCATTTATGAAAAAAGCATTTTATTCACAACCTACTTTTTGGCAAGCTTTTGTTGGTGAGTTAACGGGTAAAAAAGCACCAGGAAATGGAATCATAACTGCCTTGAATATGGTCAGTAGATATAGTGAAACTAAATTAACAGAAGTAATAGGTGATGGTTTTAATTTATCAAAGGGTTCTGAAATTATATTTACACCAACTAGACCAATTTCCATTGATTATAAAAAGAATAATAGTAACGAAACACTTGAATTGAAAACAGACAAAGAAATAAAAGGTGCGATATCAAAAAACTCTGTTAATGGTTTAACTTTTTATGTTAACATAGATGATGATTATGAGTTAAGAGTGATTATTTTTGGTAAAACAGATTTAGAAAATAAGAAAAAATGTAAGATATCAATAGGTAAATTGGTTTATGACCAATTTACTAAATCTAGTAACGAAAAAGAAGAATCATTATTATTTTTGAAATCAAAAGGTTATACGGAACCAAAAAAATAACTAACTATGACAGATAAACAACGTGAAGATTTAACGGAAGATTTAAAAAAACAAGCTGAATTAGAGAGAGAAATAGGTTCTAGTATTGAGGCCTATCTTGACAAAATGAAAGAATATAAAAAAATTCTTTCAGAAATAAACAAAAACAGAAAAAGAGAAGCTGAATTAGCGAAAATTATTGAGGATGCTGGTGCTAGTGGAAATGAGGAAGCTCAAATAAAGCTTGGCATCTTGAAAAATCAGACCAGTCTGATGGAAAAGCAAGCTGCTATAAATGGAAACGCACTAGCCTCAATAAGTAAACAAGGTTTAGTTTCTGCTAAAATTTTTGGTGGTTTAGGTAAAGCAATTGCTGGTTTACCACAAACTATAAAAAAGGTTTATTCATCGTTACAAGCATCAAAACTATTTGACTTAGATAAAGCGATTAAACAATCAGCTTTATCCATGGGTGTTTTAAGTGGTCAAAGTGGTGGGTTTAGAACAACAATTAAAGCGGCATCATTTGAGACAAATAAAATTGGTATAGGCATTGAGAAAATGGCTAAAATGCAGTCCGACTATAGTGAAGAACTTGGAAGGTCGGTCCAATTAAGTAGTGATAGTTTAATTGCTATGGGTAGGCTTGCTGCTGCAACTGCGTTAGGTGTTGAAGGGGCTTCTAAATTAAGTGCTGAAATGGACCAACAAGGTCTTTCAGCACAAAAAACTAGTGAGTTCATTGAGCAAGCAATGAATGATGCTAGTGCAATGGGTTTAAATGCAAGTAAAGTCGTTAAAAACATTGCGAATAATACTAAAATGCTAAATCGCTATAATTTCCAAGGTGGTGTTAAAGGTTTAGCGACTATGGCTAAAACTGTAGCAAAACTGGGTGTCGGGATGGAATTTGCATCAAATTTTGCAGATAAATTATTTAATGTTGAAGGAGCGGTAGATATGTCAGCCCAATTACAAGTTATGGGTGGTGAATGGGCTAAATTAGGTGACCCATTTCGTTTGATGTACATGGCTCGTAATGATATGGCAGGTTTGACTAAAGAATTAGGTAACGCTGCCGCTGCATCCGCACATTTTAACGAAAACGGGGAAATACAAATAGGTGCTAAAGAAATGCATAAATTAAGAATAATAGCAGAACAAACTGGTGCTTCGTATGACGATTTAGTCACAGCTGGTAAGAATGCTTTTAAATTAAAAAGTATTGGTAGTCAAATATTTGCGGGTGCTTCAGATGAAGAAAGAGAATTTATTTCAAATATGTCTGAAATAAATGATGGTAAAGCAACGGTTATGATTAATAGTAGCCCAACTTTAATTAATCAATTAAATAAAGGAACGGTAAATGCTTTAATGAAAGAACAAGAAAGTCTTAATGAAAGAGCTAAAAATGCCAGGACTTTTGACGATGCTTTAAATAACACAATAAATGGTATAAAACAGTTTTTACTTCCAATAATCGAAGTAATGAACACAAAGTTAATACCAAAATTGGATAGTTTTGTTGATAGGTTTGAAAAAGGAAAGTTTGGTGAAAAAATAGAGAAAATAGCTACTGTGGTTGGAGAGTTTATTTCAGTTGTTGGTGGGTTTATGATAGACAACCCTATTAAGTCAGCTATTGCGTTATTCTTAGCTGATAAACTAAAATGGATTAGTAGTGGAATGCTATTGGGTACTGGATTTAACAAGGTAGCTAGTGTTGGTGGTGCTCCTGGGGGTGATATTACTGATGCGTTAAGCAACGGTAGAGGTAACGGTAAAGGTTTTAATATGAAGAGAACCACCGATGCTTTTAAGGGTGGTGGTATGAAAGGTGGTATGAAATCTTTAGGTAGACAAGCTAGTTCATCAATGAAAGGATTAGGTGGTGGAAAAGGATTATTAAAAGGTTTAGGAAAAGCTTCTGGTGTTTTATCAATTGCTGGTGCTGGAATGGATGGATATGAAAACTTAACAAGCGATAAATTAGATACTGGTGAAGCTTTAGCTAAAACTCTAGACCAAAATAAATTTATGGCTAGTGGTGCGGCTATTGGTGCTCTATTTGGTGGCGTTGGGGCAATTCCTGGTGCTGGAATCGGTGCTTTGATTGATTGGGCGGTGAATTCAGCTGGTGGTGATGATGCTTTGATTGGGAACCACATTGGAAGTGGTTATGGTGATAAAGGTCAAGCTTTGAATGATGGGATTATTGGTAGTCCTACTAATAAACTTGGTTCTGATTTTTCAAAAGGACGTGGAATAATTCAAGGTGGTAAAATAACACCAATTGATAACAAAGATGACTTATTAGCTATGAAACCAGGTGGAATTGTTGACCAAGTATCTAAAAATCAAGGTAGTACTGTAATTACACATAAATTTGATGACTTGAAAGTGAGTGGAGAAATAAAAATAACTATACCAGATAATCCAGGAATAGCAATAGACCTAATGAAAGACCCAAATTTTGTAAGGGAAATAACCGTTGCTATTCAATCTCAACTTGAAAGGAATATAAATGGAGGAAAAAATAAAGGATAAATCTATTGAAAATCAATTACTTATGTTTTTTAATAAAATAAATGAAAATAATATATAAATATACTTGTTTATTTAAAAAAAAAATCGTAATTTTGTATAAATAAATAAATAAATAAATAAATAAATAAATAAATAAATAAATAATATATAATATATAATATATAATATATAATATAAAAAATAATAAATAATTAGTTATAAACTTTTTATTTATTATTTTTTTTTATATTTCTTCCAATTAATTAACTATTTATTTTTTAAAAAACTGATATAGTATAGTATTGTTAACGTAGTTAATAAAACATATAAAAATATATAATATTGTCATTCAGATAAAACTTATTTTTAAAATAAAATATATTTTTTTGTCTTTTTCATTTTATCTATATATTTATTAATGTGGATACAAAAATAAATAAAACAAACGAAATTCATTTAAGAATCACGGATTCTGTTAAAACTGAATTGCAGAAATATTGTTTGGAAAACAATATTGGTATGTCTAAATTAATTACTAAATTGATTATAAAAGAATTAGAAAATAAATAATGATTAGGACCTCTAAACATATTATATCAAATGCTAGTCAAGGGAAGCGAGCTTCCCTTGACCAACTATTTATTGATTATAAACATGATTTAGAAATATATATTAATTATATAATAGAAGGTATATTACCCCTTAAACCTAATTTATCTAGTAAATTACTTCCTACAGAAGTAATAAAACATAGTAGATATAAACAAATAATTTATAAACAAGCATCAGAAATTATAAGAAGTCAATTAGATAAAAGCAAAAAGAAAAGATATTCATCATATAAAAAAACATATGCATATATGATGAAGAATCATCCTGATTCTTCATTCTGTAAAACTAAATTTTCTGACTTATCATTAAATAATATATTAAAAACTAAATATTTCACTAAACCTAATCTAAATAATGTTAGTATTAATTTAGATGAAAGATTTTTTAACATACAAAATGGGAACCATTTTGATAACTTTGTTAATCTTAAATTACCTTATTTTAATGAAAAGGGCACTCGTGCCCTACAAATAAATATACCATTTAATCATCATAAACATTCAAACCAATTTAAACATAATACATTTAAATTAAGAAATAACATACAAATTAAGAAGGTAAAAAATAATTATTATATTGCATTAATTTGGGAAAAAGAGATTGATATTAAAACCAATGGCAAAGCCATTGGAATTGATATGGGTTATAAAAAATTAATTGTTACATCTGATAATCAAGTTATTAATGGTGATTTAAGTGATATATATTCTAAGATAAGTAGATGTAAACAAGGTAGTAATGGATTTAAACGAAGTTTAAATCATAGAGATAATGAAATAAATAGATTATGTAATTTAATTAACATCGAAGATGTTAATTATATAATAATAGAAGATTTAGTATCAGTTAAGACTGGTAAAAAATATTTTACAAATAAAATACAAAGATGGTCTTACGCCAAGACCATTGATAAAATAAATAGAATATGTGAGGATAACGGTATTATGCTGGTGAAGGTTTCACCAGCATATACCTCACAAACATGTTCTAGTTGCGGTCATGTAGATAAGAAGTCTCGCCAAGGCGAGACCTTCAAATGTACAAGTTGTAAATATGAAATAGATGCAGATTATAATGCAAGTATTAATATTTATGATAGAGGGATTTATAGTTCCTCTAACTAAAAAAAACTAAATTTATATATTTTTATATGAAATTAGTAACTATTTATATAAAAATAAATATTTATGCCAATTTACTATAATACAGCATCTCCTTCATATTCAACAAAAAATACAATAAATGGTGTTACAGTTGATTACGGGATTAGGGATTTTTTATTAAATTTAAATCTCCCCCCAAGCTATCCTACTATTTCAACTTCTTTAAATGGTAGTCCAAGGATTGGTGAACCATTATTGGATTTAACCGTAAATAATAATGTTAACGTAATTCCTAATTTTTTACCATTAGAAACAAATGGTATTATTTTCAAGGATAACAACATTTCCGTAAACACTTTCCAAAATACAGCATCAACAGCAAATGATTTATTAGGTGTTCAATATTTACCTTCAAATCCAGATTCAAATTGGCCAAATACACCAATATCTTATCCAATTGGTGTTAACGAAAGTATTATTGAATATGGTTTATTAGCTAAAACTAAGTTAGCTGAAACAAAAAATAAAAATCTTAAAAAGAACTTATATAAAGATGAATCACAACAATTAGATGTAGCTGATTTTATCGTCAATGACCAAGTAAATTTTACAAACCAAATATCTGGTTATTTAGATGAAAAAGGTGGTTTGAATATTGGTGGTGGGGGTGCGATAAAAACAGCAAATATCATTGGTAGTGTTTTAAGTGGACAAGGATTGGGTTTTGGTAGTGGTGGTTTAACTACTAGTTTTAATATTAGGTCTTCAATAGCTGGTAGATTACTAGGTGCAACTGGGATTATCAATGATACCAAACTTGGCATGGTTGGTGGACAACAATTAGCCTTAGCTTTAGCTAATAATGCAGCATTTAATGTTCAACAAGAACTATTGGGTGCTTTAAATGTTAAAGACAATATTTTAAGTCTTATTAAAGGCGATGGATTAGTCGGTTTAAGACCTACTTATAAGATTACGGTACCAAGTACTACTGGTGGACGAATTTTGGACACAGCGGGCAAAATACTAGGCTTTACGATACCAAGAAGTTATTTAGGTGATGCTGGTTCTATTTTTCAAACAGAAAATGGGGATTCAGAGAATATTGATAGAGCAAATGAGATGCTTAAATATACTGGTAGTGGTCAAGCATTGGCGTTAATTAGTAATTTTAAAGCCAACTTAGATGGTATTAGTAACGGTGGGGTAGACTCACCTTTAAATAGTGTATTTAGAAGCGGCTATAGTCCAGCTTATTCAAATAATAAGGGAGATTATTCCAAAGACGCAATATCTTCACCAAACCTTTATGCTTACAGTAACGGACAAGGACATTTTGTTAATTTATTGAGTAGTATGGAGTTTGGGGTTACTGGTGGTGTTATACCAAGTTTAAGTTATAATAGAGAACAAAAAGTAATAGAGTCTGGATTTTTAAGCCCAGAAGAAATAGGTGCTGGACCAAGAGGTAATAGTGGATACGAAAACAGAAAAGTAAGTGATGTTAACTTTACTTGGACATCTACAAATGGTGAGGCTGTAAATACCATAAATGAACTAATATTACCAGATAATTTTAGATTTATACAAGATATAATTGGTCGAAATGATGAACTTGTAGGTGATAGAAAATCTTTATTAATTAAAACCCAAAAACTATTCAACAGTAAAGGTATGATTAATATCATTACAGCTAAAGGGGATATGGATAAAAAATCATCTCAAATACAGACAGCCAACGGTAAAGGTTTTTCCAAAGGTAATGCAGTATTAAAAGCTTCATTATTTAACGAACAAGGTAGATATAAAGGTGAAGAGAACATATCAGCTAATGATACTTATTGTAGAAGTTGGACCACTCTTGATAGATACGATAGAGTTAAAAAGTTAGTTAGAAGTGGTACCGATGGTATTGATAATAAGGGTGCAACTACAGTAAACGGAATTAATACTACAGTTCCATATCGTAATAATACTCAAGGGTCAATATTAAGTGAATTTGGTATTCCAAAAATAACACCTTACACTGATGACATACCTACAGACCCAAAACAATATATGTTTTCTATTGAAAACCTTGCTTGGGCTGATAGTAATACTTTATTGCCTAGGTCAGAGCGTGGCCCAGGAGACCTACTAACTGGTAAAAAAGGTAGAATCATGTGGTTTCCACCATATAATATTAACTTTAGTGAAAATAGTAGTTTAAGTTGGGAAACAAGTAATTTTATTGGGCGTGGAGAACCAATATACACTTACAATAATACTGAAAGAACAGGTAATTTATCATTTCAAATTATTGTTGACCACCCTAGTTATATAAATAGTTTTAGAGGGGAAGAAGGACCAGATGACAGTTATATGGCTTCATTTTGGGCTGGATGTATTGACCCAGATAGTAAATTTAGTGAAAAATTAACACCATCCCAAATTAGCGATATAGTTAAATCAACACCAATAAATGAAGATGTTAAAGTTATTGAAGAAGAAGTGGTACCCACAGATATATCAGTTTATTTTCCTAACGATAACGCAGCTATTGAATTATTATATGAAAACGGTCTTAATAACAAAACAGATTCAACACCCATAGATTATTCAGTCAATGAAAACGGTGAAGACCAAGGACTTGGAAATTATATGGCTAATTACACCCCTGGTGCCAGAAACAACAGCATCCAATCCGATGGTGAAGGTTGGCCAGACAGATATAATTTTGGGTTAAATTATTCTGAAAATATTGAAGAAAAACGAAGCCCAGCAACTTCACCAACAATTGTTTGTGCAGATAGTCAAGTATTAAATGGTTATTTTGACCCTAAACTTGTTGAATTAATGACAAAACATTTAATTGAAGTATCACCAAACTTTATTGCTACGATAACTGGCTATGCTAGTAGACAAGGAAATATTGTTTATAATAATAAATTAGCTAAAGATAGAGCAATTAATCTAAAGGAAGACATTAAACAAAGATGGTGGCCATCAATAAAAGCTGGTTCACCTAAATTAACTGACGCTGACTTTGATAAAAGGTTTATTATTGGTGAAACGATAGAGATTCAATCAATTGGCTGCATTCCTTGCGAAGGAATACCAAAATTAAGACAAGCGGCAGAGTGTCCTACCGATTCATTAGCTTGTAAACAAGACAGGGTAGCCAAAGTATCGTTTATTTACAGTAAAGACATTGCTGGTGAAGACTTACCTAAAAAAGAAGTAATTAATGACGATAATAACAATAGAAGAATAAATAATAAAATAAGTGGTAAATATTACAATGAAACTTTATATTTTGACAAATTAACTGATGAAGACCCATTAGTGTTTGATAGTTTTAGACAAAAAATAAAATATTTTCACCCAGCTTTCCATTCGACTACACCAGAAGGATTAAATTCTAGGTTAACTTTTTTATTACAATGTACTAGACAAGGACCAACTATGGAAGAACAAGGTGCGACAAATTTAGCATTTGGTAGACCACCGATATGTATTTTAAGAATTGGTGATTTTTATAATACTAAAATAGTGATTGATAACGTTAGTATTGATTATGAGCCATTGGTTTGGGATTTAAATCCAGAGGGTATTGGTGTCCAACCAATGATTGCCAATGTTAGTATGAGTTTTAAATTTATTGGTGGTTCTACCCTTATGGGGCCAATTAACAAATTACAAAATGCGTTATCGTTTAACTATTTTGCAAACACACAAGTTTACGACCCTAGAGCTGATTACATATCAAAAGATAAACCAATGATTGCCCCAGCTAAAGTTAGTGAGATAGCACCAGTAATTGATGAACCATTTAATGGGATTGAATTAGCAGGAGTCGAAATAGTTAATACATTTAGACCATGGTATTTACACAATGGAATAAAAGATATATCTGAAATAGAAAAAGATGAAAACGGTATGGAAATTATTGATAATGAAAATATAAATCAAGAAAAAGAAAATGAAACGGAAGTCTCACAAAGTGGTCAATCGACATCAGTAAACACTGATTTAGAAGTTACTGTTAGTGATTATGATATTCTGAAAAATTTTTTAACGTTAAAAAAAGATTATTTTACGATTCAGATAAGTACATTTAACACTTTAGGTGGTAAATTTGGGTTTGATTCTAATCAAGAATTATCAAAAGAATATGACGTAAAAATAACTTTAAATTCTAATGTAACAACAATGAATTCATTAGAATTAGTATCGTTTAAACTTAAAAATATTACAGAAGAAAACAATACGGTATTTTTATCTGAAGTAAAAAATTGGGGTGCTATTATAGGTGATTTCGCTATTGAACCAAGTAATAAATTAACTTTCGTTATTTCAATACCAGAATTAGATATAAAGTTTTTTTACGATAGAAAATATTTACGTGATTCAAAGACCTTGATTGATTTCGTAAATTAATTTATAGGTTATAAAAAAGTAATCCATGATACTTGAGACAAAGCGTCCTTTATCTGGTACAACATGTTAAAAAAACAAATAAAATGAACGAATATTTCGATAGATATAGTAGATTTAGAATTAATGAAAATATTTCACCAATTCCAGGTATTAAAATACCACTTTCTGGTGAAGATAAAAGTATGGTATATAAACAAGGCTTAACTAGACTTGACAAATTAAGTAATTTGTATTATAATAATCCGTATAGTGGTTGGCTAATCATGTTAGCCAATCCACAATACGGTGGGTTAGAATTTAACATACCAGATATGTCCATGATTAGGATTCCTTTCCCATTCGAAAGTGCAATCAATAGATACATGGGGGAAGTTAAAAATCATAAATTATTATATGGAGAATAAAATAGGGTGTAGTGCTGGTAAGTTAACAATAGTTGACCCAAACGATAGAGATGGGTTTGATTCAAGTAATAATATGTCAGTTCCTTTAGAGGATTTAAACATATCTGTTATTTTAAGAACAAGTAGAAAGGCTAGAACAGTATTAAGCACAACAGGTGAAAGTAGTTCGGTAGAAAGTTCTAGTAAAATATCTGTTAATTTCATTGAAGGAAGTGAAACAGGAGCTGGTAAATCACTAACAACTAAGTATACTGATTTAACTACGGTATTTGATAAAGGAACATTAAATAGTGAAACTTTAGGTATCACAAATATCGATATTTCTTTTAATCCATCAATGGCACCAATGATTAGTATTGATTTCGTTGATGTGAGAGGTAGCTCTATTTTTCAAAACGAGGAAAATATTTCTGGTAATAATTCAGGGAATAAATATGGCGTTTTTTTTCAATTACCATACCCGTTATTTGAGTTGGAGATAAAAGGTTATTACGGTAAGCCAGTAACTTACTGTCTTCATATGCTTAAATTTAACGCTAAATTTAATTCAAAAACTGGTAACTTTGAAATTCAATGTCAATTTGTTGGTTATACTTATGCTATGTTATCGGATTTAATTATTGGGTATATGAAAGCAATACCATATACTGAAATCGGTAAATCGATATATGCCGCCATAAATTTAAAAAGAACTTCAAAAATTTTAGATTTAAACGAGTTAATGATTGCCATTGGTAAAATAAATGAAGGTATCCCAAAAATATCAAATAATTCTGATGCGTCAAAAAATCTCAATAGTATAAACGAGGCATTAAAACTAATAGATGAAATTAAAAATAATCTAAATATTCTAGGTGTTGCTTTAGATGTTATTCCAGAGTTAGCTAGACCTGAATTTACTTTCATTATAAAACCTAATAATAAAAAACCTGATATAGTTAATAAAGCCATCAACGATTATACTTCAATGATTTCATTAAATATAGAAAAATTTAACAAACTAACAACTAATATTGTTACCCTTAAATTAATTGATTTTACTGATTTAACTACAATTGGAATAGACAAAGGTTTAACAGTATTTGAAACTAAAAAATCTTTATCTGGGTCTGAAACCGATGATTATTTAACTGGGGTAATTGGGTCATTTGATGGTATGTTACAATACAAAAAAAATATAAATAATTATCTGAATAAATATTATAAAAATGGTTTAAGTGACGATTTAGTTTTTGATGCGTATAATTTAACTAAAATATATAAAACGTTAGCTAACAGCGTTAACGAACTGAAAAAAACCGAAAAAAATACAAAGATGGTTTTGGCCGAGGAATTAAAAAATTCTTTTAGCAATAACTTAAGTTTTGAACCAACGGTCAAAAATATAACAGAGATTTTCACTGTAGCTATTGAGGTAATGATGGAAACTATCTATACTGTATCTAATGCGGCAGAACTAAATATAACCAGAACTGAAGAATTAGCAAAAAAATTCACAACCGATTTAGTTAGTTCTACAGACATTAAAAAAAATAGCATAAATAAAAATAAATTCTTTGCTTGGCCAGATTATAAAGAAAAAGAGATTGACGGTAATTTTGTTGATAAATATCTTGGTGATTATGGCGTTTTGGAAAACCCTCAATTAGTTGATGAATTAAACTTTATTGATGATTTATTAAAAGCATTTATAATTTCTCAAGAATTAACCAATCAAGTAGAAACAGAAATAGCTACGATTGAAACAACTTGGTTCCCAGTAAACCCATTAGATACTAAATTATTTAATGAACAAGAACCGTATGCCAGAACAACTTATACCACTAAAGAAGAAGTGATACGTATGATTATACACAGAGGTATAACATTTCTAGGTTATACTAATGGTAGTAACACTTTAGATGTCGAGAATAAAGAAATTGAGGTAATGGCTAAAATAGAAGTTGATGCGATAGTAAGAAACATCACAAATAAAACCCTTTTGCAGTCAATTTCTCAATTAAGTTTAGAAGATTATATTAATGTAAAAATAGATAAAAATGATGGTTTTAAAAATTTATTAATAAAAGCCGAAAATAACTACATATACGCTAACCCAAGGGCTGAAAGAAGGGAAAGCATAATACCAATTAGCGATACCTTTAGTGGTGAATGGTTAATTTCCCCAGATGAGTTAAAAGAAAAAGCTAGGTGGGATAATAATGCTAATAAAGCAACAGATAGTTTCTTTTTAACCAACTATCACGGTGATGGATTATCAAATAAAAAACCAATTGATGGAAGTATGTATATGAAAATAATCCCTGTTGATTCATTTAAAAATAACGTAAAATTATTTCCAACCTCAGATAATATTGAAACTGAAAGTTTGTTTGATTTAGCTAAAATGTCAGATGACACAGTGGATTCAACAGCTGGCTATAATTCATTTGGTGGTTCTTTGGGTATTCAAGAATATGTTAAAATGGATTTTGGTGGTAGTATTGGGTCAAAACTACCTTTAATGTACGTCTTTTACAGAAATTCAGCCAGTAAAGGTTTAAGTAGAAGCAGAAAATTATCGGCAGATAAGATTACACCACTCAAGACAAAGTATGATTTTGATAAAGAAAGTCTGATGACTACTAGAAGTACACCTAAAGAAAAAGAAAAATTTTTTTTAGATAATGAAGATAATGTTTTACATGAAGATATCGGGCTTAATAGAGAATTATTTAATGCGTTAATTAATGGTGATACATCAATTACCTTCCCATATTTTGAACAACCAGCATTCGATACTAGTTTTACTACTGGTTTTGGCACTGAAGAATATAGGAGTAGTACTGATAATCATTCTTTTTCATTATTTGGTAGTAAATTTTATTATGGTCAGAGTAGAGCAAAGATTGAATCTCAAGATGGAAGTATTTATTTCTGTGGAAATTATTCCAAAGCCTTTTTGTTTTTAAACAACTTACCTTGGAATACATCAGATGGTTCACCTTTTGAAGTAAACGAAATAAAACATTTATTCAATCAAAAAGCTGGGTTCATTCATTCTCCAAGACTATGGTGTGCTTGGGTTGGGAGCATATTATGGAGATTATCTTCAGAGGACCCAATCATTGAGGGCGGTTTATTAATTGGTGGTGGTTCTGGTGTTAGTGATGGAAACAGAACCAACGATAACCCTAAAGACCCCATATTTTGGAGTAAAAATGGTGAAACACTTTGGGATGTAACTTTTGGTGGCAACCATGATAGGGACGAGTTGTTACAGTGGCTAGAATGGGGTCTATCGTTAGGTAAAGATTACGTAAACATTGATAAAGATTCTCTCTTTAGAAGATTACCTATTCAAGTAATTGAAGAATTTAAAAACTCTTTTTTCAGTTTTGTTAATGGAACTGATGATAAGGTAAGTTGGAATGAACTTAAAAATGAACTAGAAATTTTTTCAGGCAACTCTACTGAGTTTAATTCATTTTTAAATACCATAAAAAACGCTGTAAATGAAAAAAACGACACGATAAGTGTTGTTAACTATATAAATGACAAATTTAAAAGTAAAAATTATGTTATAATGACACCTATTGGCCCCCCAAGAAATGAATCGAATGTGTCTAGTCGGGATAACGATTATTTAGCTTTAGAAATGGGTGGTAACTATGCCACTAATTCTGGGGTTAAGGCATTAATCGATGCTATGAAACAAGAAGTTATTATCGTTAACAATAATTATAAAATATGGAGGGATGAAACTGACTCTGGTAATAACAGATACATAAACTCCGTTTCTGTCGCATCATTTAACATATATTTATCGGCTCTAATTACTGAAATAAAAACACAAATTGACTCTTTTTCACCAACATTAATTAAAAGAAAAATTGAACAACAAGTTTTTGGGACAACAGATGAGAGTGTAATTAAATTTATTTTATATACAACATGTAAAAACATAAACGATAAATGGTTAGCTGGAGCTACCGACCCAAAGAATTTAATTTTTCAATGTGGTGATAGTAGTAGTAGAAGTGTGAGGAGTAAGGTAGATTTAGAACTTGCCAAAAATAATGGTCGTGATACACCAAGTCTTATTGATAGTTTTAGATTTGTCAGTAGGTCATTTCAAGACATAGGCGACAAATTATTTATCAACCCTATACCTGTTAATAACTATTTAATAAAATCACCTAACACTTCTGCATATGACGCTATTAGTGGGTTATTGGATTCAAATAAATTTGTTTTCAATGCATTACCTACTTTTGTGAACTACAAAGACCCTGAAAACCTTAAAGCCATGTTTGGGACATACCCAAATTACGAAGAAGCAATAGCAAACGGTTCATGCGGACCTAACTTTGTTTGTGTTTATGCTGGACAACCATCAAAACATTTAGATTTTAATAATTCAGAATATGGTAATGATAGTTTTGATTTTGAGTGTAATGATGGAAACGTTTCTACCGATGCACCAAATGATTTCACTACCGATATATCAGATGGGGAAGACCCAGTTGCAGTGTTTAAAGTTGCTTATGGTCAACAAAATCAAAATATATTTAAAGATATTTTATTAGACCAAAGTGAATTTATCGAAACTGATGAGTCTTTACAAATTCAAGAGGACATTTCACAAAAAGGTGGTCAAACTAATAGGTCTTTAGCTGGACAAAATATTTTTAATGTATATTCAGTCAGAAGTTACAAAGCACAAGTTGAAATGATGGGTAACGCCATGATTCAACCTATGATGTATTTTCAATTGGACAACATACCCATGTTTCATGGTGCTTATATGATTACAGGAGTAAAACATAATATAAAACCAAATTATATGTCAACAGTATTTACTGGTACAAGGACTAGATATTCTGACACACCATTGATTACGGCATATGATTTATTTATGTCACTTACTGATTCAATAGATACGGAAAATGCTGGGACTGGTGTTATAGATGGTGAAACTGGTAGTTTTAAAACTGGAAGTTATGCACCAATAATCCAAACAATAATAGAAAATGGTAGTCTTAATTCAATAATAGAAAGTAATAATATAACTTTAACTAAAATAGATAAAATAAAATATATTAGTTTTGAATTAGACCCAGATAAAAGAATGCTTACTGAGGCTGCTGTACCATTAACTAATATGTTAACTGATTGGGGTAAATGGATGAGTGAAAACGATTTCACACCAGTTTCTGGTTCTGGAGATAACGCTATACATGCATATATAACCTCTATGTATAGAGTGAGACCCAAACAAAACTCACCACATGGTTGGGGTATTGCTGTTGATTTACAAATGTTTAGGCGAAATGGTTCGGAAGGTATTTTTAGAAATGAATTCACCACTGGTAGCCCAGCTAAATTTTTTAATTTTGAAGAAAACCCAGCAATTGGTTGGTTATATAGAAATTCTTACAAATATGGTTTCGTACAACCATATTGGGCCAACGATGGTCAAGGATTAGGTAAAGTAAATGGTGAAGAACACTGGCATTGGGAATATCATGGTAAATCAGCTATTTGTATGTTAAGGAATAGACCAATACCAGGTGCTGGAGGCAATAAAGCCTCTGACAATCCATTGTCTGAAATAAAAGAAGAATTAATTAAACCATTTGTTAAAAACCCTAAAGGCAAAGATGGAAAAGAAGCGGTATACATTGGGTGTAATTATAAGACAATCAACGCCAGTGATAGACAAAATGGTATAGAAGGAGCGATTGGGTGTAAATCACCAAAATATGATTTTAAATTCCAAAATCCAATCCCAGAACCTACACTAATTGGTTATAATACGACAGTTAATAAAATTAAATTAATAACATCCGATATTGGGTTAGGTAAGGCTGTTTTTGCTATTATGTTTGCGGAAGCTAGTAAAAATGCAGAAAGAACTAGCTTCAAATCAGCTGGTGGTTTTAATTATTCTGGTGTTCAGACGGATGGTGGTAAATGGGGTTCACCTGGGATTACTGGTCAATATTGTAGAGTTGATAGTGGCGGTAAAACAAGAGCGTTTGCTGTATTTGATGATGATGATGGTTTCTTAAAATTTATGGTTGATAGAGTCAGAAGTAAAGGATTCAATAGTGATAATGCTAATGATTGGGTAACAACATATATTAATCGATGGTGGTCACCAGCGGATAAAGCTAATTTTAATTTAGGAACACCTACATTTAATCAAAAATTAGCTATTTATAATTCAGCTATTAAAAGATGGGACCAATTTGCATAATTTAAAATAATTTAGTAACTTTGCTTTATGAAAATAGCAAATATAGTCTCAACACATTCAGTAAATGTAAGTAAAGCATTTAATATTGTGGGTTCCATGGATGAAATCATCCATGGAATACCCACTTTAATTTTAGGGTTTTATTATGTGAACAATAATTATCCAGATTTTGATATTTTGGAGAGAAAATTGGGTGAAAACCTATATTGGACATTCAAAAAAACAGAAAGAAGAGATAAATACGAGGAAGATTTGAGATGGTTTGTTAATTTAGTGGTATCACAATTATTTGATAAAATTTCATATGTTTTTGTAGACGTAATACAATTTTCAGACATTACCATTAAAAAAATAGTGAAAAAATTCTTTAATATGGAGAATAAAATAAGCTATCAAAATGGTCAAATGATTTATATATATGCGGAAAATATTATACTAGGGATAGATTTAAAATTATTGAGATTTGTAGGTATAAATGTTTCTAAGATTAAAAATAAAATTAAGGCTAAAAGTTCTGTGTTTTTCACAGATGATACCATATTTATAGAGGATAAAACTAATATAACTGGACTTGAAAATAATGTTCGTTATACACCATTTTTATTTTCAATAACAAACAATGAAGAAAACAGTCCTACTAGCATCATTCATAAATCCAAATAAAATCGATTATTTTCTAAACTATTTAGAAAATGATTTTAATATAAAAAAAAATAAAGTTTTTATATTTAAAAATATAGATGATGACTCAAAACTAATTTTTACTTTTAGAGTAAACGTATTGAAGGATGAACCAATAAATATAAAAGAAATGTTCCCAAATTCAATCATAATCCATAAAAGATTAAACGTTTTATACACAATAAATGGTTTAAATCTTTTAATAAAAGAAAAATATCCAGACACCTATGATTTTATTGAAAACAAAACAGTAAAATTAAATTGGAGTGAATACAATAATAAAATAATATTAATTAGTAATAAAGAACTTAAAATTTTAAGTATAAGTCGAGTTTTTAATTAAATTAAGATATTTATATATAACAATAATTTAAATAAAAAATTAATTTAATATGGAAGATAAGAAACAAAATAACAAAAAAACACAACTAAATAGTGATTTAGACGAATTTTTAGATACTACCAATGAATATAAACCAAATTGTCCTGATGGTGTTTGCATTATCAAAGGTGATAGAAGTTTGGTTGAAAGAATAAATAAAAAAATAATTACAGAAGACGGAAGACAACTATTATACTAATGTTTAAAAAAACTAAACTAAACCCAGAATTACTGAAAGAAGAATTGAAACGTTTTAAAGTATTAGAAAGTTATGATTTCTACCAAGAAAGGAAAGAAGAACCAAAGTACGATGAGGGGTTATACGAAGCTGAAGAAGAAGAAGAAACAAATGAGGATTTACCACCTACAGATAATGAACCTGATAGCGACATAGATATGGCAGCTGCTGGTGAAATTGGTGATGAACTAGGGTTAGATGCTGACCCAGAAGCCCCAGTTGGAGAACTCCCAGAACCAGAAGCGGAACCAGAAGGAGAGTTAGAACCAGAGACTCCAGATGAATTAGGAGAACCTATGGAAGAACCAGTTGATGACGAAGTAGAGATTGACGTTACTTCTTTAGTTCAAGGCTCAGAAGAAGCTAAATCAGCGGCAGAAGAAGCCAGTAAAAACTCAGAAATGTTGTTATCAAAATTAAGTGATTTAGAAAACAGAATTGCTAAAATGGATGCCGTTTCAAGTAAAATTGAAAATTTAGAAAAAGAAATTATAAAAAGAAACCCAACACCAGTTGAAAAACTAGAGATGCGTTCACTAGATTCATTTCCATACAGCCAGAAATTAACTGACTATTGGAAAGATAAAGAAGGAGCATATGATGTTATGGGTAATGAAGAAATAAAAAAGAAAGAATACGTTCTTAAAAAAAGTGATGTAGATTATTCTTACAGTGAACCAAACGTTAAAAAAAGTTTTGGTTTTGACGATAATAAATTCGAAGAAGAAGATGATAACGAATTTTAAATAAAAAAAAGTTGTTAAAAATATTTTTATTAGTATCTTTGTATGTAATTATTACGATACGATTTACTTTTAAATAAAATTAATTATATTTATATGTAATTACACATAAGCATAACAAATAAAGCAAAAAAACATGAGCACAGGACAAGACAAATTACTAGCTATGATAGCACAGTACGAAAAAAACAACTCACCAAAGTTTGAGAAAAAAGAAGTAAAGGTTTATGATTTAGCCAACTACTTTACAACTTATCTCCCAAAAGGAACAAACTCAGCCACAAAACAAATCAGAATTATCCCTACGGAAAGTGGTTCACCTTTTCAAGATTTTTTTGGACATAAAGTTCAAGTAGATGGTGAATGGAAAACATTTGCATGTTTAAAAGCCGAAAATAATGAAGCGTGTCCATTTTGTGAAGCACGAGAAGCATTGATGGCTACTGGTAAAGATTCTGATAGAGAATATGCAAAAAAGTACAACCAAAAACAAATGTATATTGTTAAAGTAATTGATAGAGAGAACGAAGCAGATGGAGTTAAATTCTGGAGATTTAATCACAGTTACAGTAAAGATGGTGTTTACGATAAAGTTATCGGTATTTTAAATGCGATTAAAAAAGATATTACTGACGAAGAAACTGGTCGTGATTTATTATTAACAATCACTAGAAACTCAAGAGACATCGCAATCGTATCTGGGATAGCTACTTTGGACCCAACCCCATTAACTTTAGACCCAGCACTTAAAGAATTGTGGGTAAATGATACTAGAACTTGGAGAGATGTTTACGCTGAAAGAAATTACGAATATTTAGAAATTATAGTAAATGGTGGAATTCCTGTATGGGACAAAGAAGAAAAGAAATTCGTAAACAGTTTAACCAAAGACAAGGTAGAAGAAACTAAAGATGTTAATTCAGGTATTGAAAGCGTTAAAAACAAAATGCAACTTACCACTACCGCTGTAGAAGAAAATAAAGTTGATGTAGATGAAAATGATGATTTACCATTTTAGTGAACCTAAAATAAAATAAAACAAAAAAAGAGGTGTATAACCTCTTTTTTTATCTAAAATAATTAAATTTTAAAAATAAGTTAAATGATTAAAAAGCATCCAGAAAAGAAACCATTAACCAAAGTTGGGTTTAGTAACAAAGATTTCAAAAAAAGTATTGGGTTAGGTGAACAAGTAGTTAAGGAAAAAGAATTAACATGGTTACCTTTCAAAAAAGCATTCCATGACGCTGTCGGATTACCAGGAGTACCAAGAGGTTATACATCACAATTTAGAGGGTTTTCAGACGTTGGTAAATCAACTGGAATTTATGAATCGTTAGCTGGTGCCCAAAAAATAGGTGACTATTGTATAATCATAGACACTGAAGGTAGTTTTAATTGGGAACACGCCAGACTAGTTGGTTTTAATTTTAATGAAACAGTAGACGAAGAAACGGGTGAGATTTTAGACTACGATGGTGACGACTTTATGTATTTTGGTGGTAGTGATTTATTAGCATTATATCAAAACTTTGATTATAAAGACGCTAAAATGAAAACTACACCTCAAAGATATATCCCAGTTGTTGAAGACGTTGCAAAATTAATAAACGAGTTGTTAGATAAACAAGAAAAAGGTGAGTTACCATACAATTTAGTCTTTCTTTGGGATTCAATTGGTTCTATAGGTTGTTATCAAGGTGCGGTTTCAAACACGAACAACAATCAATGGACTGCTGGAGCACTTAAAAGAGAATTCGAATCAATATTAAATTTTAGAATACCAGCTTCAAGACGTGAAAGTTCTTTATACACAAACACATTTGTTGCGGTTCAAAAAATATGGTTAAGACCTAATGCGGTCGGACAACCAACGGTTATGCATAATGGTGGTGAAGGATTTAAATACGGTGTAAGATTAATTTTCCACATGGGTGGTATGACAACTTCATCAAGTAAAAAATTAGATGCTGTAAGTGGTGGTCAAAGCTATAATTTTGGTGTCAGAACTGATATTAAGTGTGTTAAAAACCACGTAAATGGAATCGAATATTCTGGTTCTATTTGTTCAACACCACACGGTTTTTTAAATCCAGATGAAAAAAACAATTATGTTAAAGTTAATAAAGACTTTATCAATGCTAAGTTAGGTACTAATTTTGAAGAATTCGAAGTTACGGAAGAAACTATCCCTGAAGAAAGCTTCAGTAAATAAAAAAAAACAAAAGAATATTAATTTTTAAATTATTTATTTTGAATAAAAGACCACCAAAAAACGGTGAAGTAGTAAAAAAAATACAAAACACTTTACTCATAGATGGTTCAGCATTGTTTAAAACTAGTTTTTTTGGAGCTAAAAATAGTTATAATAATAATGGGCAACATATAGGCGGTATTTACCAATTTATTACTATATTAAGGATGTTACTATCAGAAGACGTATATCATAGAGTATACGTCTTCTGGGATGGTAATTTCAGTGGTAAACTAAGGTATGATATATACAAACCATACAAAAGTGATAGAGGTAAAGATTACATCAACGGCACTAAACCAATAGATGAATCCGAACTATTACAAAGAGAAGTTGTTTGGGAATATTTAAATGAAATGTATATCAGACAGTTAAAGGATGATATAATAGAGGGTGATGACTTTATCGCTTATTATTGTTTAAATAAAAAAGAAAACGAAAAAATAACCATAGCGACTAACGATAGAGATATGGCTCAGTTAGTTAAGGAAAAAATAAAAATTTATTTCTTAGATTTGAAAAAATACGTTGGGATAGACAATTTTTCTTCGTACTTTTGTTACCATAGAGACAATGCTGTACTAATGAAAACAATAATTGGCGACAATTCTGATTCAATTAAAGGTATAAAAGGTGTTGGGGAAAAAACGCTAATAAAATTATTCCCAGAAATAACTAACCGAAAGTTCTCTATTGAAGAGTTATTAGTTGAGGCTAAGATATTAAGCGATGAAAGAGTTTTAACTAAAAAGAAACCTTTATTGGCTTTAGAAAACTTACTATATTCCATTACAGATGGTGTTCAAGGTACTAAGGTATATGAAATAAATAAACAATTAGTTGACCTTAGTTCTCCAATGATGACTAATAAAGGAATAGCTAATTTAGAAACCTTGATTGAAGGGACATTAGATGATAGTGGTAGAGAATTAAAAAACGTACTATCTTTTATGAAAAGAGATGGTTTAGATATAGTAATTGGTGAATATAGATATCCTGATTATTTAGTTCCGTTTAAGAACTTAATTGCAAGAGAAAAAATAAAATTTTAATATAAATAATTAATAATAAACAAATGGAAAATAACAAAGAAGCGTTTAAAAAATTCGACAATGATAGGTTTGAATTTATCCTTTATGTAAACAATAATATTGTTTGTCAACGAGGTTTTCATATTTTTGATTTTGATGAAAACATGACAAACATGAAAGAAATGTTAGATGAAGTTTCAGGTATGCATTTAAACGATTTAGGTAGATTAGGTATAATCCCTACATTTTTAAAAAAACAATCGAATGATTATATGTGGTCCAATTACAACCCGTACATTGACCAATCGCAAGAAACTTATAAATCACCACCAAAAAAAATGGATGAGTTTAAGTTTCAATTTCTTTTAGATAAAGAAGTTCGTGGGGAATCAATCTTTCCAAATGAGTTTTTTCACTTATCATTAAAAGTGAATGTAAACATAAAAGAGATAATCCCAGAAATAATTTATGAAATTAGAGAATGTTTTAGTAATAGAAAATTTACTAATAAAAGATAAATTTATATCAAAGTTTGAATTAATAATTAAAAAAATGATAAATGGCGGTGTTAGATAGAGATAGTTTTGGTTATTTAGGTTACGATTATCAAATTAGACTAATTGCACAATTTATAACGGATAGAAAATTTAGTGAATCTATTTTAGATATCGTTGACCCAAATTATTTTGCTGACTCGTATTTGAAAATAATTGTTGCTACAATTAAAGATGCACATAGAATTGATAACATAGTACCAGATATTGGTAGTCTACAATTTAGATTATTAGAAGAAGTTAAAGACGATATACAACAAAAATACGTCATTGCACAACTTAGAAAAATACAAGAAGCCGATTTAAATGATACATTAAAAGTCCAAGACATGGCTATGAGGTTTTGTAAACAGCAAGACATGTTGAAGACTTTAGTGAATGTTGAAAAACTAAATAAAAGTGGTGGATTGGATAATTTCGACCAAATCGAAGCTATGTTAAGAAAATCACTCGAAGTTGGTGATAACAAAGACCAAGGAATGAGTGTCTATGACAACATAAGTAGTGTTTTAGATGTTGATTTTAGGAAACCAATACCAACTGGTATTTCTGGGTTAGACGAAATAATGGATGGTGGTCTATCCAAAGGTGAATTAGGTGTTATATTAGCACCATTTGGTGTTGGTAAAGCACAAGGTGTTTCGAGTAAAATTTATACTCCAAGTGGTTATTGTTTAATGGGTGATATTAAAGTTGGTGATAGGGTAATTAATAGGTTAGGTAGACAAACAAATGTTACTGGGGTTTACCCACAAGGTATCAGACCAATTTACCAAGTAAAGTTTAATGATGGAACATCAACAATGTGTGATAAAGAACACTTATGGTCAGTTAATCAACAAACTAAATTGGACCCAAACGATGATTTTACTGTTATGAAAACCAGTGATATTATTGAAAAGTTAAATTCTGACCCTAAAGGTGAGTTTAACTATAAGATTCCAACAGTTAAACCAGTTATTTTTGACGAAAAAGAATTACCGTTAAACCCATACCTTTTGGGGTTATTAATAGGTGATGAATACTTCAAGTCTTCTATAATAGTAACTAAAGATTTTGAACTGATAGAATACATTAAACAAAGTATGAGTGGTGATTCAACATACGGTGTTGAAATGTATAAAGATGATGTTATCGTAACCATAAATCAAATCACCGATGTAATAAAAAAACTTGGGTTATTTGATTCGTCATCTAATAATAAATTTATACCTAAAGAATATCTATATAACTCAATTAACAATAGACAAGAGATTCTACAAGGGTTATTAGATAACGATGGTAGTGTTGGAAAAGATGGTAGTGTTGGATATAATACCGTTTCTAAACAGCTATGTGATGACGTTAAAGAATTAGTTCTATCTTTGGGTGGTTCTTGTTTAGTTTCTAATAAAGTAGGGGAATTAACTTATAGATTAGTTATTTCATTTCCTAAAGAAAATGGTGTAGTTCCATTTAAATTAAACAGTAAGTTAGTCAGAGTGGTTAATAACGATAACCACTCTGACAATAAGTTCATAGAAAGTATTGAATATTCACATGATGAAGAAGCTAAATGTATTATGGTTGATGACCCAGAGCATTTATATGTTACAGACGATTTTATCGTCACACATAATACAACAATGATGACAAAAATAGCGAATACTGGAGCTAATGATGGTTATAATGTTTTACAAATATTTTTCGAAGATAACCCAAAAGTTATTCAAAGAAAACACTTATCTTGTTGGACAGGCATCCCTCTAAATGATTTGTCGTCACATCATGATGAAGTTATGACGATTGTCGCTGAAAAACAAAAGCTAGGTGATTTAAGATTAGTAAAATTTTCAAGCGATGGGACAACAATACCTATGATTAGACAATATATCCGAAAATTAATCGCACAAGGGTTTAGACCAGACTTAATCTTATTAGACTACATAGATTGCGTTGAACCATCAAGAAAATTTGATGATATAAACGCTGGTGAAGGAAGTGTAATGAGACAATTTGAGACGTTGTTATCTGAACTAGATATGGCTGGTTGGACAGCGGTTCAAGGAAATCGTTGCGTGCGAATAGATACTGAGGTTCAAATAATTAGGTTGGGTAAAACAGAAATAAAGAATGTTATTGAGGGTGATGAAATATTAACAAATGATGGGTATAAAAAAATTACTACTGTTTTTCCAATAGAAAAACAACCAGTTTATAAAATTAAATTAAAGTCTGGTAAGGAAATATTTGTTTCTAGTAAACATGAATTCCCAGTTAAATGTGGTAAATTAAGGTCAATATCTACTGGGTTAAGTGTTGGTGATAAATTATTAACTAAAAAATAGTGTAAATATTTCTATTTCTGTTACTATTTAATTAGTAAGGATTATGGAGTTAAAAAAAAATAAATGATAGAACACAATTTAAACTTAGACGATTTTGAGTTAGATGAAATTGAATCAATAGAATTAATCGGAGAAGAGGACACCATTGATATAACAGTAGAGGAAACACATATGTTTTACGCTAATGATATCTATACACACAATAGTTCTCTTTCAGCAGAAGTGGTGGAAGCAAACCAAATGGGTGGTTCTATTAAAAAAGGTCAGATTGGTCACTTTATCGTGTCAATCGCTAAAACTTTAGACCAAAAAGATGATGGTACAGCAACTATGGCAATACTTAAATCTCGTTTTGGTAAAGATGGTGTTATATTTCAGGATATTAAATTTGATAATTCAAGGATTCAAATCGATATGGGTGAAAGTAAAGGTGCTAGGACAAAAAAAGAGCATACTGAAGATAAAAGTGTAAAACAGCAATTAAGAGTTAATACATTATTTGCAGCGGCTAAGGCACAAAAAACAAAGACCGAAGTAATGGAGGGGTTAATAGTCCCAGTATAAATAAATAAAAACAAACAAACAAACAAAAAATGAGTAATATTAGTGGAGTAGAAGAAATAGAACCAATCTTAGTTAAAAATTCGGACCGTTTTGTTATTTTCCCAATTGAACATGAAGATATTTGGAAATATTATGAAATATCTTTAGAATCAATGTGGACGGTAAAAGAAGTTGATTTATCTAAAGATATTGACGATTGGAATAATAAATTAACTGAAAATGAAAGGTTTTTCATTAAAAACGTATTAGCTTTTTTTGCTGCCTCAGATGGTATCGTAAATGAAAACTTGGCAGAAAATTTTTTAAAAGAAGTTCAGTATACTGAAGCATCATTCTTTTATGGTTTTCAAATTATGATGGAAAATATACACAGTAATATGTATTCACTATTGATTGATACGTACATCAAAGACACCAAAGAGCGAAATGAATGCTTTAAGGCGATAGAATATATGGAACCAGTCAAGAAGAAGGCTGATTGGGCTTTAAAATGGATTGAATCCGAATCATTTGCTGAAAGATTGGTGGCTTTTGCTGCTGTTGAAGGAATATTTTTCAGTGGTTCTTTTTGTAGTATATTTTATTTGAAATCAAGAGGTTTGATGCCTGGATTATGTGATAGCAACGCATTCATTTCAAGAGATGAAGCACTACATTGTGATTTTGCTATTCACTTATTGAATAATCACATCGTAAACAAACCATCTAACGAAAGAATTAAAGAAATTTTCTTGTCAGCATTAGAAATTGAAAAAGAGTTTATTACCGAATCTTTACCAGTTTCTCTTATTGGTATGAATTCTGAATTAATGAAAAGATATTTAGAATTTGTTGTTGATGGTTTATTGGTTCAACTTGAATGCGACAAAGTTTTTAACACTAAAAACCCATTTGAATTTATGAACCAAATTGCTTTAAAAACAAAACAAAACTTTTTTGAAGGTCGTTCAACAGAGTACAAATCAGCTGATTTAAGTGGACCTATTTCATTTGATGAAGAAATTTAATAAAAAAAAATATGCAAGTAATTAAAAGAAACGGGAATAAGATTGATTTTAACCCGAATAAAATTCTAACAAGAATTAAAAAACAATCAGAAGGATTAAAAGTAAATGCGGATGATGTATTTATTAAAGTAACACAAGGTATTGCGGATTTAATGACAACTAATCAATTAGATGACTTAATTTCTGTTGTGGCCGAATCTTTAGCAATGAATCATCCAGATTACTCAATATTAGCCGCTAATATTTCAATAACTAAACTTCATAAGGAAACTGAGGAATCGTTTATGAAAGCGACTAAAAAGATGTATAACGCTGGTCTATTAAGTGAGGTTTACTTCAATAAAGTAAAAGATAATATCGAATTAATTGAGTCAGCAATTGATTATAAAAGAGATTTTCATTTTGATTATTTTGGGTGGTGTTCTTTAAAAGATATTTATCTTCTAAAATTGAAAAACGGTTCAATCGTTGAACGACCACAACACTTATATGTTAGGGTTGCTTTAATGATAACGGGAACACCAGAAGACTTTTTAGAGAAGTATGATGATTTAAGCTTTCAAAAAGAAAGTCCAGCAACACCTTTAAAAATTAACATTGGTACCACAATTGGACAAATTGCATCATGTAACTTATCAATAATTCCAGAGGATTCAACTGATGGTTTATTAAATATTTTATCTAGAATTGCAATTTCATCGTCAAAGGCAGAGGGTATCGGATTAGCTGTTTCTAACATGCGTTCTAAAGAAAGTAACGTTGGTAAATCTAACGGAAAAGCTGGTGGTATTTTGAAATATTTAAAAATTGTTAATGAAACACTTAGGTTTTGGAATCAACGTGGTAAACGACCAGGTTCCTGTGCAATCTACATCGAACCATGGCATAAAGATGTATTTGATGTTTTAGATATTAGAAAAAAAACAGGTGATGAAACAATGAGGGCCAGAGATTTATTTTCGGCCTTATGGAATACAGATAATTTCATGAGAGCAGTTGAATCTGGAGGAGATTGGTATCTATTTTGCCCAGATGACATAAAAGAAGCTGGTCTAAAACCATTTTATGAAATATATGGTGTTGAATTTGAAGAAGAATACGACAAAGCTGTGGCTTTAGGTATTGGAACCAAGATAAAAGCTTATGATTTATGGTTAAAAATATTAGAAGCCCAAATTGAGACTGGTATGCCTTACATGTGTCACAAAGACCATGCTAATAAAAAATCGAACCAAAAAAACGTTGGTATGATTCATTCAAGTAATTTGTGTGTTGATGGTGAAACAATTATTAAAACAAAATATCATGGTAAGGAAGTTGATTTTAATATTTCCGATGTTGTTAACGATTTTAATGTAGAACACGGTATAGAAGTATTAAGTTATAATATTGAAACAAATAAACCAGAATATAAAAAGATAACAAATGCTGCCTTAATGAATGAGTCAGCTGATGTTTTAAAGATAACTGATGAGGAAACTGGTAAACATATTATTTGCACACCAGAACACCAAATATTCACAAAAAATAGAGGATATGTGTTAGCTAAAGATTTAGTTGAGACTGATGTATTAGAAATATTAAATACAAAAACGTAAAATGATAAAAATAGAAAAATTAAAAGAAAATAAAAAGGTGTATGACATTACAGTTGAAGGTAATAGTAATTTCTTTGGGAACGGTATCTTAGTACATAATTGTGCAGAAATTATGGAATCGACTGATTATCAGACAACTGCGATTTGTACGCTTACAAGTATCCCAGTACATAAATTTATTAAAGATGGTAAATATGACTTTATTGAGTTAGGAAGGGTTGCTCGTTCAATAACTAAATCACTTAATATCGCAATTGAGGTCAATGAATATTCTACAAAAGAAGGTAGAAAAGGTGGTTTAGAGCAAAGAGCATTAGGAATTGGTATTCAAGGATTAGCCGACACATATGCGATATTAAAACTTCCTTTTACTTCAGAAAGTGCAAGGAAATTAAATAAAAACATTTTTGAAACCATTTATTATAATGCACTTAAGGAATCTTGTAATTTAGCTAAATCAAGTGGTTTAAAATATCATGGGTATGAAGGTTCACCTATTTCTGAGGGTGTTTTCCAATGGGAAATGTGGGGAATAAATGAAGAAGATTTATCTGGTCTTCATGATTGGAAACAATTAAGAGAAGACATAATTAAATATGGTGTTAGAAATTCTTTAGTAACAACAGCACCACCAACTGCTAGTTGTCAAGTTATTGGAACTAGAATACAAACCGAAAACGGTGTTAAATCCTTTAAAGATATATTGGAAGAAAATAATATCGATTGGTCAGCTTTAGAGGACAACAATTTACAACAATGGTTACCATTAAAACCTTTTAATGTAAAAACCACTAATGGTTACGAAGAAGTTGATAAAATTAAATACAATGCGTATTCAGAAGTGTACAAAATAGAAATGGAAGATGGTTCTATTTTTGAGGCAACACCAAACCATAAGTTTAAGGTAAATAGAGATGGTCAAGAAACTTGGGTTGAAGTTAAAGACCTCTTATTAGATGACGATATTTTAAATATTTTCGAATAACCCTCGATGTTTTGTTATCAAATAAAAAATATTAATAAATTAAGAAAAAAAAAATGAAAATAAAAAAAATATCTAAAGGAGAAGTAAAACCAACATGGGATATTGAAGTACCTAATGTAAATCATTATATAATGGAAAACGGTTGTGTTAGTCATAACTCAGCTAGAGTAATTGGGGCAAACGAAGCATTTGAACCATTTACGTCAAATCTTTATGTTAGAAAAGTAACTGGTGGTGAATTTGCGATGGTAAATAAACATCTAGTAAGGGACTTAGAAGCTGAAGGATTATGGAATAGAGATATTTTACAAGAATTAATTAAAAGTGAAGGAAGTGTTCAAAATATTTCAGCAATTAGTCAAGATTTAAAAGACATTTACAAAACAGTTTGGGAGTTGTCACAAAAATCTTTAATAGAAATGTCAGCTGAAAGAGGTCCATTTATTGACCAATCACAGAGTTTAAATTTATTCTTCGCTACTCCAACGGTAGGTAAATTAACAACAGCACATTTTCTAGCTTGGAGATTAGGGTTAAAAACTGGACAATACTATTTAAGAAGTCAACCAGTTGAAATGAAAGCTAAACACTTAGCTATTGACATGAGTAAAGTAAAACAACCAGAAAAACCGACAGAAAGTCAATTTGAGTGTGAAGGTTGTTCTACGTAAAATAAAACAAAAAGTAAAAGGGAACCAATTGGCTCCCTTTTTTAATTCCTATATTTACTTATAAAAATTAAATGTTATTATATTTATAAATTAAAGAATAATATGGCAAGATTTATAAATATAAACTACCCGTTTAAAGATAGCGATAAAGGACATTTTTTGGCTTTGAATGATAATGATACCCAAGCAGTAAAAGCTGACCTACTACATCTAATTCTTACTAGAAGAGGTCAAAGACTTTATAAACCAGATTTTGGTACAGATTTAATGAAGTTTATATTCGAACCAAATGACGAATTAACAATGAGCGGAATTAAAGAAGAAATCCACAACGTAATAAAAGCATATTTCCCCCAATTGACAATTGATGAACTTTCAATTGTTGAATCAGAAGAAAGTGACCATGCGGCAACACTAACAATAAGATATTCAATAACAGACGATGTATTTACAACATCAGATATGATTGTTGTAAACATATAAACAAAATAGTAAAAAATTTTAAAATATATTTTTTATTACCAGAGTCATAAATTCGATAAATACCTCTTTCTAACATTATGTCATGTTCTGACTTGGTTTTATCATAACCATCTTTAACTAACAAATCTTTTCGGTAATTAAACCTATATTTCCTTTCTTTATTTATAATATAAAAATAGCTAGGTTTCGAGTCATGAATAAATTCAAAACCTAATTTTTCATATAAATTACCAACACTCCATCGTTTATCGGCATAACTAATAACTTCTTTTGGGTTATAATTTTTTATAAAATATTTAAATAATTTATCGGCCCCACCAATTACACTCGTATCTAACTCATTGACAAATCTAAGTAATTCATATGAGTTTTCTTTTTTATTTTGACCTAAAATCTTTCTTAAATTACCAAAAGTCATTAAAGAAACTAACTTGTTTTCATAATATAACCCTAACCTAATACTTGAATTACTATATCCTTGTAAATGATTATTAATTAAAAATTCTCTGACTTGTTTTGTTGATACCTCTTTTATTTCACATTTTCTACCATAAACTCTTTTTTGTGTTAAACCAAGAATATTTTTAAGTCTAGATTTAACAATATCTTGTTTATTTAACCATTCATCCTCAAATATGTGTATTAATTGAATATCTTGTTCTGAACATAATTGTGTTTTATTGAGGTGGTAATTTTTATCTTTATATATTTCGGAATGCCAATATAACCCATTATATTCAATAGCTATTTTATGGTCTGGTAAATAAATATCTAATTCAAATGATTTTATTATTTTTCTAGTATTCTCTATAATTTTAACGTCAAGTGATTTTATAAAAGTCTTTATTTCAATTTCATGAGACGATGTACCATTATTTGAACATTTAATACAACCATTTCCTTGTCTATGTGAATCAACCCTTTGATTAAATTCACCATGAATAGGACAAATTATTTCGACTTCACCCTGAGAGTTATTGTAGATTACTTTTGAGTAATCATATTTATTATTATGAACTATACTACATATAGTTTTAAAAGTGTCGGTATTGTATATTTTACCTAAACATTCAAAACAACCTTGCTCTTTGGATAGATGGTTATTTGGTGTTTGTTCGAATTCACCATGAATAGCACAAATTATAGTGACTTTAGTTCTAGAATTAGTATAAACAACTTTTGAATAATCGTATTTATTGTTATGTATTTTTTGAGCTTTAGATATAAATAACTTTCCATCCATTTTAATTGTACCACCACAGTACATACATCCTCTACCAGATAAATGATTATCTGGCGTTTGTTCGAATTCACCATGGATAGGACAAATTATTATAACCTTAGTTTTAGTGTTCTTATATATAACCTTTGAGTAATCATATTTATCACTATGTACCTCATTAGCCTTTTGAATAAAGAATTCGATTGTGTTCTTCTGTTTATCACTAGTTTTACTTGAACCACATTTTGGACAACCTTGTTTATTACAAATGTGTTTATTAGGTTTCTGTTCAAATTCACCATGCTCACTACATATTATCTTAAGTTTAGTGTTATTATCTATATAAACTGAATTAGTATAATCATATTTACTGTTATGTATTTTATTTGATTCTAAAATAAAATCTTCTATTGTCTTTTTTTTCATACTTATTGTTTCTTTATTATAACTACGCAAATGTACGAAAAAATAATTAATTATTTGTAAATAAACAATTATTTACAAATAAAGTTAAATGATTATATTTATTTATAAATAATTAAGATGGCAAATAAGGGAATCGGTTATACGGCAAGAAATTTCGCAGATATACGTACTGAATTAGTAAGTATGGTTAGACAATATTATCCAGATATTTTTAACGATTTTAATGATGCATCAGTAGGTATGATGCTTTTAGAATTAAACGCTGCCGTTGGAGATATGTTATCGGTAAATACTGATAGGATGTTCCAAGAAACGCAAATAGACTATGCTAGAGAAAGAAAGTCAGTTTTGTCAATGGCTAGAACTTTTGGGTTAAAGATACCTGGAAAAAGACCTAGTGTTACTATTGTTGATTTTAACATAACTGTTCCAATAAACGGTGATACTTTTGACCTATCATACACACCAATAATTAAAAGTGGTGCTCAAGTTTCTGGTGGTGGTAAAGTATTTGAAACCACATCAGACATTGATTTTTCTAATCCATTTACACTTGGTGGTATTCCAAACAGATTAATAATACCAAATTTTAATTCAAATGGTAATTTAATTAACTATACTTTAATAAAAAGAGAAATAGTAACTAACGGTTATACTAGAATTTTAAAAAGAGTGTTAACGCAAGGTGATGTGAGACCTTTTCTTGAGATAATATTACCAGAGGACAATGTTCTATCAATTGATTCAGTTATTACCTTACAAGGCACTAGTTTTAGTTCAGAACCAACAATAGATAAATTTGTTGATGCTAACAATAGATGGTATGAAGTAGATGCGTTGGCTGAAGATAAAATATTTGTAGAAGATATAACTAAAATATCTGACGCTTCTATGGCAAGACCAGGAAAATGGATTTCAGTCACAAAAAAATTCATCAGTGAATACACTGATTTAGGTTTTACAAAGTTAATATTCGGTGCTGGTACGCAAGATACTAGTAGTTTAAATGAATTCGATTCAAATGCGGCTTTAGTGAATCAAATTGGTAATTTTATTAATAATTTGTCATTGGGTACCGTTCCGAGTGCTAACAATACTATGTTTATTAGATACAGAGTAGGTGGTGGTGCTAACACTAATTTAGGTCCAAACATAATTAATAGTCTAGGTATTTTAAATCTAATCATTAACGGTGTTGACCAAGCAAAAAATAAAGCTGTAAGGGATTCATTAAAGGTAAACAATTTATTTCCAGCTTTAGGTGGTAAAGATGCACCAAGTGTAGATGAAATAAAACACATGGTACGTTATAATTTTGCTTCTCAAAATAGAGCGGTTACAATTAAAGATTACCAGACCAGAATATCTAAAATGCCAGGAAAATTCGGTATACCCTTTAGATGCGGTGTGTTAGAAGAACAAAATAAAATAAAAATATATATTTTAGGTCTAGATAGTAACGGTAAATTATCAAATAATTCTACTAGTGTTCTAAATGAAAATATTGTAACCTATTTAGCTGACTATAAAATGCTTAATGATTATATTCAGGTTAGTAATGGTAGAATTGTTAATTTAGCTTTTGAGGTTGATTTATACATCGACAAACAATTCCCACAAGCTCAAATTATGAGTCAAGTCATAACTGAGATTAGAAATTATATGGATATAAATAAATTTCAAATGGGTGATAATATATATATGTCTCAATTAATAGAACTAATTAACAATGTTGGTGGTGTGTTAAACGTTATGGATATTAGAGTAATAAATAAGGTTGGAGGTGAGTATAGTTTAAATGAAATTTCTCAAGAATATATTGACCAGCAGACTAGAGAAATATCTTTATCTAGTGACGCTACTGTATTTGGCGAACCAACAACAATGTTTGAAATTAAGAACCCATCAAAAGATATTCAAATTCGTGTTAGGTAATATTTTCCTTTTGTAAAATAAACATTATATTTAATAAAAAAAAATATGGGTTGTGGATGTAAAAGTGATACTATTAGTGATAATCTTGTAGTGTCGGATAAAAAAATGAGGGGGGATGACTCCAATATAATTAAATATATTATTAAATTTATCGGATTTTTGATTGGTTTAATGTTATTACCGATAATAATGTTGGCGGTTATATGGTTTATGTTTGATGTGATTGTTTTAAATAAAAAAGTTGATTTCGTTCAAAGTATTAATAAATGGAAAAAACTTTATAATAAAAAAGATAAAAATAACGAAGACGATTATTACGATGACGAAGATGACGAAGATGACGAATATTTAATGTTAAACGTTGAGGATATAACGAATAAATAAAAAAAACAAAATATGTCTAACAACACTGTTAGGATTAGGACTAAGCCTAATGGAGGGGATAAATATTTAAAGGTAAAACTAGAACAAGATTTTGATTTTATTGAGATTCTTTCACTAAAAATATCACAAGAAGATGCGTATAGAAACTTTTGTTCTGATTACGGTGTTGTTACTGGTAGGGTGATAATGAATAGTGGTTTTGGTGTTCCAAACGCCAAGGTTAGTGTTTTTATACCAATAGATGAAATCGATAATGAAAATTCAGAAATTAAAAACCTTTATCCTTATGACATAGTTAGTGACAAGGATTTTTTTGGGGTTAGATATAATTTACTTCCAACCAATTCAGACAACGGAAACCCTTGTTTTACACCAATTGGTACTTTCCCATCAAAAAGAGAAATTTTAGATAACCCAGAAACATTTGAAATTTATTCAAAATATTATAAATTTACCACAACAACAAATTACGCTGGAGATTTCATGATTTTTGGTGTACCAGTTGGTAACCATACAATTCATGTAGATGCTGATATATCAGATATTGGTATAGCATCTCAAAGACCTTATGATAGTATTTCTCAAGGAGCACAAGTTAACTTATTCGAAACAACAACAAAATTTAAGGGTGGGACCAATTTAGATAAATTAGTTCAGGTAAAATCAGCTAATATTGGTGTTAACGTACAACCTTTTTGGGGTGATATAGACAATTGCGAGATAGGTATAACAAGAGTTGATTTAGATTTAAATTACACCATACAACCATCAGCTATCTTTATGGGTAGTATATTTGGGGACCAAGAACAAGCAGCAGTAACTCAAAGTTGTACACCTAGAAAAGGATTAGGTATTTTGTGTCGTCAAATAAGTAGTGAAGGGACTATTGATATGATTCGTAAAACAATTAATGGTGAGATTGAAGAATTTACAGTAAACGGTGGACAACTTATTGATGAAAATGGTTCTTGGGCTTATCAAGTACCAATGAATTTAGATTATGTGATTACTGATGAATTTGGCGAACTTACGCTTTCTGACGACCCAAATAAGGGTATCCCTACCAAGGCTTCGGTTAGATTTAAAATTAGTATGGATGATTCTATTAATCCTAATCAGAACGCTAGAGCTAAATATTTAGTTCCGAATAACCCAACAAAATCAGATGAAGTAGATTATGAGTTTGGTGTATTAACAAAAGAAACTAGTTTTAGGGATTTATATTGGAATAAAATATATTCGGTATCAAATTATATTTCAAGGTTCCAAACTAGTGGGTTTTCAGGTGGTGGAAGACAAATAACTGGAATAAAGAATGTGGATGATTGCATAGGAGATAAAACACCGTTCCCGTATAATAAAGTGAACGTAAAATTTACTGCTTTGTTTTTCATTATCTGTCTATTAATCCAAATTGTTGGTTATATAATGTTTATAATCAACTCAGCAATAATCACTATTATTAATACGTTGATTTACACATTAAATATTACGATAATTCGTATTATAAACCTTATTACTGGTAGCTTATGTCGTGCTGCTAGAATCATTAGGTTGCTTAAGATTCTGTGTTTTAAACCAATAACCCCATTAAAGTATGTTCCTTGTCTACATGCTACTTGTGGCGAAAATGCTAGGATTTATGCACCTGGTTGTTTAGGAGGACGCATACCAATAGGTTTAGGTAAAACTACGTTAAGTACTTTGGAAGGTGTTGATGATATATGTCATGGCACTAATGACATATTTGATTTATGTGGTTTATCTGATTGTGTCGCTTTTGAAATGGCTAAATCTTTAGAGTTATTTAAATTCGATTTTTATAATGATTGGATTAATGGTTCTTTATATTCATTTGTTATTTCAAAATCAAAAAGAAATAAAGGACGTGAACTATTCTGCGAGTATGATTGTCGAGATTTTGGTATAAGTGCTGGTGGAGTTGACAACAATGAAGATGGTATCCCTGACAATAAATGTTTTAATAATAGGTTAGTGGATAGTTGTTTTTCTGGTGGTAAACGTTCTGAAGAGGCTGAACAATCGTCATCAATAAGGGAAGGTTTAGTTAAAAAGAAAAACGATGAATTCTTTTATGCTGGGTCAACGCACGATGGTAGTTTGAAATTATTTGCCACTGATATTATTTTATTGGGGTCAGTATTTGAATGCGATTGGCAAGGTGTTCCAAACTTAGTTAATGATTTAGTTTCAACAACATATAAACTACCACCAGACATAAATTTAATTGAAAATGATAAAGTAAGTGAGACTGGTCAAGTCAAAGTTGGTAACGGAGAAGATAGAAGTTTATTTTTCAACATAGACTGTTTTGGTTTACGAAGCGACTATAGACAATGTCTAAATATGAGACATATATGCGAATACGGAGTTGAAAATGACAAAAATAGAGAAGATGAAGGTGGTAGCAAAGCTGATACAAACATTGGTATTGACGACATTGACGTAACTGATGGTTCAAGAGTAAAATGGTTTAGAGACGCTTTTTATGCATTAAATAAAGACCGAAAAAAATGGAAACTTGAAGAATTATATGGAAGTGGTTTTAACACAAATTTTAACCTTTTAAATGACTCTATTTATGATTTCACAGCTGTAAATCAAGTAACTGGAGAAAAGGTAAACGGTTTTGAATATATTGATTTTAGAAACTACAGAAAAGGTGGTGTGATTGTGGGTGATAAGAACTTTGGACAATACGAAAACTCATATTATTTTTATTTTGGTTTATCTCCAAGAAAAAATAGTTTAGGTAAATTGAAACAATCATTTTTTAATTATTGTGACCCAACAATTGTCTCTGAATTCAATATTTTAATTTCAACTACTGCGGTTTCGGCAATCGGGACATTAGATGGTACAGTTGTAATAACATTTGTTGGTGGTTCACCAAACTATACTTTTGTTTTAAGTGGCCCGAATGGGTATAGTTTTAGTGGTTCAACTGAATCAACTGTAACAATTACTGGTTTAACTATAGGAATATATACAATATCTTCTAGTGATTCAAACGGTGTACCTGTAAATCAATCGTTTACTATTAGTAACCCACTTAGTTTATTTGCTGACGCAAGTGTTAATAAAAATAGTACAAGTGTTTTATCTCCCGATGGAGAAATTAGTTTATCTAATATTGGTGGTGGTACTTCCCCATATACTTATACTTTAAAAAATAGTAGTGGTGATAATATAATTACTAATGAACTCTATGTGTCACCTATAACTATACGTGATTTACCCCAAGATGATTATAGATTAATTGTTTTTGATTCAGTTGGTGGGTCGATAATAATTACGGGTTTAGTTGTTTCAGGTGCATCATTATTTACGTTAGCACTCACTAAACAGGATAATCTTTGTTTTGGTGATACAATCGGTATAATAAACACTTTAATAGTAGGTGGTCAACGACCGTTTGTTACCTATGTGACTGCTGATAATGGTTACGAGAATTTTGATTTGTCTAATCAAAATTTAGCAAATGGTCGATACACCATTAAGGTTACTGATAATTTTAATACGACTGTACAAGAAGAGATAGAAATTATCAGTATTACACCATTTATGGAAATAGAAAAAGCAGATGAGACTACACTAGCTCGTCAATGTAGTGCAACTGAGTATGTTATTAAATTTAAAGTTACTTCACCTTACAGTGGGTCACAAGTTTATATTCAGTATTCATTAAATTCTTCTGAAGATTGGAAACGAATAACTGTTAATGGTTACATTGATAGTGATAGTGTTTTAACCTTTAACATACCAAGAACTAAACTCCCGTTTGGTGGTATGGAACTAAGGATGGCCAACATTGAATATACATGCTTTAGTGAAATAATAGAAATTGATACTTCAGAAATGATACTCCCATTAGTTCCATTAATGATAGTTGCGGGTAACCAAGTTATACAACTTTCAAATTCAACAGTTAAGTTTAAATTTAATATTAGTCATTTATTGTCAAATGAAGTAAATAGAGGACCTTACGAGGTGAAATATCAAGTAACAGCAAGAAGACTAATTGGTGGTCAAACACCTAGTCAAGTTATTGGTTCTGAACAAACAACAACAATGATTACTAACGAACAATTAATTACTGGAAACGTTGCACAAGTTAATGGTCAAAACGCCACTAACTGTACAGTAAAAGTAAGAGTAATAGATAATAAGGGTTGTGTTTCAAATACCATATCCATTAACATAACCCTACCACAATGAGAATTCAACAAAGATTAAATAATGAGAAATCAAAAGATTCCGTTAATAAAGATGTTTTATTAAATTTAAATATTAGTGGTAAAAATAAACTTCTACCAACTAACGAGATAAATCGAATAGTAAATCTTGCAGATAGGTTTAATACTGAAAGACAAAGATGTAGTTTCTATCGTTTAATTGGAACAATAAACCCATTGGTTTCTAACCCATTGTTTAATTTAACTAATTCAATTTTATTAGATAAAAACACCATAGCTGGGTTTAATAAAATTGAATTTTTAGATAAAACATTACCTAAAAATAACAGCATAATGGATAGTAACGATTTATATTTTAATGAATCCATTACTAATAATCTAAAAGAAAAAGATGGTTGGTTCGGTTATTACGAACCAAACAAAAATATAAAGGGGGTTTGTGGTTTTAATGATATGGAGCCAAAAAGAAGTAGATTTTCGTTTCTACCAGACAATAACCCACTAATAAAAACATCAGAAAATACTCCAGTAAAAAACTGGGAAATTGTGATAACATATCCAAAATCGGCTGATAGAGCACACCCAATGGTTAACGGTGGTCTTCTAATTATTGAAACTAAAACAGTAACTGTTTCAACAAAAGAAATGACTGCATTTGGGATAGCTTGTAACCATAATTTAACTATTGGGGATACCGTTAAAATTACTGGAACTAGTGGGTATAATGGTATTCACGAAGTGGTTTCAGTTGGTTTAGATAATGGTGATTACAAAAATTATTATTTTACAATTAATGCTCCAAATACAGGTGCGATAAGTAATTCATCTAGGTTTAAAAAAATAGTAAACGAATCAGAATCTGAATATTATTTTAGAAAATTTTCAAAAATAAAAACTAGATTGTCGGAATATATGGAATCAGATGATTATGAATCTTATCAATTAGGTTTTAGTCAAAATATCTTTAATGACCAAATAGTTCAATATGTTTTAAATGAAGATATTGATGTTAATGGTTTAACCGATAATCTAGGTAGACCTATTAGCGAGATTTACGTTACTACTATAAAAACCTCTAGTAATGGTTTATTTACGAATGTATCTTCTGGGATTGAAACACCCTTTTTAGAAAGATTAAACGATAGTGGGTTTCATGAGTATTTACAATCAGTTCCAGTTATAAACAAAATTCATAATGGTGGTTCTATTCCTTTTAAATCACATACACCATTTGAAAATAACGTTATGATAGATAATAATAATGGGTTTACGAATAATAACGAATTTTATGGGGATTTAGTGGAGTACAATGAAACATTATTGGATGAAACTATTTTAGCTGTTATTTCACATAGATTTAACACAATAAATAGAGAATCGTCATCACCTATCACCTACTTAAAAAATAAGTTATTTAACACTAACGAACAAATAAACCTAGGACCAAGACAAGAAGGATATTTTTATCAACCGCATCATAAAATAAAAATTAGGGAGTTTTCCAATTACATAGAAGAGGGTGATTCGGATACGGATGGGATTCCATTATATGCTAAAGAAATGGATGATGGTAGAATTTTATGGAGGGATTTATTAGATATTGGTTTTAACGAAACGGATTCTCAATCGATTGATTACCCATTTTTAAATGGTGTTCACTATTTATATAATAGTCAAACCTTTGCATTAACAAGACAAGACCAATTTGGGTTATGGAAACTTTACTACAGTAAATTCCCAGCCGACCCTACTGGTGATAGAATAACAGATAGATTTTCAATTAATACAGAAAGTACAGCAGATGAATGTTAATAAATTTAAGATACCTCTATCTTCATTTAATGGGGTCTCAGCGACAACAATAAATTTCACGATACCAATGGAATATCAAGTAGTTGATAATTCTGAGTTAATTGAAAAAGAATTTGTTGAAGTTGAAGTTGAAAAAGCGATTAATTCGATATTAGATTATGATAGAACTAGGTTTTCACCAATAAATTCAAGTGGTAGACCTTTAGATAAAATTATCTATAAAATTAATATGTTAAATGAAGGACAATATGTGGATACATTTGGTCTTATTGGTTTCGATAACGAAGATATTAAATTCAGAAAAAGTTCATTTAAACAAACATTTTTAAGTTTACTTTTTTATGATAGTGATAATCCAATGACTCAAAATATAGTAACCAATGCAAGTTTGTATGCTAATTTAAACACTGGAGATTTTTTACCATCTAGTCAATCTATCTCAAGTTCAGGACAACCAAAAGACGTATCAAATATACCAATAAATTTTATATTGGACAACCCATTAACTTCACCAAGAGGTTTCGCAGAAGGTTATTATTTATACGATTATAAAGATAGTTTAAAAATAGGTGAAGAAAAATATCTTTACATGAGAGCTGGTTTTAAAAATGCTAAAACAGGTAAGTCAACTAACTTAATGGTTAAAAACACACCACAATTTATAGATAAATTATTACACGAACTTTATACTAGATTTATATTGACTAGAACTAGTAAGGGATACTTTTACGAAGTTGATTCTACTTATCAAGGTAATCTTAGTGTTGGTGCGTTCACTAATGTTGAACACACGACTAAAAATACAATAATAAATTTATATCAAATAAATGCATTATAATGGAAACAATTAAAAGAAAAATACATTTGGAGTCTAGCATAAATAGAGAAGCAGGAAGTGAAAATTGGGGAACTTTAACAGCAACTACATTCTATATTAAAGTTATGTTGACTCAAAATATAGATGATATGGGTTTATTTACCGATATTGATTTTATTCCTAAAAACAAGGTAAATGAAATCCCAGACTATTCTATTTTGGTTTCAAAACTAAATGAATCAAATTTAACGTTTCCATTTATGAGTGTACCAACTAGATACCCAATTAATCTAAGTGAAACAGAAAAAGTGACTTTAAGGGTCCCAAGTATTGACGAAACGTCTTACTACTCAACTTTAAATAAAAGATTAAGCGGGACGACTGATAGTAAATTAGAGGACTTAAGAACATATAAAACATCAGACCCATTTAGAACAAATTTTAACGTAGGGAGTGAAACCTATGTTAACTATAAGGATTTAAGTGTTATAGGTGTAAATAGGATTATTTCAATGAATGAACCTAAAATATATGTATTTGATACAGTAGATGACGATAAAATAGGTACTTTAGAGCAAACTAACGGTATTCAATACATGGATTTTTATAGTGAACCTCAAAATCCCAATACGAACAGAAATATCCCCTATAGTACTTTTATGTTTGTTAATGAAGGTTGGAATATGACGAATACTTCATTATCTGCATTAATTAAAAAAAATTATTTATTTGGCATTATTTCTACGCCAGAAATAAAAAACGATATCTTTATAGATAGAGGGGCAATAAACCTTTTAGGACCACATTTAAGATTAGCAGAAATAGGAAACATCTCAGAACTAGTTAGATACGGTAATGGTTATTATAATATAAATAAATAAACAACAAATGAATCTTTTTAATTAAACATGTATTTTTAATTAAAAAGAGTTATGTTAAATAAAAACAGAAACAAACATGTATTTTGCAACAGGAAATTATGGCGTAGTAAGACCAGCAGATATATCTCCAGAAGATGTTGAGATATTTTATCACTACAGCCCTTCTAGGGATTCTCAAGGAGAAACAACTTTAAATAGATTAGTACCATCAGAGGTATTAATTAAAATTGACCACCCAAACAAAACTGTTACTGGTTTTGAGGTATTTGGTGGTATGTATACTTTAAAATTACCAGTAGCAACATTTGGTGCTAAAGGTTTTTATTCAATAATTATTAAACCTGTTGAAATCAGAACAAAAATAGTTGACGTTGGTGTATTATCAGCATATCCAGATATAAAAGGACTTGTTTTTGACATCTCTAATTTACCAGCACAATTTCTCAGTAAATTCGAAAATGATGGTTTAGTTGGTTATAGAATAGAATATTTGAAAAGCGATAACCCCAATAGTACTTCAGATGCTAAATTAAACGGGTTATTTAGAGTAATAACCTCGAATAACAGAGCGGAACCAGTAAACCAGAATTTAAGTAACGTAATGCAAAAAGCGATTAGGTATCGTTTTAATGATAGTTCTTCACTTTCCTTTTGTACTGTATCACCAGCGTCTGCGTCTAATGTAAGACCAAACGCTTTACCATTTATTGGTCAACCTGACCAACAAATAATTTTAACCAACACATTATTTAATCCAATAATGATTGAGGTTGAGATGGTTGAACACGATATTGAAACTTTAGCGTATGCTTTATTAGGAAATCAAACAAAAAGCCTTGATGATGGTATTTATACTATATACAATTTTAATAATGATATTTATAAGCAATTTAATTTGTATGAAATAAAAGATAGATTTACTGGTAAACCATTGTTCGAAGTTAGAGAAGAAAGAACTGGAATTGATTTTACTAAAACATTTAATAATGTTACTAATATATAAAAATAAATGGAGAAATTTAAAGCTGTTGGGTATGTAAAAAAACATGTATATAACGGTAACATTGAATATAGAAATTTTACACCAGACTTAGTTGGTTTACAACTAACTAGTGATGGTGGTACCCCATTGTTTACTATGGGTAATTTTTCTATTACCACAAACATGGAAGCTAAAAATACGAAAATTTTTAATGTGGATAAATTTTCTGATTTTTATTCTTTATCTACATTAGACGTAACTGAAGAACAGACAAAAATGTTACTGGCTAATAATACTGGAACTTATTTAAACTTAGATAAAACTAAATTAAAATATTATGCTTTATTTGGTTCTTTAACTGAATTTATTAGAGTGAATTTAGAAGAAGTAATCACTAAATGGCCAGCTTCATTATATGTAACTTCTTTAAATACAAACACTCTTGGTTTAGTTGAGAATCTAGATACTATGGGTGACTATTTGTATGATAACATCACCGATACTTCTACTTTTTTAGTAAATACTAATTTAATAACAAATAAATTTATAATAAATTACTTAAAAAGTGGGTCTATTGTCGAAACATTTAGTGAGACTAATGATTTAAGGAATTTAGTAAGTAATTATAGGTCTTATGTGATACTGGTTAATGGTGTTGAATTTCCCATTATTGGGTTTGTTGGTTCAAATAATGTTTCTTCAGATTTTTTGTCTTTAACAGTAAAAGGTGATGTATTGAAGGACAAAAGCACTAAAATTAGTTACCATATAAAACCTAATAAATTAATTGAAGGGTTATTTTACAACGATTTAAGTGAATTTAATGGCTATTTATTAAATAGATATTCGTTTCCAAAATATAAATCTTACTTTAATACCCCAAAGAGAACCGATAGTGGTTTGGTTATTTATTCTAATGAATCTTTAACATGGCCAGTTACCGATGGGTATAATATTGATTACGATAGTACTGAGTACATTTCTTTCGCTTCAAAATTATTTAATATTGCAGAAAATAGTGATTCAATTAATAGTAATTTAATGACTAGGTTTTTAGTGTCAGAATCTATATCAGCTTTTGACACGGTACCCGTTCATTTAGCTGAAGAACACATTGATACTTCAGGACAAAAAGTTAATAAAACGCTACAAATATATGGGGTTAGTTTTGATGAAATAAATAAATTTATTACTGGTATTTCATTTGCTAATACAGTAACTTATAATAAATTAGATAATACACCAGATAAATACTTAAAGACCCTAGCAAAGGTTTTAGGGTGGGAATTGGTTGCACCTGTATTAGATAATAACTTACTGACTAACTATATTGCGACATCAGACAAACAATACGGGGGTGAATCAGTTGGCTTATCACCAGTAGATGCAGACATTGAACTTTGGAGAAGGATTATATTAAATACGCCTTGGATTTGGAAATCAAAAGGTACTAGAAAAACAATTGAATTTCTATTAAAATTTATTGGAGCACCGCAAGGATTAATCGAATTTAACGAATATGTCTATGTTGTAGATAAACCATTAGATTTAGAAATTTTTAGTAAAGTCTTAGAATTAAATGGGTTAGATACAGAGTTAAGTTTTTATCCTATTGATTCTGAAGGCTTTCCTTTCTTTTCAAGTAATACACCAGACTTATATTTTCAGAATAAAGGTTTATGGTATAGAGAAACTGGCGGTAGTGGTTCTACTATAGATATTTCATCTGGTAATAACCCACATTCAGGTCCTTACGATGGTGGGAGTACATACATTAATCAATTAAAAAATTTAATACCTAATTTTTCGGCTGTTACGATTAGTGGTGAAACATCTTCAACGGAAACAACTAATTTATTCTTGAATTATTCTATGGGTGAGATAACTGGATATAGTGGCGAAACGTTTGTCAATGTTGTTAACGTTGATGGAAGTGAGTTAACTGATTGTACGGAGGTTATTATAGAAATAGTTTCCGACCCAATATCAGAGGAGAATTTGGACTTATGTGGCTGCCCTACTGGTCTTAGTGATGACGCTTTAAGTATTTGTATCAAAGCGACACTTAGGCTTGTTGAACCAACCTTACTTTGTGATAACTTAGTTAGCCCCCCAACAAATAATACCGATACGGACATGTATGTTTTTGAAAAATATCAATACAATTCTGATGGGTCTATTTTTATGGTTAATGGTGCTGTAGTCCCGTTCGTAACTAATTTCATTGATAGAGCGTGTTGTGAATTTTTGGGTGGTTTACCCACATTAGTTGAATATTATAATCAAGTAACCGATGAAAGAATAAACGGCTACATTTGTTGCACTGGACCAAACTGTAACGTTCAAGTGGATTGTAAATGTGGTTGGTTACTTTCTGATAAAATAAATACGTATAACGACTTTTTAGTTTTCGTAGATAATTCTGGGATTGAGACAATTCTTGTACCTAATAATTCATTTTGTCCACTATTATGGTCTAATGCGGAAGTTGATGTAACCGAACCAAGCACTGGATTTACAGGTATTGCTTGTCGAATAACTATACCATCTGATGGTTTTACTGAAAATATTGCCTTATTAAGAATCGAATACGAAAGACGAAGTAGTTTACCTGATTGTTGTGATTTTACTTTTCAACCACCACAAGTAACAGGTTGTCAATGTGGGTGGTTACTTTCTGATGAAATAAATATAGGTAGCGAATTTTTAATTTTTATAACTGATATTGTAGATAATTCTGGGTTTAGAATTGAGACAATTCTTGTGCCTAATAATTCATTTTGTCCACCATTATGGTCTGTTGCAGAGTCTGGTGTAACCGACCCAACTACTGGAGTTATAGGTATTGGGTGTAGAATAATTATACCATCTGATGGTTTTACTGAAAATATTGACTTATTAAGAACCGAATACGAAATTAGAAGGCGTTCAACTGATTGTTGTGATTTTACTTTTCAACCACCTCAACCAGTAGAACCAAGTTGTTTATGTTACACTTTAACTCCGACTGAGGGTCAGGACGAACCACTAATTTCTGGTAGAATATTTACTTTCACTAGATGTGGAGAGGATGTAGCGGAGGTTATGGCTATTGAATTTGGTCAAAGTATTAATGTTTGTTTATCGTCACCAGTTATTAGTGTTAATGGTGGTGCAGAGATAGGACTAAGTATTAACAATTGTTGTATAGTAATACCAGACCCAGAAATTGGTTGTGTGGTCCAACCAAATGCAGGGACAAACGGAACACTAACAGTTGGGGTAGTTTGTGTAGGAACTACCCCAACAAATGCAGATTTATTTGCAGCATTGTTAGGAACACCAGCATCTGGTGGCACGTGGAGTAATGTTGGATTGGTTTATACCTATACAGTCACTGGAGTCGCTCCTTGTGTAAATGCAACGGCAACAGTAACCGTTACAGAGCAAGCTCAACCAGTAGAACCAACAACAGCTTGTTACGAAACAGCAATATTCAATAATACAACTTGTGCTTGGGAAGTAACAGGAACACAACCAGTAGAACCAACAACTGCATTAGAATGTTGGGAAACTAGAGGGTTTAACGATACAACTTGTGCTTGGGAAGTAACAGGAACACAACCAGTAGAACCAACAACTGCATTAGACAGTTGGGAAACTAGAAGCTTTAACGATACAACTTGTGCTTGGGAAGTAACAGGAACACAACCAGTAGAACCAAATTGTGTATGTTACGATTTAACTTCTATTCCAATAGCAGACCCAACCCAAACACAACCTTTTGGGACTAGATTTACTGTCTATAGATGTGGACAGGATGTAGCGGAATCTATATTTGTTTTACTTGATGAAACTGTTTGTGTATCAGCTCGTCCACAAGGTGTTGCGATAGCATTAGATGAGCGTAACGGTAATGGAACAATAGATGAGCCTAACGGTAATGGAACAATAGAAGTAAATACTAACAATTGTTGTACAGAAACAGAACCACCACCAAGAGGTTGTGAGGGACCTAATGGTGATTTTGATATAAGCCATTGTCTAGAATAACCACCACCATTTACTGGCGGTATTTGACCTAATGGTAATTATTATTGTGCACCATAATAAAATAAATAAATAAATAAATAAATAAATAAAATGATTGAAGGGGGAAAAAATTGGTGTGATGATTTATGGTCTACTGTTATGGAAAACCGTGGTGAGTATTTGGTTTATAACCCAAATGGGTCGATATCAATTTATTTACCAAATGGTGATGGTATATTAACACCTAGAGTTGTTTCCGAAGAATGTTGTTTATTCTTAAATGGTTCAGAACTTGTCAAAGGTGTGCTCCATTACGATTTAGATGCACAAACGTGTATGTGGAAAACAAAAGAAGAACCAGAAGTAGAATGTGCTGTTCCAGAACAAATTAAAATAATATTAAACACAAAAGAGGAAGATGGAACATTGTATTCATCTGATATTAACGATAACTGTTCATTGAGAATTGATTTTGATTACTTATTTAAATTAAAATGTGAAAGTTTAAATAATTTAGTTCGTAATCAATCACTCCCTAGGTCAATATTACGTATATTAGAATCAATAAACTTAACAATGTCGCTTGAGATTATAGAAAACGATGATTTAGTTTCAGTTGACTCAAGTTCTGTTTTTAGCAAAATTGGTTCTGGTAACATGTATGATTACCTTACGATTCACCCTAATAATAGTGGTTTTTTTATTTCACCAACCAATAGTACGCAATCTATTATTTTTAATGAATTAACATTTACTGGCGAAACTACTATTGAGGACTCAAACCCAAATGTTTGTTCGGTAGTAAAACTAATCATATTACGAGAATTATTTGATGAATCTGGGTTAGTTACTCAATCAAACGGTGAATCAGTTTTTAATAAATCATTAGCATCTACAATAATGGGGTCTACTTGGTTGAACCATAGTACTTTAATTACTGACCAAGCGGTTATTCGTAGGATAGAAAATAAGAAAATTAAATTATCCTTAACGTTAAATGATAGTTATGGCGAATTTTGTGTTTTGATTGATAACATTTCAATTAATAAAGAATGTGTTCAAGTTGAGCGTGAAGATATTTTGATTACAGAATCACCTGGATTTAATTTAACTAGGGTAATTGACAACAAGAAATCTTGGGTAGACGGTAGTTCGGATGATAGAGAATTTGAGATTAAAAATGTAAACAATACTGAAGTTATTAGAATAACTGATTATGTGGTTCCAGACGATAGGTTAATTATTAACTCAAAGGAAATTGATTTAGATATTAACATTGCGAAAGCAATTGAGTATGATGTATGGAAATCCATTTTAAATAACCCATGTATTTTAAATCCAGAAATTAGTACAGATACTTGTAACAATGAGGTTTCTAACAAGGGTTGTGGTGATTACGTTGACTTTAACAATTTAGTTTCTATTAACTTTGACGAAGAACAAAGTCTTAGTAAAATAAGAGAATTTTTTAGTAAAGAATTGATTGATGTAAAAAATAGGCAAACAATTAATTCTTATGCAACACTAAGAACACTTTACGATAGGTATAATAACAACAACGAATGTGGTGTAATTACTTCTGGTTTTAATTATTATACAATAGAAGAGTTTGCTAAACTAATGGGTGACTATTGGGTGGACTTAATAGAACAAGTTATTCCATCAACGACAATTTGGGGTAGTGTTAAAATTTACGGTAACACTATTTTTGACCAACAAAAATTTACTTATAAACAAAGTACTTTATTTTCTTGTGTTGAAGCTAGACCTAGTAGTGGTTGTAATCTAGTGTTAAATAATTTAAATTTAGTAAATGAATGTTTAGGTAATTTATTAGATACTTTTATAGACGAATGTCCGTAGATAATTAATAATAATAATAATAATAATAATAATAATAATAATAATAATAATAATAATATGTATTTATTTGACTTAGAGGGCTTAGATTGTGTTTCTATACCATCAGATTGGTCTGATTACGCTACCACATTACGGGAATTAAATAATGCAGCTATGAGATGTTTTGGTACGTATTATACTTACTCTATTGAAAGTAATAGTTTATCAATAAGTACTGTTAATAAATTAACGGTTTTACGTCAAGAGCTTAATGAGGCGATTAACTCACATTACGATAATATGGATATATTGACCGATAAATTATTTGACCTAAACTCTACTAATTGTTTTGATAGAATATTTTATGATAATTACATTGCTTCTTTTAAAACCATATACGACATTCATCAAAGAATGATAATATTAGTAGAGACTAACGGTGACGGTATAGGATTTAACTTCAATGTTGGTGTGGAGTTAACAAAAATTGAAAGTGGTTCATATGAAAACAAACCGTATAAATGTAATTCGGTTTACATAAAACAGATTAACAGTGGTTCTGAGTTCATCGGTTCAGTGAATAGTAAGGCAATTTATGAAGGTGATATTGATACCACCTTCTAAAACATAAAAAAAATAAGTATAATGGCTAAATTAGTTAATAGAATAGAGGGTAATATTTTAAATCATGTGGTTACGAACACAAATTATTTAACAGGTATTACTGGGGAGTTACAAGATGGTATCCTCATCAACATTTCTGGTTTTATGGGTGTTTTACAAGACCTAAGAAATACTGAAAAAACTAGTGCGATTAATACACCTGTAATTTTCGGTTTACCGAACGAAAAGAACTTAGAGATGATAATAATTGAAATGAATTACTAATGAGATATCAAGAACCAATATATACCAATAGTGGTATTTATACAAATAGAACTACATCAAACGTAAATATGAGTTCGGATATGTATATATTCGAAACACCTATCTATAATATGGACAACGCAATTAAAATTAATTGTGGTGGTAGTGTTACGGGTGGTATTCACATATTAAACCCTACTTTAACTACAATCTCCATTAATTTTAATATAACAAACAATTTCGATAGTATTATTGATACAAACGCTAAGTTTAGGTATGAGGTCTACAAGTATTCAGATTTATTAAATGAATTTTCTGCAACACCAGTTTATAAATCAATTGAGTTTGAACAAGACTCTTTTACCTCGCTAAATACACTATCCGATGATATCCCCATTGATAAATTAGGTATCGATGGAGAATATCTAATAAAAGGTTATTATCGTTTTGAAAATCACACTGATTTTCTGAAAAAAATAGGTAAAACTGTTGATACAAGAAGCTATATACATGGAAAAGAGTACGGAATTTATAACAGCGAATACGATTACTATTTTGCGGCAATAAATCAAGCTCAAATACCACTATTTACGCAAAATAATAGTGATTCACCGCAAATTGGTGGATTAACCCAACAAGTTTTCATCCCAACGGATGGTCAAACACAATTTTTAAGTCAAACTGGTCTTAGTAGTCAATTTATAGTTACATTAAATGGGTTGGTTTTATCTTTAGGTTATGATTATAGCTATAGCGACAACTTGATTACACTGAATGAACCAACATACCCAGATGATATTATCTCAATTGTCTATTCATCAGTAGGTGGAATTAAACTAGTTAGTGATTCCATAGTTATTGAGTCACCAATATTGAGTGGTATTACGGATAATCAAGGATTTGAGTTAGTATATTTCAACACTACTAGTGAAAAATATGAAATATATACATCAATTAATTCAAACGGTAGCGTAATGGTGATTTTGAATGGTGTTACGCTAGCTGAAAACTTAGATTACTATAAATCAATAACAAACCCAAATAGACTAATTTTTAATGGGGATTTACTTTTTGGTGATATAGTTACGATGATTTATTACCCTAATACTGGCGTGTCAATGGGTTTGTCTACTAGGACACCAGAAATAACGTGGAAAATAGATAAAGCACCATCAAAAATTAATGGTTTTTTTATACTTGAAGTAGCGTTAGACAAAGAATTTTCTAACATACATTATAGTGGGGAAACTGAGTATGTTATCGGTTCAAATTATTATAGTCATGTTTTTGACCTTCAAGGGCAATTTGGTACCAAGTTATATTATAGAGTAATTAACAATAAAAGATATGAAACGATTTGTGGTGAAATAATTGACGATTCAATCGTGAGTGAGATTATTTCAATAGTTATTGCCACTAATTCGATAAATTCATATTAAAATTATTTACTATTGAATATTTATGACTATGATAACCATGATAACCATGATAACCAAAAGGTCTTATAAAAATAAATTAAAACAAACAAAATTATGTCATATATTATTAAATCAACATCACCGTTCGTTAGTATAAAACTAACAGAAAAGGGTCGTGAAAAATTAGCTTTAGGAAATTTAAATTTTAAATCTTGGGTTATTGGTGATTCTGAAATTAACTACAGTAGAGAATCGATTATAGATGGGAATGAAGGTATGTTAGGTTCTAGTATGGTGTTAAAACCTTTTGATAGACAACCGAACATCAAATCATTTATAACTAGAGGTACATCCGTACCGTTTCAAGAAATTAATAGTTCAGTGATGAGTGTAGTTAAAGCGGTGGTAAACAACCAAGCAAAGGAAAGAGGGTTCTTTATTCGAGTTGGTGATTTAGATGTTAGCACTTTAACGGTAATTGATTATTACCAAGATTCAATTATAGTAAATAATTCGACCATCGATGGAACTATGAATATTGTATTTCCAGTAACGGCTGGAAACACAATTAACACTGGTGATTTATTGCTATTAAAATTGGGTAACGAAACAACAGGTAATGTTAACACATTAGAAAACTTAAGAGCTTTACCAAATCTTTGGTTTAAAGTACAATCAACATCAACTAGTGGTGGAGAGTTAACAATTGGGCTTGATAGAAACCTACCAAATATGGAGAACGATACAGCAGAGTCAGTATTGGTTTTCTATAAAGGTGGTGAAGTCCATGAAGTATCAAATAGTGAAACAACAACAGCACAATGGGATTCTGGAACATTGTCTTTTAATTCAAATATCAATATTAATTGTAGCGATATTCCAGTTTGGAATATGAATAATGTATGGAGTGAAAACTTAGCTGGTGTTACGGGTTTAACGTCAACAAATTTATTTGAAGATTTCACTAAGTTTGGTTCTTATAAATACTTAGGGACTAAAAGACCGTATTTGGAATATTTCGCTAGTTCTACAGAAGATTCTTCAACACCTACTAATTGTGATTTAACCACTAGTAGTTATTTAGATAATACAAATAAATCGATTTCTATAATACATTATACTAATAATTCGATTTCTAATTTATATGGTGAATTTTTCTATACTGACGTACCAAACGGTAAATATTTGAGTTTATATATGCCAACCCTAATGTACCACAGAGCTATTGGAAGCACAGGTACTACGATGGGAATGACCTTCGTTGCTACTGGTCCAACTAAATTGATACCTAATTCTGATATTGAGTACATCGATTTAATAGAAAAACCATCACTTATTCCAACATCGGCTACACCTTTGGTTATTGGTCGAATTTACCCACAACTTAAAACTTGTGTAATTCATGATGATGAAATCGTTATGGCCAATTCATATAAATCAAATAGAAATTGGACATTACCAGAATTGAGTGCAAATTTAGAATCTCCATCAACTGGGATAAATACTGGTGTTCTTGGCAGTACTCAAACAATGTATATGACATATATTTTAGAAAATTCAGATAATTCTGGTTTATTGACAGCAATGCCTTGTCAAAAATACACTAAAGTAACTAACAACACCGCATCAAGTAAGAACGTTTCATTTAAAATTAGTGAAATTGATTTGTTACCATATATGCGTAAAAAAGAAACATCATCAGACGGTTTAGGTTTCTATGCAAATAAATTCAAATTTATTTATCAAATTGTTCAAAATGCTAATGATAGACCAGACCCTACGCAATGGAGTGAAGTTGATTTCACTTCTAATGCAATAACTGTTGGGGCTGGAGAATTTATTGACCCTATATTATTAGAGAATCAAAACCCGTTAATTACTGGATTTGTTTTAGATTCTACCAAGAATGATACAGCCATTCCATTTAGTATTATTGAAAAACTAAACTTACCACCAAACACAGAACCAGATTATTTACAATTTGGTGATGAAAAATTCTTTTACGGGAATTTAACAACACATATTGGGGCCACAATCTATAAAACGATTTTTGATATACGAGTAAATGGAAGTGAATTCAATACAACTAGTAATCCAACTAGGAGTAAAAACCCTTTGACAAACCCACCGAATATTAAAATATCGGAAGTAGGGGTTTATGATTCTACTAATACACTTGTTTGTATTGGTAAACTATCAAACCCAGTTTCGTTAATTGGTAACAACACAATAATGCTTGAAATTAGTATGGACTTTTAACAATAATTAACCAAAACGGTAAATACAATATATTTATATAATAATAATAGATTTTTAATATGGGATACAATAGCTTAACACCAAATATTACCTTAACAGCTAAACTAACACCTTTAGGTAGAAGTAGAATGATGTCTGGTACGGGAAAAATAAATTCATTCGTCTTGGGTGATTCTGACGCAAATTACAACATACCAGAAGTACTTACTAGTGGTGATATACCTAGTTCCGCTGGAAACATAGGGACAAACTCAACAATAAGTAATAGTACAACACAAACTATTAACATTAAATCAAAGTTAATCTTAAACTCTAATGGTATTTCTATGAAACCAATTTCAAATAATAGTATTGACGTTTCATCGGAAGTGGTTTCAAATGGTGTAAATATTATTGGTTCTGGACTATTAAGACAAGACGTAATCGATAGGTCTTCTACGACAGATAGTCTTGTTAATTTATACTATACTTTCGGTTTACCTTTGAATGCTACAGAAGATTTTAACTATACAACAAGATTAAATAGACAAGGTGGTTTTGGTGACACCGCTTTGAGTGGTTTAGGTGTTTCTAAAATTTTAGTTATTGGAATTAATAACTCAGAATATGGTGAATGTATTGATGGTAAAACTGTGAAGATAGATATACCAACATCAGCTGGAACATATACGATTTATTCTACTTTCCAATCTGGGGTAAACACACCAAACAAGATGGATGCGTTAATCGCTGATACATCACCACAAACTAAAAATCAAGGAGATAACGTAGCAATGTTATTTTGTGATGCAATAAAAAAACCTAGTGGCAATGCTGATATGAGTTGGGCGACTGGATATGGTAATACGAAACCGTTCTCACAAAATAATAAAAAAAGTTATAATTTCCAATCATTACCAAATTTGGGTGTTGTTGTGGATGAATCGGTGGGTGTAGTTTACTTAGATAAAGGCTTCGTTGTTATTACCAACCAAGTAATTGTTAACCATTTTGATATTTCAACCGCAAATGGAACCACAATTGAATTTAATAGTGTATCAACTAATATTAACCAAAACATTATATGTATTGCAGATAGAGGTGAATTTGGATTATCAAACAATAGAACATTCAATTTAGGTGACACACCTAGAATTAGTGAGGTTGGGTTATATGATGAGTTAGATAACTTAATTGCGATTGCTAAACCCGACAGACATGTTATTAAAAACATAAACGAATTTTTAGCGATTGGTGTTAAAATTGTAGTTTAATCTTTATTTTTTAAAATAAAATGTTAACATTAATAAAAATTTACAACACAAATGGAACCAAATAAAAAAGAGTATATCCTAGCATTAGATGTATCATCAACAACAATAGGTATTTCTATTTTTGAAGACTTAGGTAGTAAAGGGGTAATTAAACTATTACACCATGTATCACCTAAAGTAAAACCGAAACCAAAAACAAAACTAGAAGAGTTATTTTTAAAAGTTGAATTATTTGAAAAAGAATTTTTATTAAATTATAAAGATTTCGGTATAACTAGAGTAATAATCGAAGAACCTTTATTACAATCAAATAATATTTATACGGTTGCTACCTTATTAAAATTTAATGGAATCATCTCAAAATCAATTTATGATGTTTTAGGGGTAGTACCAGATTTCATTTCTTCTTACGATGCACGTAAATACGCATTTCCAGAACTTATGGGGGTTAGAATCGCTAAAAAGGATGGAACACCTCTAACTGAAAAACAAATAGCTAAAAACACCCCTGTGTTATTTGGTGGTTACCCATTTAATGTAGATAAAAAATATGTTATTTTCGAAAAAGTGTGTGATTTAGAACCACAAATAATGTGGTTTTATGATAAATACAATAAACTTAAGAAAGAAAACTTTGACATGACAGATAGTTATGCTGTTGGGTTGGCTTTTTTTAACATGAGAAAATTAAATTTAATCAATTAAAATCAGTACCTTTGCGGTATGGATTTTTTTATAGTAAATGTATTAGAGAGTTTTCTAGGGGATAATAGAAAATTAAACGAAGAAACTGGACAAATTCAATTTGATTGTCCAGCATGTTCTCATGAAAAAGGTATGGTCGAAGGTGATGGTAAGGGAAACTTAGAAATCAATTATCATCGTAACGTCTTTAAATGTTGGGTATGTGGTGACACAAACAACATGAAGGGTTCAATAATGAAGCTATTAAAAAAATATGCTACACCTAAAAATATACGTGACTATCTACTTGTTAAACCAGATGCTGATAGCTTTGTTGGTGTTTATAGAGAAAGACCCATATTAAAATTACCGATTGGTTATAAAAGATTAACTGATTGCACTAAAGAAGATTTTAAATCAGACATAGCTTTAAGTTATTTAAAAAAAAGAGGGATTACTGATGAAATAATCGATGAATTTGACATTGGTTATACTTATAAGGGTGATTTTTTTAATAGAATAATAATTCCGTCATACGATTCTGATGGGGTATTAAATTATTTTATTGCTAGATGGTTTGACAAACAAAAAACAAACCTAAAATACCTAAACCCAGATGCGGAAAAACAAGAAAATATTTTTAACGAAGGGTTATTAAATCTAGATGCAACAATCTACATTGTAGAGGGTGTTATGGAACATATAATTATACCAAATTCAATACCTCTTTTAGGTAAAGTTCTATCAGTAAACCTATTATCTTTCTTACATGATAAGTCAAATGGTTTAATAGTTATTTGTCTAGATGGTGATGCATATCTAGACGCTAAATTATTATATTGGAAATTAAATTTTGGGAATTTAAGACATAGAATTCGTATAATAGAAACACCAAAAGAATATGACCCTAGCCTTATATATGAAAAAGAAGGTAGTAAAGGTATTATTAATTTATTACGTACCAGTAAAAAATTAAATGAAGGAGATTATTAAAGATTGTCGATAAAATAAACATACACACTACAATCTCCATTAACGTCAAAAGTTTCGTTCTCACAATTTCCAGTTGGTGTAAAAACTCCTTGTCTACTAAATGAAGCTGGTTGGTTAAAATATGCAGCTGGATAATATTTAAAATCATCGGCAGCTAAATATTCAGCAGTCAAGTCAAAATTAACTCCGTTGATAGTATTCCAAGCATGACCACAATACGTTTTTCCTATTCCAATCATCCCAAGAACGACTTCTACCTTAAGTTCTGGTGCTTTTACGATAAGTGTTTTTAAAATTGATAACGCATTATGGAAACACATACTTTCATATATGTTTATACCACCTAAAACTTCTTGCAAATCTTCATCCAGTTCTTCTGAATGTGATACATCTATTCGATTATTTTCGGTAATTACTTTATTGTTAACCCAATAAGCGTATTCATCTTTTCTGTCATTTGTTGCAACTAATTCTTTTAGCAATTTTTTTATCTCTTCTTTCATAAGTTTATTTTGATAATAAATAGTCTATTTCAAAAATAAAGCTTTAATAGCGATTAAAAAATAGTACTTTTGTAAAAAAAGATAAAATGAGTAAAGCAAAATTATGGGTAGGTCCATGTTATTTAGAACCAATTGAACACAAGTACCACCATAGAGTTACTGGTAAAATATATAAATCAGTTACTACCACTCTATCATCTATCGAACCACACTTTGATTCTGAATCAGTAGCCTCGGCTATCGCAAAACAATCGAATTCATCTAAGCAAGAACGTTATATCGGTTTAAGTCAACCACAAATTTTAGAATATTGGCAAAAATTAAATGATGATGCAAACGTCTATGGGACGAAAGTACATGATGTTGTTGAAAGATACTTACTAGCTAATAAATGGTATTTCCCAGATGATACTGAAAATGGTTTATTTGAACAAAAAGTAATTGAAAGTTTAGGTGAATTAAATATTGATGAAGGTATAGCCATGTGGCCAGAAAGAATTATGTTTAGCGAAGAACATGAACTAGCGGGTATGGCCGATTTAATAATAGATTTAGATGAAGAATTTTTCTCAGTTTGGGACTGGAAAACAAATAGAGTATTTAACTTTTTTAACGAATTTGGAAATCAAACACTATTTAAACCTTTCAACCATTTGCAAGCTTGCCACTACAGTATATACACATTGCAATTAAGTGTTTATGCTTACATGTATGAGCTTGAAACGGGTAAAAAATGTAGGGATATAACAATTGGGTATTGGACAAAAGAAACCTCAAAATTTAGTCGTATCCCTATTATGTATTTGAAAAAAGAAGCAAAACAATTAATTGAATTACATCACTATAACCTTATTAAAAACAGATAACATATGAACGAAATATCATTAGAAGAAAACTTTTATAAATTACCAGAACTTGTCACAAAAGAAGATATTGTGAAAAAGAAAATTATAACAAAACCTAACATAGATACGTTAACTGAAGAACAGCTACTTATTTTCAATGAGATAACAGAACTACCTTTAGGTGTTTTTTCACAATCTTTATTAACTGGTTACTCTGGTACTGGTAAGAGCTTTTTAGTTTCTAAAATAATAGAACAAATGTTATGGAAAAACAAAAAATTAAAGATAGCTATTACAGCTCCAACGAACAAAGCTGTTCGTGTATTGAAAGAGTTATCTCAAATAAGCGAAGATAGTGAAAATGTGGATTTTATAACACTACATTCTTTGTTAGGTCTAAAACGTGTCATTACTCAAGATGGTAAAGAAATTTTTAGTCCTACTTACGGTGAAAGTGGTGTGGAATCTTATAATATTGTTTTAGTGGATGAAGTCTCCATGTTGGATAATGAGTTGTACACCATTTTAAAAACTGAAACTAAAATGAATGCCATCGTAGTCTTATTTATCGGTGATAGGGGTCAAATACCGCCAGTAAATGGTGGTGAATCAGTTTTATTTAGTCATAAGTTGAATAATAATTATAATCTAACTAAAATAATAAGACAAGCTAATGATAACCCAATAATTGAATTAGCTCAATTAATCAGAACTAACCAAACTTTTAATAGAGAATTAAACATAAATGAAAATAATCAAGGGGTTGTTTTTATGAAAATAAATACAGAAGACAAACTATTAAAGACTTATTTCACTTCTAAAAATTTTAATAAAGATGCAAATTTTGTCAAAGTTTTAGCTTGGACAAATAATGCCGTAAATTATTATAATGACAAAATAAGAGAAATGATTTACGGTGAAGACATTGGTAGGTTATGTGTTGGTGAAAAGATGGTCTGTAATAAACCAATTGTAAACACAACAAAAAGAGTTTTAATGAATAATAATGATGAATTTGAAGTATTATCTTTCATCAAGAAAAAAGAAAACAGAGCGTTTACTTTTTATTATTATGAAGTCAAAGCTAAATGCGATAAAAAAGAACCTATCATAATTAAAATCCTAGCAGAAGAATCAGAAATTAGTTATGATAAAGAATTAAAGTCGTTAGAAAAAACTGCTGTAGAGGCTCACCCTATGCTTAAAAGAAATGCTTGGACTAAGTTTTACGCCTTAAAAGAACGATATGCTGATGTTAAATACAACTATGCGTTGACAGTACATAAATCACAAGGTAGTACTTTTGATAACGCAATCGTAATTGAATGCGACATTAAAAGGTTGAAAAACAAGTTAGAAAAAGATAAATTATTATATACTGCTGTAACCAGAGCAAAAGATAAATTATTTGTTATTTAATTATAATATTTGTACTTTTGTAATAAATAAACCACATGGAAAATAATAAGATAAAAAAAGTAATTCATTTAGCAGATATTCATCTTAGAACATATAGAATGCATGATGAATATAAAGAAGTGTTTCAAACACTTTTAGTTGACTTAAACCAACTACTAAATAGCTATGTTAGAGAAGAAATTAGAATTGTAATTGCTGGAGACCTTGTTCACCAGAAGATTGTCATTTCCAACGAACAGTTAATGATAGGTACTTGGTTCTTAAGAGAATTAGAAAAAATAGCCCCATTAATTATTATTGCTGGAAACCATGATTTATTAGAGAACAATAAAGATAGAATGGATAGCATCTCGCCAATGGTTCAATTTTTGCCAGATAAAGAAATAAGTTTTTTTAAAGAAACAAAAGCTTATTTAGATAACAATATCGTTTGGTGTGTTTACTCTATTTTTGAGGGTAATACTAGACCAAACATTGAGGCTGCTAGATTGGAATTTGGTGATGATAAAACATATATTGGTTTGTACCATGCAGCAGTAATGAATGCTAAAACGGATATAGGTTATGAAATAAATCATGGGGCCAGTTTATCTATCTTTGAAGGATGTGATTTGGTGATGTTAGGTGATATACATAAAAGAAATTTATTTTTACATCAAGAAACATTAGAAATTTATGAAGATGATTTAAGTAAATATATGGAAATGGGTTGGGAAATTGATAACGATTAAAAATATGGAAAAGAAAAAAATAAAAATTAAGAAAATAATCCCAATATGTTATAGTGGTTCTTTAATTCAGCAAAATTTTGGTGAAAAAATTTCCAATCATGGTTTTTTGTTATGGGATGTACAAACAAAAACATTTACAGAACATGAAGTCGCAAACAATTCACCTTATTATCAATTTAAAATCACGTCTTCTGATGACATAGAAAACGGATTAGAAAAAATAACAAACTTATAATGAAACTAATAGAATTTAAACAATATTTAAACACGTTAAGTGACGAATACGATGAGTTACTTGTGGTTAACGGTGAATTTGGTATGGATAAAGATGGTAACACCTTTGTAATGAAAAACCATGAAGTTATGACGGTATACGTTGATATAAATAATTCGGAAATACAATTACTTCACCAAACAGAAAAAGATGTTAAAGATATTTTATTTGATATAAATGATTAATAATATAACGATTCCAGAAAAATTAAACGCTGATATTTGGGAGTTTTGTCGAGCAAATAATATAACAAATATAGAAGCTTTTATTAACAAAATTTTACAACAAGGTTTCACTGCTGAAAAATTTGGTTCCGTACCAATGTTTAAAGATAATAACTTAGATAAAAAAATAGAAGTTAAAGAAGAAATAGTTAAACCTAACGACAAAGAAAATAAAACGTTAAATAAGACAATTAATTCCTTAGAAAAAGAATTAAAAGAAACACTTGAAAAATTAGAAAATGTTAAAATTGAATTAGTAAAAGAAAAAAATAAAAAAGATATATATGGTGAATAATTTAATTTCTCCTTCTTCTAAAATTAAAGTGTACTGGGATGACCAACCACACAATTACAGTAAAGAAGCTAAGATAAAAATAAGAAATTCAATTGCGAATAAATATGGTGTTAATAAAAACAACATAACTATCATTTATCGACCTATTAAGATAAATGAAAATGGTGAAGTTATTGAAATAACTGGTGCTGGTATTGACAATATCATGGACATCAACTATCAAAGGTCACTAATGTTAGAATTGGTAACTAGAGATGGTAAAACTATTGATTTTAAACGCATATTAGCATTAGATGATAAAGTTAATGGTGAATTAAATTTAGATTTAAATTCTACAAGTCAAAAAAGTTGGTCTATTAAATGGTTAATGATTGATAACTTTTTATCTTTTGGTGATGAAAATTTTATTCAATTCAGCAAACTAAATGGTTTAACTATTGTAAATTCAATTCCAGAAAATCAAGGTGGTAAGTGTTTGCGAGAAAATACTGACATAACGATAAGATATGATAAAGATGAAATAATAAAAAAATTAGGTTTTTTACCAGATGAATTAAACGAAGAAATAACGATAGGTGAATTAAACGCTATTTATGAAAAATATGGAGATTTAGGGTTTAAGGTAGATACACCTTATGGTTTTAAAGATATTACTTGGTGTGGTATAACAGAAGAAAATGCTGATGTATATAGATGTGAACTTGAGGATGGAAAGTATGTAGAGGGTGCTGATTACCATAGGTTAAAAAAAGAAGATGGGGATTTTGTTGTTTTAAAAGAAATAGAAATTGGAACACCGATACAAACTATTGATGGGTTAAGTAAAGTTAAATCGATAGAATTAATGGATTTTAAAGATACCCTTTATGACATTCAAGTAGCTGAGGTACATCAGTATTATAGTAATGGTATTGTTTCACATAACACAACTTTGACAATAGATGCAATAAAGTTTTTATTACACGGTAATACAACTAAAACAGATACTAATGAGCAAATATTTAATTCGTTCAGTGGTAAAAATGAATTTACTGTTAGGGGTATGGTTGAAATAGATAGCGATGAAGTAATTATTGAAAGAAAACTAAAACGTAATGCTAAAAAAGGTGGTGGTTGGACAATAACTAACAAAGTTAAATATTATAAATTACTACCAGATGGTGAAGAAGAAGAATTAAACGAAGAAAATGCTATTCAGACAAATAAAAAGATAAGGGAATCTATTGGTTCTGAAAAAGACTTTGAAATGTTAGTTTTAGCTACAGAAAAAAATTTAGAGGACCTTATAGGACTTACAACTACTGAATCTGGTAAATTGTTAACTAGACTTATTGGTTTAGAAGTATTAGAACATAAAGAAAAAGTTGTTAGAGAAATGTACAATCTTTTTTCTAAGAAAAAAAAGTCTAATGATTTTGACGTTGTTACTTTAACCACGGACATTGAAGACACTAATCTAAAGTTAATAGAATTAGAGAAATTAAATGTTGAGTTGTCAAATAAACTAACTGACACAAAGTTAAATATAGAAAATAGTGTGAAAAAAGTTGAAAGTCACATTAATAATAAAGAAAAGATTGATGTTACGATAACTAATATGAATCCAGAATCTTTGGAAGCCGACATTAAAATAATTACAGAAAAGGGAAAACTTCTAAATTTTACCATCTCTAACTTAAAAGAAAACTTAACGAATGTTGGTACTATTATTTACGATGAAGACGAACATATTGAAGTAAACAAAAAATATAATGAATTAATAACTCAAAAAGTACTTACTACTTCCGATATTACACGCATTCGAAAAGTTGTTAGTAATTTAATTAGTAGTGGTATCTGTCAAACTTGTGAGAGAAAATTAGATGACATTGACAACACAGCACACATCAACAAACATGAAATAGAACTAAATCTGTTAATATCTAAACTATCTAAAATAGAAAAAGAAGTTTATAACACAAATTTATCTTTATTGGCGTTTAATGATATTAAAAAAAGTGTTGATGATAAAAATAAATTAGAATTAACAATAGATAGATATAGTGTTGATTTGGGAGCATTGCGTAATGATGTTGTGTCTAAAATGAATGACTTTAAGAAGTATAACATGAATTTAGACGCTATCAGTTTAAACAAAAAATTAGATATCGAGATAAGTTACATCAAGACCGAATTAATCGTTCTGGAACGCTCAAAAGATGATACAATGAATAGTATTCAAAGAATATCCATTGATACAAAATCAGCTGCTGAGTCAATAATCATTAAAACCGATTTGATTGAAGTAATTAAGAAAGAAGAGGAAGTAGAAAAAATATTTAAATTTTACATTGAACTAGTTGGTAAAAAAGGTATTAGCAAATTAGTCTTACGTTCTGTTTTACCTATTATTAACTCTGAAGTTCAAAGATTATTAGAGGATATCGTAGATTTTGAGGTCGAGATTTTCATTAATGATAAAAACGATGTTCAGTTTCTAATAGTAAAAGATGAGGTATCTAATTTATTGAAATCTGGGTCTGGTTTAGAAAAAACGATAGCTAGTCTTGCACTTAGAGCTGTTTTGGGTAAAATTTCTTCCCTTCCAATGCCAAACTTTATTACCTTTGATGAAGTATTAGGTAAAATAGCCCCAGTAAATTTAGAAAAGTTAAGATTGTTATTTGATAAAATTAAAGACATGTATGATATTGTATTTTTTATTACTCACAACGACTTGGTCAAAGATTGGACAAAAAACATTATCACTGTAATTAAAAAAGATAATATCTCTAGTATTAATATAAAATAAAAAAAAAATGAACTTTAAAAATTATTGTATTGTAATAATGGGTGAAACAGAAAATGCTGTTAGTGAAATAGAAAAAGTAAGCGAAACAAAACCAAACATATTAAACGCAAAAGGAATAATTATAGCCACAATAACAACTTTTGTTGATGTGAAAGAATTAACGGCTTGGTTTACATTAAACAATAGAAGTTTTTTAGTCTTTGATTTAAACCCAGAAAATTCTGGTGTTTTTATCACTAATAAAAAAGTCTATGATGGGTTATTTGGTTTTATTAGTAAACAAACCAACAATAATGACTTAATTAACAAAACAAATGATTTACTAAGTGAAATAAATGATAAAAACAATAAAATAATAGAAATACAAGACATAGAGGGTGATATTAGTGTAATGTCAGAAAAAGAAAAAGAAAATATGTTAAATGAAATCATGGATAAAGGAGTAGTAAACATGACAGATTATGATAAAAAAATAATGATGTATTTAAGTAAATAATATATAACCCATTTACTTTAAAGTATTTATAGTTATATTTATATGTAAAATATAATAAAAAAAAATTAACAAATAATTATTAATGAATAAGAGATTTTTGAATTTTGATATTGAGGACAGTATATCAAAATATTTTAAAGAAGTTAAAAAAACAAATATTTTAACACAAGAAAAAGAAATTGAGTTGGCTATTAGAATTAGAAATGGTGATAATAAAGCAGTAGATGAATTAGTTAGTTCTAATTTGAAATTTGTTATATCTGTCGCAAAAGACTATCAAAATCAAGGTTTGGACCTACAAGATTTAATCAACGAGGGAAATTATGGTTTAATAAAAGCAGCACATAGATTTGACCACGATAAGGGTTTTAGATTTATTTCGTATGCTGTTTGGTGGGTTAAACAATCAATAATTAAAAGTTTAAACGACAATGCTAGAGTTGTTAGATTACCAACAAATGTTATAAATAAAATAAACAAATTAAATAAAGAAATATCTAAATTTGAGAATACGAACGAGAGAGAACCAATTTACCAAGAAATGCTGAGTGATGGGACCCTAATGGATAAAATGGTGTTCTTCCCAAAAGCAAGTTCTCTAAACCAAGTAATAAACGAAGATGGTGATGAGTTAATTGAACTTATTCAAATAGAAGACGAAGAAGATGATTTAGAAATTAAAGATGATGTAAGAAACGAATTAAAAAAAACGTTGCTTATCTTAGATGAAAGAGAAAGAATTATAATTCAATCTTATTTTGGTATCAATTTAAATGAAGAAGAAATGACATTAGAAAAAATAGGTGAAACATACGATTTAACTAAAGAACGAATTCGTCAAATAAAAGAAAAAGCGATTAGGAAATTAAGATTTAACTCAAGTAGTTTACAACTATTAATTAAAAAGTAAAAAAAAAATGAAAATCAAATTTAAATACATAACATTAATTTTAGCACTATCAGTTGCTGGTTGTGCGGCTTATTTTTCGGTTTGGGGATTAAGTCAGCTATTCGCTGGTGCTAGTACGGCAGTCATAATAATGGCGACTGTACTAGAGGTAGGTAAAATAGCTACAACGACTGCTTTACATACTTATTGGGGTAAATTATCTAAAGGTTTAAGGATTTATTTAACACTAAGTGTTGGTATTTTAATGTTAATAACATCAGCTGGTATTTATGGTTTTTTATCAAATGCTTATCAAATGACAGCAAATAAATTAGAAATACAAGATGCAGAACTAAGTATTTTAAGTGATAAAAAAGAAGTCTTCGATAAAAAAGTTTTAAGTAATCAAATAATAATTGATAACAAAACAATACGCATTAATCAATTATCAAGCCTTAGATTAACACAAGAAACTAGACTCGATAATAACAAGTCAAATAGAGCCAAGAGTAATGCTCGTGGTGATATCACAATCGCTAATACTGAAATACAAAAACTAACAAACGAAATTGATGAGTTGAATATCAAAAACGGTGTTTTATCAGACTCAATAAGTTCCTATGCTGTTAAATCGTTAGAATTGAACTCTAATAGTGAAATTTCTGGTGAAGTTGGTCCATTAAAATATATCGCTGAATTGTCTGGTATGTCCATGGCAAATATAGTTAATTATATGATTCTTTTGATTATTTTTGTTTTTGACCCATTGGCTGTTGCGTTAGTTATAATGACCAATAAAATCTTTATGATAGAATCTGAATTATACTTAGAAAGAAATTATAACATATCTACACCCAACTTAAATAAAGAATCACTAACAAATTCCGTTGAGGGGGGTAGTTCAGATATTAGGAAGAAAATAGAACTACAAGATATCAAAGAGATAAGAGAAAGTAATCGAGGTTTTTCCGTTAACATCCCAAAACCAGCAAATTCAGTAGAACGAATTGGTTCAAATAAAATCCTAAAAGATGGAGATAATAACAAAGTTTATTATAATCGTGGATATGAAGATTGAAGAAAATAAATATTTACTGTCAGATAGAAATTTTGTTCAAAATGAGACAGAAAAAAAACAAATAATTTTATCTAATTCGTTTAATCACGATATGCGACATGTTATTGGTTGGTCTAATAGATTGAATGGGGAATACACTAAAACAGCTGCATTTACAATAGACGTTGCTGGTGTTATACACAAACACTTTAACCCTATCTATTATTCAAATTATTTAGATAATCAAACACTAGACAAAAAATCCATAGTTATTTTAATCGAAAATGATGGGTGGTTACATCTTAACGAAAAAAATAAATTCGTTAATTGGTTTGGAGATATTTATAAACATCAGACCAAAGTATTTACCAAAAAATGGCGTAATAAAGAATACTGGTCTATTTATAATAAAAAACAATTAAAAAGTGCTATTGAACTAACTAAAAAATTGTGCTTAGATTTTAACATTCCTTTTAATGTTATGGAACATAACGTAAAAGTTAATTTTATTGAAGAGTTTAATGGGGTTTGTTACAAAGGGAATTTAGGGAAACATTATATTGATTTAAACCCATCGTGGGATTATCAAGAATTTAAAAAAAACGTAGAAGATGAAAGACAGAATTAATGAATACGACATGACAAAGAAAATGACTGAAATGATTAGAAGCGGTTATAAGAAAGCTTTGTTTGAGGATGATTCAATGAGAAAAGAAAAAGACACTGTAACCCCAGTGATAGGTGATGCAGTATTCAATGATGAACTACAAAAATTAAGAGATACTGTTAGCCCTAGAATAAAGATTACTAAATTTAAGATTTATCCAATAGATGAAAATGTGATTATTGAGGGGGTGATGGAATACAAAGAAAATGAAGGGTCTGGTATTATTTTTAAAATGTCTCTAGCTGCTGGTGAAATTGAAACCACTATGAATGATGTCGAACTGAATGATAACGTTAGTACATTATTAAAAAAATTAAAAGGTTATTACGAAAACTTTAGAATCGAATGGGGTAAAAAATTACCTACTGAATATAGACCTAAAACAGAATAAAATAGATGAAGATAAAAAACAAAAACGAATATATTTTTATTGCAATTATCATATTATTAATTGGTGTTATATTTTATCTAAGTCAAAAACCAAATAAAATAATGAGAAGTTCTGGTTTAAACACTATAAATAATAATTTACGTGTTGAAAACGATAGTTTAAAAATTGAGTATAAAAAAATTGATTCTTTAATTTTAGGAATACGGAAACAAAGAATTTTAAAAGATTTAGAACTTAAAGATAACGAAAAATTAATTAATAAATTAAAAAATAAAAAAAATGAAACAAATTATTATGTTAATAGCTTGTCTGCTAACGATGTTGCAGATGACTTCTCAAAATACCTTGAAGAAAGAAAATAGGGTAACCACGATTATAACCAAACAAGGCGACACTCTAATTCAATTTAAACTTTCAGATGCTAAACTTATTTTATCTGATGTATTAAATAAAAAAGTGTCAGATAGTTTAGTTGAGGTATTAATTGATAGAGATATAATGAATAGAGGTGTAGTTGAATTACAATTAAGTGAAATAAACGCATTGGTGAAAAAAAATAATAAAAAAGCTGTAGAAATATCCAACAATGAAAAAATGTTAGTCAACTACCAAATAATAACAAAAGAACTTGAAGTAGAAATAATAGGTTATAAAAAAGAGGTCAAAAAACAATCATCTCTAAAGGTGTTAGGTTTTTCAGCAGCAATTTTATTACCAATAATAGTAGCAATCTCATTTTTAATACCATGATAAGAGAATACATTAGAAGAAACGTTAATAAGGTAATAAAACCTAAAAATAAGAGTAAAAATGCGTCCTCAATTGGTTCAGATATATTTCTTAAAAAACATTTAACATTAGAATTTCCAGAAGAATTAGGTTTAAAACCAGAGTTCGTCTCAAACATATATCTACCTACCATTACGACAAAAAACTATATGAGTTCACCTGAAATAGGTTATTTATCTTTTAATATCTTAATAGATGGTAAAAGCCCTATATTTGACATCATAATGGAAAATTTAATAACTAATAAATTTAAAAAATTTGACATCTATGCAATCTTTAAATCTAAAGATTTAGTTATTAATAGAAAAATAAAATATAGTGGTTGTAGTTTCGTTTCGTTAAACCATTTACCCACAAAAAAACTTAAATATAAATTGGTTATTAACGTAGAACATTTAACCTTATAAACAATAAATAAAAAACCCTAATATAGGGTTTTTTTATTATTTATTACTATTTATATTTAAATAACAGTGGATAAAACAAAAAACAACAGTAGTACAGTAAATACTTCTAAAGAGATTAAGATTTATATGGATTCTGATGCATTTAAACTTAAAATAGAAAAAATAGTAAAAGACAGAATCAAAAACGAAAAAGAACTTGAGGACAAAGTGGTTGAAATAACCAAAAATGTTTTAACTCAATTATTTAAAGCTCTTTGGGTTAAAAAAAGTTTTTGGCGAGATAATTTAAATAACAAACAAAATTAAAATGGGTAATATTAAAAAATTAAAAATATCAAAACAGCAATATAATAGGATATTTGCAAATGGAGTAATTAACGAAAATTTAGTTAAAGGTGGTGTTAATAGAGTTGCAGATGCATTTAAAAACCAAACCAAAGGAAAAGGTATTGTCTCAACAAATGAAGGGTTACTAGATTCTAACGATTTATCTCAAGAGGTAACTAAATTGCTACAATTTTTATATCGTGAATCAAATGTTCTTTCTACTTTTTGGGAAGAAAATGGGGTTGAATATAATGATATTATTTCTAAATTAGAAAAGGCGAAACTAATTACGAGTAAAAATGGTTTATATTCTGTAAATAAAGTAGGTTCAGCTGAAGAAGTTAAAGATAAAATAAAAACTGAACTACAAAGTATGTTACCCAATACTAAAACAGAGTTAGAAGAAGAGAATTACTCAATGAATTCTACATCTGAAAACAATAATAGAGGTAATCCTACAAACAATATTAGTTTTAAGGCAATTGCTATGAATGATGAATTCGTAATACTTAAAACAAACAATGGTGAGTTATTTATATTTGATTATTTAGCAATTGATAGAGAAGAATTTAAAGAATACTCTGAAAGAGAAGTTTTAGATAAATATCCAAATACTGATGGTGGTTACGACATCGATTACGATGACTATTTCGAATTAGATGAAAATTCAATTAATGGTTTTCTTGATGATAATTATGGTAACGTTGAGACGGGTGAAGGACTAAGTGACTGGGAAAGCGGTAATTTTCCATTGGTTAAAGTAGATGAAGAATTAAAAGATTTCATTAAAAACATGTATGACAAGAATCAAGTAGTATTAAACTCTTTAACTGAAATGGACGATGACAGATTAATTGATACTACTGCAATGTTTAAAAAAGATAACCAAAGAGGTTTTGATTTACCAAAAGCCCCAATAGATAAAAAAAGGATTTTAGATAAACTTAATGCGATTAGAGCTGAAGAATTAGCAAGAAGAGATTTAGAAAAAACAAGTGATGAAGAATTAGATGAAATGTCTTCTACTGGTTCTGTTGGTGGTAGTTACACTGCTTCTTTTGGTGGTGAGAATGTGATGAGAAAATCAATGCCGAATACCCCAATAATTAGAGAAGAAAAGGATTTAGGTAAAGGTTACACACACTTTGCGATATTTAAAAGCGATACTAAAATAGCTAACGGTTGGGATTATAGTAGTTTATATGACAAAGACTCAAAAAGTTATGATGATGATAGTGTTTTAGAATATGCTAGAGAAGATATGTTTAATGATTTCCCTGATAATAAATTAAGTGACTTTAAAATAGTTACTTTAAATTACTTAAACAAAAAAGGTATCAACTCGAACGATACTAATAATTGGTATAAATATAATTTAGATGAATCAGATATTGCTGGTGCTGGGAATTTTGATTATGATAGTCCTGGTGGTTTGACAATGGATTTAGGTAAAAACAACGCTAAATCTAAAGCTGAGAAAAAAACACAATATGCTGGTGGTTCTTTTGTTGAATTTAATGATTGTACTAAATTCAACAATGAAGTAGCTTCTACTGGTTGTAGTAGTGGTGCCGTAGACAATGTAGTAAAATTAAAAAAAACTAACGGGAATATAAATGCCCCTTCATTACACGAAAGTAAAATTTTACAACTAATCGCTAAAAAAACTGGTAAAAGCGTTCGTCAGGTTATGAATATTGTAAATAAAAAAAATAAATAAGATTAATTTTTACTAAAAAATAACATATTTATAATTAAATTATAACATGGATAAAAACATAATTAAAAATGGGGTGACTAGAAAACTCATTAAAGAAATAGCGGATACAACCCCAGGAATTACTGTTACCAATGCTATTCATAAAAAATCTGGTACTGAAAACAAAGTTGGTCTTAAAGCTATAGCTAAAGATGTAACCACTTATGATAAAAAATCAAAACAAGATTCTGAAACTTCAAAAGTACCTAGAAACAAAATGAATTATGAAGGTGAAGATGAGGTTGAATTTCATGAACAAATGGAAATTATGAATGGTTTAATAATGAACCAATATGATAGAGACCCATCACAAGAGTTCAAAGATAGGGCCAAAGAAGCTATTGTAGGTAGTTCTAGAATGGGAAATAAAGGTGGTGAGGGTATGGGTAACGCTGAAGCAATGGAAGGTGTTTCATCAGATGATTTTGGTGAAAAATTAGTTAAAAACGCATCTTCTTCTATGAAAAAAAGACAAGATGCCGCTAAAGGTGTTACTAGTTTCGGTGATGACATTGAAATGGTACCTAAAGGTTATGCTCCTATGACTAAATTTTCAGCATTAAAAGAAATGTTTAACGACTTGCTTGATGAAAACCTTATGGGTTTAACTTTTGAAAAAGGTGATTTAGTAAACATGACCAATAAAAATAGCGATAAAGCCTATCAAGCTACTTTTGTTGACACTGTAGATGGAATACACAGATTTAAAAATAAAGCTGGTGATTGGGTTACCACTAGTGGTATGGGTAGCAATTGGGTACTTAAAAAAGCTAATATAAATGAGGTTTCTAATGAAGAAACTTCTCCTTATGGTTCTGAAGAAGAATACGAATTTAATAACAGTGATGATGCAAAAAAACCATTGGAAACTGACAACAATTTTAATAACAGTGATGATGCAAAAAAACCATTGGAAACTGACAACAATAAAAAAACAAAAGTAAAGGAAGCAATGAAAAGACTTAAATTTAAAAAAGAATTCAATGGATTTGGTAACGCATTAAAATTAATACCAGAAAGTTATAAAATAGATAACAAAACTTTTAAAATGACTGATGGTAACGAAAATTATACTATCCGTTGGGAAGGTACATTATCTGAAGGTAAAGCAATCATATTAAAAGCTTCTGATAATCAAATTGTAAACGAAGACTTACAAAGAATCAAACACTTCATGCATTACAAATCAAAAGACACTTTAGGTTTAGTTAAAGGTGGTGCTAGATTGTTAGAGAACAAAGTATTTGATACTTCATATAAAACTATTAAAAACTTGTTTGAAAATGAAAATATTGAAGGTCATACAGCTAAAGAAGGTGATTTGAACAAAGCTGTAAAAAAAGCACCAGAGGCACAAAAACACATCCAAGGTAGTGTTTCAAAAGATAAAGGAACGAAGGCACCAGCACCTAAAACTGGTAATATGAAATCCTTACAAACAGTAAAAAGTCAAGCCCCAGAAGCTAAGAAACACGTTCAAGGTAGTGTAGATTCCAAAATAGGTATGGGGTTAGGTGTTGAAGCACCAGAAGGTGAGTGGAGTGATATAGATACACCACAAGGTGCTGCTCATGGGACCGTTCAATCAACAACGTATGCAAAAACACCAACAACTGGTATGTGGGATAAAATTTCTGTACCACAAGCTAATGACGCTAAAAAACATGTCAATATGATGGAGAAATTAGAGTTAAATGGGATGATTTTTGAAACGATGTATGAAGAAGAAGAATTGGCAACTTCCAGTGGGTCGGAGACAGAAGAACAAATCTTAGCCCGTGCTGTTGCTGAAATTGAAAATGACCCAAAGCTACCTCAAGTGGTAAAACAAATTATGAATGACCCAAAAGCAATGGCTGAATTAAAAGTGTTAGCGGATAAAATAAATTTACCATTGAACGAAAATGCTGATATCAACACACAACAAGTAGCAATGGCTTTGAGTAAAACTTTAGGTGGGTTAAATGAAGAAGAAAAAGTTGGAGTTGGTAATAAAATTATAAACGCAGGGCTGTTAGGTGGTATTGTTGGTGGTACATTAGGTCATTATATTATCAGATTACCAAGAACTGACACATGGACAGATGCAGTTGAGATGGTAAGTGACAAAGGTGATTTAATGTTGATTACTTTTGCTTCTGCCGCTATAGCAGCGATATTAGCAAGTGTTTATTACCTTGGTAAAAAAAAGCAGATGTATGAAGGTACTGAATAATTGACTGGTAACCAAGATGAGTTAGATGTTGAACCAGAAGGTGGAGATGGTGATATTGACGCTAACGATTTTGAAGAACTTAGAAAATAAAACAAAAAAAAGGTACTAACATTAGTACCTTTTTTTATTTGATTATATTTATGGTTAAATAATATAATCAAATAAAAAACAAAATGAGTTTAATAAATTTACAAACTAAAATTGGTGCAAAAGCAGATGGTGTGTTTGGACCAAATACATTAAGAAAAGCTATGGAATTTTATAAGTTAACACCAATAACCGCTGCCCATTTTTTTGGACAAGTAAGTCATGAAACTGGAAATTTTAGGTTATTTACAGAAAACTTAAACTACTCAGCAAGTGGTTTAAGAAAAACTTTTAGAAAATACTTTCCTGGTAAACTAGCCGAACTATACGCCAGAAACCCAGAGAAGATTGGCTCAAGAGTTTACGCCAATAGAATGGGTAACGGGAATGAAGAATCAAAAGAAGGATTTTTTTTTAGAGGCCGAGGGGCCTTACAATTAACTGGAAAATTAAATTATATTGCTTTTTCAAAATATTTAGAAAACCCATCTGTAGTTACCGAACCAGATTTGGTAACCACTGAATATGCTTTTGAATCAGCAATGTTTTTTTTCAAAAGAAACAAGTTATGGTCAATCTGTAGTAAAGATGTAAGTGATAAAAGCATTACAGCTTTAAGTAGGAGAATAAACGGTGGTATTAATGGTTTAGAAGATAGAATCGAAAAAACTAACAGGTATCATGGTTGGTTGGTTGACTAAAAAATAGTAACTATTTATTTTTTAATTTTTAGTCATATATTATATTAAAATGAATAAAAATAATTCAAGTTTCTTAGATTATATAAACAAACCGATGTCGTTGGAAGACATTCGTGTAACATATACTACTAACAACATATATTCAGAAAAATGTGAATTGTACGGTGATTTTGTACAGTCGTTGTTGTTAGTAGTATTTGATACATATTTGGGTGATGACGCATTAAATTACGACAACCAGTTTAAGCATTTTGAATGGTGTTGGAACAAAGTCGTTAAAGATTTTGAATTAGAGGGGGTTCGAATCGATAACCCTAAACTTTATAATTACTTTTTAGAATTCACTTTTGAGGTCTTCTACCTTTATCCAGATAAAACACCATTTTATTATAAAGACCAAGCTATATTAAACATATGGGTTGAATTGTTTAACTTTACCAATTTAAAAACAAATTCAGAACTAGACGCTTTGGTCGAAATATACAAATTATTTGAAAATTCATTAAAATAATGTTTATTTTTTTAAAAACATTAGTATACTTGTGTATGGAAACAGATAAACTTTTTAACGTAATTATTTTAGATTGGACAACCGAAAAAATGAAAATAGATATTGACCTGCAATCTATTGTTAATTCCAATCAAAAAACAAAAAAAAAATCTAAACTAATTAGAAAATTAGTAAACAAACTATTAATGATAGAATTAAACATTGAGAAATTTAATACAATGATTAACACAAATGAAAATAAAATAAAAGAACAATAAAACTATGGAAAAATTTAATAAACTAAAAAGCCTTGTTGAAAATATGGAAAACGACACCACAAATTATTACCTTAAAGGTAATAAATCCGCTGGGGTTAGAATTAGAAAAGAATTATTATTAATTAAAGCATTAACCCAAGAAATTAGGTTAGAAGTGTCAGCAAAAAATAAAGAAGATAAAAAAAATAAATTATAATGATTACAGAAATGTTGGATAAACTTTTAATTATGTTATTTTTTTTAAGTCTTTTAAATACAATTAGACACATGTATTATTTAATCCAAACTTTTTTATTATCGACAAAGGAATATCCGATAAGATATATAATATCCAATAATAGTTTATGTTTATTGGGGTTATCGATATCCTTCATATTAACATTCATATTCACAAATATATAAAAAATGTCAGATTTACAACAAACCTTAGAAGCCCTACAACCATATGTGGTTGGGATTAGATATGTGGAATCAACACCAGTAATTGATGTCGTATATAAAGACGGCTGGACAATAGTTTCAGATAAGAACATTAAAATGGTTAAAGGGGAGAATAAACTTAACTTAAACTATTATATGTTATTTGGTGAAACAGATAATATAGGTATAGATGACTTATTAGCGAATGTTACTTTAGTGATAGAAATTAATCAAGAACGTGAAAAAAAACATGAGATGTTTAAAGAAACGGTAAATGATTTGAAAAACTTATTTAAAAAACATTCGTTAACTGAATTAAAACGATTAAAAATATCTATTGTAGAAGAAGATTTTGGTGAGGACCTTAATAGCTTTAATGAATTCGATGCCTTCGATACAAACGTTGATGAAAGCTATGATTTGACACCAAAGGTTGATTACGTTGAGGAAAATGTTTTACTTGAAGAACCTAAAGATACCCCAAAATTAAAAGTTATTGAATATTTAGATGAAAATAATCAACCAATTAAATTTACAAGCGAGGAATTAGAAGAAATGGAAGAAGAAGCTAGAGGTAAAAGAAACATTGAGTTACAAAAAGAAAAATCGATTAATAAATCTTTAAGGCAAAAAGTGGAATTACCACCAAAAAAATAATTATAATAAAATAAATCGTATAAAGAATGTAGGCTGCGAGAGATGCATGGATATATAGGTAATAAAAATAGCCTCAAACGAGGCTATTTTATATTAATTATTTTCGGTAAATACTCTTTCTAAAGCTTCTTGTAAGGTATGAATCAACCATACACTTCCACTACTAAGTAAACCACATAAAAAAATTGTTAAATAAATGTTGTCGGTTGTTATTGGTGTTTTAGTATTAAAATAGATTAATGTACCCGAAACAACAAAGCCTATCCAAGTAGATAAACACATAAAACAAGTAAACAACTTATATAAGCTATAACCACCAGTACCAAAACGTTTTAAAAAGTTCCTATAACCTTCAAAAATAGAGCCATAAATTAAGTTATTAGTCGCACCGTAACATATTATAATAAAAATAATTGCATTCATAATTTTTACTTAAAGATAATGTAATAATGGTGAAATGTAAATAAAAAACAAAATAAAAATGGGTAAAGCAATAGAATCCGAAATATCAAAATTAGAAAATGAGGTTTTGATGGAAAAATTCAAAACTGAATTAAACAATGCTAAATTAATTAGAGACTTAAGAGGTAGTTTAGGTGTTGAGATTAAAAAAAATCCAAGAAAAATTAAATTAAAGAAAATATCGTTTTTAGATAAATTAATGGTTACCTTAAGAAATATGTTTACAAAATTTTAATATGAAATACCAAGATTTACTTAACTCTATTTCATCTATATTAATAGACGAAAAAATAATAAAAGAAGGGTTACTATTAACTTATGAATTAAATGAAGAAGACCATAGAAACCTTAACGAAGAAGTTTTTTATATGTTTAACAGAATGACAGAAGAATTTATACCAGACAAAGAATTTGAGATATCTTATTCTGGTATTGTTGTTAAATTTGTTAAAAAAGTTGTGGAGGTAAATTAAAATATTTAATTTTGTGATTAAACTATATAAAACATGAAATTAAGTAAAATATTACCTAACCACCCAGACTATTGTCAAGACTTTAATTTTATTGCTGGTGTTGATGAATCGGGTAGAGGTTGCGGTGCTGGTCCAATAGTTACTGCTGCTGTTATTTTACCTAAAAATTTTGAATCAAATTTACTAAGAGATTCCAAAAAATTAAACGATAAACAAAGACAAGAAGCTTATGATTTAATAATTAAAAATTGTATAAGTTTTTCTTGTACTGCTAGTTCTGTTGTGACAATTAACAATCATGGGATAGATAAAGCAATCTTCATTAGTTTTAATAAATCATTAAATGAATTACACATAAAACCAGACCATGTTTTAGTTGATGGAAACCGATGGGATGATGAAGGAAAAATTAAATTTGTTAATATTGTTTCCTTAGTAGTTAAGGGTGACGATAGCTATTCATGTATAGCGGCAGCTTCTATAATCGCTAAAGTAAAACGTGATGAATATATGATTACATTATCTAAACAATTTACAGAATATAGATGGGATAAAAATAAAGGATATCTAACAGCAGAACATATAACAGCTATTAGTAAGATTGGAGTTAATAAATACCACAGAAAAAAATTCGTTAGAAATTTCGTTAAATAAAACTTGTTAATCAAAAAAAAAATAGTACATTTGTTGAAATAACTTAAAAAATAAATTATGAGTACATTATTATCTGCTATGCAAACAAAGGATAAACTTACCTCTAACGGTATGGTAACTAATTCTACATCATTAAACCATTGTGTTGATTTATTTTTTAATTTTGGTTCAATGAGAGGTAAGGATAAAAATAGGTTGATTAACTTGTTTGTAAAAGCCTATGATGAAGACCCTTTAACCGCTATGCGTTTATTATTTTGGGTTAGAGACGTTAGAAGCGGTGCTGGTGAGCGTCAGATATTTAAGGATATTATGGTTTATTTGGCTTTGAATCGCACTAACGTTATGGGTAAAAACTTAAGTTTAGTTAGTGAATTTGGTAGATGGGATGATTTATTACCTCTATTTGGAACACCATTACAACTAAACGCTTTGACCTTAATTGAAGAAGCTTTAATCAATAAAGATTCTCTTTGTTCAAAATGGATGCCAAGACCAAATTCTAATGTATTGATTAAAAGAACTCAAGCAAATACGTTAAGAAATCATTTACGTTTATCACCTAAAGAATATCGTAAAATGTTAGCTGAAAATTCAAACACAGTAGAACAATTAATGTGTGGTAAAGAATTTGATAAAATAGAGTATTCTAAATTACCATCTAAAGCGATGAGTGATTTAATGAAAACTTTCTATAGAAACGATTATGTTCGTTTTAAAAATTACTTGGAAAGTGTTAATAAAGGGGAAAGTAAAATAAATGCTGGTGCGTTATACCCATATGATGTAATAAAAAACCTTAAACAAGGTAATTTTATTGGTGCTAATTCACAATGGAATGCTTTACCTAACTATATGGAAGGTTCGTTAGAAAGATTATTACCAATCGTAGATGTTTCTGGGTCTATGTCTTGTTCAGCTGGTGGTAGTGATTCTATAAGTTGTATGGATGTCGCTATTTCACTAGGTTTATATATTTCTGAAAGAAACATAGGTGTGTTTAAAGATTCTTTCATCACATTTTCTAGTTCACCAACACTACAAGTCCTTAAAGGGTCTTTACTAGAGCGTCATAACCAATTAAAGTTAAGTGATTGGGGTATGAACACAAATATCGAAGCTACATTTAACTTAATATTAGAAAAAGCTATTGAGGGTAATGTACCAGAGAGTGAAATGCCAACTATGATTATTATTTTATCAGATATGGAATTTGACTATTGTAGTTCTAATAATAACGACACAGCTTTAGATATGATAAACTCTAACTTTGAAAAAGCTGGGTATAAGACACCTAAAATTTCTTTTTGGGATTTAAATTCATCAAATTCAAATTCTCCAGTTAAATTTGACGAAAAAGGAACATGTTTAGTTTCAGGTTTTTCCACTTCTATTTTAAAGAGTTTATTATCTGGTCAATCTATGACACCATTATCTATGATGATGTCCGTAATTGGAGAAGAAAGATATTCAAAAGTTTCGATATAATAAATCAATTATAAACAAAAAAAATCCCCAAATATTTGGGGATTTTTTTGTTTATGGTCTTTACATATCAAATATAAATCGTTATTTTTATGAAAACATATAAAATGGATATAAAGGTAAAAGAGATTTCTAGAATATTAAAGGATGATGGGTTAACAACATCAGAATATCTAGTTTATTTATTAATTGATAACAAGAATATTGAATGTCATGAAGTTTATGGGGAAACGGAGTTAGATGAAACATTATTAACATTATTTAATCAGTTTTTGTTAGATACAAATAATGTAACCTATGAAAGAATTAAAGAACCAATTAAAGATTATCCATTGATTATTGTCTTTTATTTAGATGTTGATTTAATGAAAAACTCGGCTATTATCACACCATTTGTTGAGGCTGTAAACAACCTACTAGATTTTAAAAAAGCTAACGCAATTGCCTTATTTCTCCCTACAAACGGTGAAGAACGTGTTGAGTGTATTAACCCTATTTTAGTTCCAGAACTAGATATGAATAAAATAAATAACATGATTGATGATATTAAAAAGCAATTTTCAATCGGTACTGAAAAGTAAAATATAATTAAACAAATAAAAAAAATGGATAATCAACAAAAAGCAGAAATTTACGATGAATGTATAAGGGAAAGCGATAAATTACAGAATATTAACAGTAAAATAAAAGCACAATATGTTACTAACATTCCTTCGGAATTGCAAGAGACAATAGATAAAAATAATGAGAAAATAAGTAAACTAGTTTTAAAATTAGAAAATTTATTTAAATAAACACAAGAAGAACCAATTACGGGCGTGTACTGGTTCTTCTTATTTTTAGATTACCCCAACCAGTTTTATCGGCTATCATATTATATAATAAAGTAGTAGTTGCTGGACCAGCTGTACCCATAAACAATAAATTCTTTATTTTCTGTTTATTTGCTATTTTTGCTAAAGTATGATGTAGTCTTTGAGCTTCATTTTTATTTTTACATATAACCATATCAAATTGACTTTCAGTATAAATAATCAGTTTATTATTAACTACTATTATTTGCTTTACTGAATTCTTAGCATATACATTAACCATTAACCTTTTAATTACTTCAGTAATAGTTGGTCTGGAATCACCTACAAAACCATAGATATAGAATGTTTCCTCGACTTCATATTTACTAGAAGTAATTACAGTTAAATCACCAATATTCTTTTCCACATATAATTTACCGTAATCGTCACGAAGTAATCTATTTACATCATCTGGTTCAGTTTTTTTGGTTAAACAAATTTCATATTTAACTTTTTTAATCACAACACTATTCAGATATCTCTTTGGGAATAATACCTTATTGTTTTCCACCAATCGATTAAAATTAATAAACGCTGTTTTTCTTTTTTTTGATGTATGTAACGTTTTTTTGTGTATGCCGTTAGAAAGTAAAATAATACTAAAATCCATTAAATGTTTGTTTTATTGAATAAAGTTACGTACTTTTACGTCAAAATAAAGAACATATGACAAATAAAGATTATTATGAAGTACTAGAGGTAACAAAACAATCAAATAGTGCTGAAATAAAAAAAGCTTATCGAAAAAAAGCCATTGAATACCATCCAGATAAAAACCCAGATGTAAAAGAAGCCGAAGAAAACTTTAAAATTATTGCTGAAGCCTATGAAGTGCTAAGTAATAAGGATAAAAAAGCTTTATATGACCAGATTGGACATAAACAATATAAAGCCAATGGTGGAAGTAAAAATCAAAGTCAGGGGTTTAATCAATCTATGCGTGATAGTTTTAATAATTTTTTTAATAGAAAAAAAATTAGGGTGGGGTCCAATTTAAGTATTGCTATTACTTTAACTTTAGAAGAGATATTTTCTGGGGTTAATAAAACCTACACTTACAAGCGAGAAACATCTTGCACAGATTGTGGAGGACATGGAGGTAGTGACGCATACGACTGTCCTGAATGTGATGGTACTGGTATAGTTAATAAAGTTTATCATACTCCAATGGGTTATATACAACAAGAACAAACTTGTAACTCATGTAATGGAACTGGAATTAAAACTAAAGTTTCTTGTAAAACTTGTAATTCAACAGGTTTAGTCACTACAGAAGAAACTGTTGAAATAACAATCCCTAGTGGTGTTATGAATGGTATGGTGTTGGTCAATGAAGGTAAAGGTAATGCGATAAAGTCTGGTGGGTATGGGGATTTACATATTAAAATTTTTGAAAAACCCCATGAATATTATACTAGATTAGGTAAAGACTTAAAATTAGCACTTAAACTAGATTATCATCAATTAGTTTTTGGTGATAAAGTGGAAATAAAAACAATTGAAGAGACTAAAATTAGAATTAATATCCCAGAGGGTAGTGATGTGGGTTCAAATCTGAAAATCCCTTTTAAAGGTATAACACAATATGGTAAACAAGGACGTGGTGACGTTATTATAACACTAAGCGTGAACATACCAAAAAACATAAATCAAGAGCTTAAAACGGCTGTTAATGCGTTAAAAGAAATTTTTGAAAAGACTACGATAGAATAACTTGTTATATTAACTTAATGTAGTATCTTTGAACAAATAAATATAAAATATGGCCAAGTACGAACAACCTTTCGAGGAAACAACAGATTTATTTAGTGAACTAATAGTTAAAACTGGATTAGACCAAGTAATGACTATTACTATCATAGTAGATAATAAACTAAAAAAAATTACCAATGTAACCAAAGCAAGTCCTCTTTTACAATATAGGGCTGGTGACGATATTGTTATCTTTTTAAATGAAAACATCTTTGAACAATTAACCGAGCTTCAAAGACACATTGTTGTTGAAGAAGCATTAGCAAATATTCATTATGATAGTGAAAAAGATAAAATTATTATCACCAAACCAGATGTTGTTACTTATAGTGGTGTATTATCAAAATATACTTATGAAACTTGGAATATTCTAAGTGAAACAATAAAAACTCTTTACAATGTTGAAAAACAAGCTGAGGATGAATCTTCATCAATAACTAAATAGTGGATATCAATAAAATTATTGAATTAAGCCCAACTGCAATTACTTGGGCTGGTTTTGATGAAGCAATTGTTTGTTTGGCAGATAGAACAGAAAAATCACAAACCACTTTTTATACCGATGAAGGTGAATTCTTAATAGAGTTAGATGATGAAGATGAAGATGAAGATGAAGACGAAGACATCTATGACAGATGGTCTAGGGATAAGTTTAGTGGGGTAATAGTATACGATTTAAATAAATGTCTTGAAATTTTAATTAAAGATATGGAAGTAGATATAAATACTTTGGACCCAGATGAAACACTTGAAGACGAAACTTATCTCACGGCATTAGAATATTTAGAATTTAATGTAGTAGGGGCATACGTAGGGGAAAAAACTCCAATATACGTAAAAACAAAAAAAACAGAAATATAAACAAATAAATAAAAAAAAATGGTAGATTCAAGTATGTATAATGAATTCAAAGATTATGCTAGTAAACACATGGGTATTAGTAGTATGCAATTATATTATTGGGAACGATTACAAGATAGCCTTTACACACACACTACTGTTAGTAACAGTTTAACTCCAATGATTTTGGAAGAAAGACAATTAAATGTTACCCAGATAGATGTTTTCTCAAGAATGATGATGGATAGAATTTTATGGTTGTGTGGTCCAGTAAATGATAGGATGTCAACAGTTGTTCAAGCACAATTAATGTACTTAGATACAATAGACCAAACTGACATCACTTTACACATAGATAGTCCAGGAGGTAGCGTAAAATCAGGTCTTGGAATTGTAGACGTGATGGATTACGTCAGTTCTGATGTTATGACAATAAACACAGGTATGGCCGCAAGCATGGGAGCTATTCTATTAGGTGCTGGAACCAAGGGTAAAAGACTTATGTTACCAAACAGTAGAGTAATGATTCACCAAGTTTCTGCTGGTGCTCAAGGTACTATGGCTGATATTGATATTTCTATTGCGGAGGGGAGAAAATATAACACTAAACTATTCAATATGTTGAGTGACTATACTGGAAAAACAGCAAAAAAGATTATGAAAGATGCGGACCGTGATATGTGGCTTGATGCTGAAGAAGCTAAGGGTTATGGTATTATTGATTCAATAATAACAAAAAAAATAAAAAAATAATTAAACTAAAGGTACTTGTATTATTTAAATAAATGTAGTACCTTTGTTCAAGATTTAAAATATGTGGACGTTTATAAAATTTCCACATATTTATAAATCACAAGTTCTTAGACATAATGGGGTATACATGGCATTGACTGGATATAGGACATGGATTGTAAGCACGTAGTGTTAAATTTGGAAGCACTTAAAATCTACTATTAAACAATTGAATTGACAACGTTTTCAACGTATCAGAAAATTTCCTTAACGAGGCTACATGTAGCTTTGCGGGAGAGGTAGCAGTAGCCTAACATACAGCAAATGATAGTAGCCTATCGAACAGAATAAAAATAGTAGTAAACTACTGGTGGAAACAAATTACCACGGCAAAAAAATATTGTAGAGGTTTGTTAGAATTACAACTTAATAAAAACTAACTAAACGTGAAGAAAGCTTTTCGGCTGTAGACAAGAAGAGGGTTCGAATCCCTCATACTCCTTACTTAGACTTTTGTATCTGTTAATAATTTATGTATAAACATACAGAAATAAACAAGATATTAAGAGAAAAAATATACATTACCTGTATAAACCCGTGTTATTTAACAAAAAAAAAACTCTGTATATATTATACAGAGTTTTATTTTACTTACTAGTAGGTTTTGTAGTTAATGTACTAGGTTTTGTTTTCGGTTTTCCGCATCCACAAGCCATAATTAAATTTTGTTTAGTTAATGTTATTTTATTATAAATAGTTAAAAAAATATAAATGTTTACAAGAAAATATAAGGTCACTTTGATGTATAGTAAATGGGAAGTCTTAAAAAAAGATTTAAAATTTACTATTATACCTAAAAAAAATGAATATATTTTTTTTGAGGGGACTTACTACTTAGTGGTAAGTGTTATACACGTAATTAATAAAAATCAACTGGTTTACATAATCGTTGAAGAACAAGAAAATAAAGAAAGTTAAAAATAAGTTAAATTACTTGACTTTTAATAAAAATAATAGTACCTTTGATTAGAATTAAAAATTAAAGTGAAAAAAAATACCTAAAAAGATGGTTTCAGCAAAACCTAAAAAAAAACAGAGAAAAAAATTTAATACTCAGTAGAAATACTAAATGTGTTAAGAGAGCGTTGGTACCGTTTCCACATGAATAAAAAACGAAGTCTACTTTCTGAAATAATTTGATATACTCTGCATCGGGATGATGTGGTTTAATAAAAAATTAAGACTTTAAATGGGATAATCCGCTGGGATGAAAAACACAAAAAATCATCTTGGGGTAAATACATTGGTAAAAGAGTTTTTCCAGCAAAAATAAAAAAAACTTTAAATTTTAAAAAATAAACTCTGACCAAAATGCACAAGTGGGTAGGCCCATACTTGAAAAAGTGACTGTTTCGAAACAGTCTTGTGTACTAAATTGCGATAAATTGTAAAGGTTGCATGATAGTCTCATAAGCTATACGGGGTGGTTCGAGTCCACAATTCGCTACTAAAAGAATACTTTATTTAAATATTAAAAACCATTAGAAATAATGGTTTTTTTTATTTACCTTTGTTAATAAAAAAATTAAAAATGGAAAACTATAAAACACCTAGTATATTAGTATTAGGTTCAGCCAGACACGGAAAAGATACATTTGCCGAAATACTTAAAGCTGAATTCGGGTTACGATTTATGTCTTCTTCACAAGCATCATCAGAAATTTTTCTGTATGATTTATTAAAGGACAAATATGGGTATTCCAATTCTGTTGAATGTTTTGAGGACAGAGTAAATCACAGAGATGAATGGTATAACGCTATTTGCGAATATAATATAAACGATAGAGCTAGGTTAGCCAAGAAGATATTGGAGTTTAGTCAATGCTACGTAGGGATGCGAGATAGAGCTGAGGTTAATGAATGTATTAAACAAGGGTTGTTTGATATTATTATTTGGGTTGATGCCAGTGAAAGACTTCCATTGGAACCAAAAACTTCATTTAACATTGATAAGTCGTGTTCTGATATCATAGTTGATAACAACGGTACGGAAGCCGAGTTCAGAGAAAGAACAATTAGATTAGGTAAACTATTATTCGGTCTATTATAATAACTTAAAATCTATAAAGGTGGACTACCCACCCACGCCAAAGGCGATGGGGTGGGCTTCAAGGGTCAACGCTCCAACTAATGTTGGCAACTTACCTTGATTTTTTCTGTCAGTTCCTGACAAAATATTTATTAATGCAAAATTCTTAATATTTATGGCTGCATTTACATCTCTATTTAACAAAGTCCCACATCTATTACAAGTCCATTCACGGTCTTTTAGGGTTAGTTCTTTGTTGATTTTACCGCAACAAGAACAGGTTTTTGATGATGGTTCAAATGTTCCAATCTTCAATATGTTCTTACCTTGCCATTTTGCTTTATAGTCAGAAATAATGAAAAGTTTAAAGAAATAACAAAATTTATGTAAAATTAGGTTTATAGATAACTTAAGTTTACCTTTATAAAATAAATAATAAATAACATGGGATATTACGGAAAAACAATTACTGGGTCTGATAATTATCACGATTTCACAGCGGATTTTTATTATTTTTTTGGTTATAAAGATACAGACGATATTGATGATGAATATATCACTAAAGAAATGGTTGAAGCTAAATTCGATGATATGGTCAAATGGTTTAACAGTAACTTTGGTCACCAAAATGAACTACAATTTTTAGCTTATCATTTACTCAGAATTGGTGTTGATTTGTCCGATGATAGAATTGATTTATTTATATCCGAATTTGAAACAGATTCTTGGAGTAAAGAAGATTTAGAACGTAGAATTTATATGTCTGAATGTGTCGAAAAATTAAAAAAATATAAAACGGATAAATCACCAATCGATATTGATTCCGATGAAATAGATTTTGAATATTACTTTATTAAAAAAAGAACTGAACAGTCAGTAAAAATAGCTAATGTTGATGAAATAAAAAAAATGTTTGAAGATAAATGTGACATTGTTATTAAAGACGTTTTAACGGATAACTATAATTTAATTTTTACCTTATCAGACGATGATTTCAAAAAAACAAATGGGAGTTTATTTGGAGTTAAATTCCTAATGTATGTTGAATAGGTAGTAGAAAAAAATTATATTTTTTTTTATTATTTTAGTCTATTTATCTATATGGGTGAAGAAATAGAAGAAGGGAAAAAATTAATTAAAAAACTATTAAGAGAACAACTATTAAACGAAAAGTTGATTGATGTAGATAGTGATGTTGATTTATTATATAATATGTTTTTTAGTGATGATTTAACTAAATTAAATAAAACCAGAATATTAAACTATGATATGTTTCGTAGTGAAAAAACGGATACTTCAATATTAACATCACCCTTAGCTAAAAAAGCACACTCGATTAACCCATGTAACATTATCACTAATATTGGTGGTAATGGTTATATTCCTGGTCAATTCAAGATTAATATATCGATTAACCACAATGCAATTAATGCGGTAAATAACGCTTCATTAAATAAAAATATCGATTTAGTTTCAGATTATTTAGGGGTACCTACTTTTTTACAAGAATTTAAACCGAATAAAATTAAAGGTTCGATTCACCATGAATTATCACATTGGATTGATGATACATTAAATAATAGACACATCACTAAATTAATTAATAAAAACGTCTCTAGGGGGGTGAAATTAGGTAATAAGGGTCAAAATATTAATGCTGACAAGATGGAAATCCAAGCACAAATCCATAATATCCACCAATTAAAAAAAGAATACGAATCACAATGGGATTATTTAACTCTTGATAGTTTATTCAATTTATCACCAACATTAACGACAGTTAATAAATCGTTAACTGGGGATGTTAAAACTAAATGGAGAACTGAATTATTTCATAGGATGGCTCGTGAAGGTCTTTTGGGTAAAAATATGCGATAATATTTTTATAATTAAATTAATTACATTACTTTTACATCATGAAAAAATTTATTAAGGAAATACTAAGTGAAGGATTGGCTAAGGAAGTTAGAGTAAAATTTAACTTACCCATAAGTTCAGATATTCAACAAATTCAAAGTGTGTTCAAAAAAAATAACTTTAAACTATATATAGTTGGTGGTGCGGTCCGTGATGCGATAATGAATAAGGTACCCAAAGATTTCGATTTGACTACAGATGCTCTTCCAGACCAAGTAGAACAAATAATGACTGCTGCTGGGTTTAGAACAATACCAACTGGTAAAGCATTTGGTGTTATTAACGTTTTTACAGAGGAAAATGAGTACGAAATTGCCACATTTAGGTCAGATGGTGAATACACAGATAATAGACGACCAGATTCAGTAACATTTGGTGATGTTATTGCGGATTCTAAACGTAGAGATTTGACCATTAATGCGTTGTTCTACGACATAGAAACCAAAGAGATTATTGATTTGGTTGGTGGTATTTCAGATATTAAAAATGGTATTATTAGGACAGTTGGTAAATCAGAAGATAGGTTTGGAGAGGATAGACTCAGAATTTTGAGAATTATAAGATTTGCTGGAAGGTTTGGTAACGACATAAGTGATGAAGCTGATTTGGCTTTGAGAAAAGATTCTTCCCTTGAAGGTATTTCTGGTGAAAGAATTAGAGATGAGTTCATAAAAGGAATAAAGTCAGCTAAATCCGTAAAACAATTCTTACTTATGTTGGATAGATACAATTTGTTTGATTGGGTTTTAAAGGGGTTAACAGTAAATAAAAAATTTATAGATAATTCTGACCCAATGATTGTTATTTCAACACTCCTAATTGGTAATGACTTCAATTCATTAAGTAAAAAGCTAAATGGTTTGAAATACCCATCCGATGAAGTCAGTACGATAGTGTTTTTAAATGGGTTATTAAAACTATCAGTAAAAACTGCTTTTTCTCTTAAAAAAACACAAAAGTTTTCTAAGGTAACGAAAGAACAGATACAGAAGTTTGGTGAATTTAACAATATCAACAGTAAAATATTAAATGCGTTCCTTCAATTTGAATTAAGTGTTTCTGGAGGTGAACTGATTACTAAAATGAGTTTAAAATCTGGACCAGAAGTTGGTATTATGGTTCAAAAAATAGAAACAGAAAATTTTACCAAATTGATGGTTTAAACTTTATTTTTAAGAACTTTTTCGTATACTTATAAAAAAAAACATAATATTATGACAAAATTTTTAGCCACCTATAGTGAAGTTATAGATAATATTGAAATAAATGGTTTTGTTGTAATGACAGAAAAAGAAATGCTAAACTATGAGAGATTAGCTAATGAAATAAATTGGCCATTTTATTTTAATTGGGGAGATGAAGAAATAGAATATAGTTCTGGTGATGATTTGCTAACCAGAATTGACTTTAAGGAAATAACTTCTGATGAGAGTAAATTATTTAAAAGATTATTTGAGAACTCATTTGGTGCTTTTGTTTCAGAAAAAGTTTTAATTGAAGCGGTCAGTGATGATGATGATAACAGTGGTGATGACGATGATTGGAGAGAATAACTAAAATAATAAAAAAAAACAATTAAAGAGTTGTTTTTTAAAAATAAAGTCGTACCTTTGTACTGTGTTAGAGAAAAAATAATTAATTTTTAACTTTTTACAAAAACGATATATTTATTAAGAACAAAGAGGAAACTCATAAATTTAGACACTATGAAAACAAATAATACACATATGATTTCGAATTCGAATTGGAGACGCATTAGTCACCTTGAATCGGGTATTTTAAATTGTGAAGGCGGTACAGAAGTGTAAAGCTATTTGTAAAAACAACTTAAACCCGATTATAAATTTATAATCGGGTTTTTTTATTAAATAAATTATGGAATTAGTTAGAAATATAGGAAAAGAAAAAAGACTTACGCTAATAAACGACTTTGATATGATTGTTGATAAGTATAGAAAGATAGCAGACGCTTCTGGATATTTTGGAGAACTTAGATTCAAAAAAGAGGGTGGTTATACAATAGTTTTTGTTGTGATATAAAAATAAATGGAGAGCATCTGGTCGGATGAAGAGCTTGTTTTGAAAACAAGTAAGTCGGGTAATACTGGCTTGAGGGTTCGAATCCCTCGCTCTCTTCAATAAAATCATTAATATATTTTATTAAATTAATATACATCGCTGGTGAAATGTTATCATTTTAATGGCCAAAATTAAAGTTCTGAGTTCGATTCTTGGTTGATGTGCAAAAAGATTAAAAAGTTTTTAAATGGTTGAAATTACCATACTTGATACGGTAAAGTCCGATAACTTAGTTAATCTATATATGGTGATTGTAGTCCGTAATGGTAGCGGGGTTGGTTGTGAGCCAATTGTCAGGAATGACCTTGCGGGTTCGAGTCCCGTTTTTCACCAACTTTCGATGTTAACTCACCCCCACTTGGTGAAAGTTGGAAACAGATAATGCTGGCTAAGTAGTTAATAAACGTTCATTGATGTATTGGTTATAATATTTAAATACTTTTGAGATGTAGATGGTTTAAAATAATTTTGGTTTGATGTCTTAATTACTATAAAGAAATACACGATGAAGAGAATAATGGGTAGTACGCAGACCATCCTGATAAGATGGATAACTTGTATCGGTGTTGAAAAAGATGGGTTCGACTCCCTCCTACCCAACAAAGCATGATGGTTTTGTATTTTGGGTTCGAGGGCCAATATACCTACTAAATTAAAATAAATACGGGATAGCATAATGGTATGCACCAAGACTCCAAATCTTCGGAAGGATAGAGTTCGTTTCTCTAATCTCGTGCTAATAAATTGAAACAACAATTTAAATAAATAATTCTTCTATGGTGAAATGGTATCACGTTTGATTGTTAATCAATTATTTCCAGTTCGAGTCTGGATGGGAGAGGGTCGTCAAAATTAATCTACTTCCACGAAGTGACGACTGGAAACAGGTAAAGCTGGCTAGACGATTAATAAAAATAGTTCATTGATAGATTGGTTACATGGCGTAGCTTATTGGAAAAGATTCATCACTCATAAGGATGAACAAATGTGTTCGACTCACATATACGCTACTTTTATTTTTTTTTTATGTTTAATACATTTATAAATAAAATAAACTTGGGGATATAGTTTAAATGAATAAAATTCTGGTCTACGGAATCAGTGATTTGGGTTTGAATCCCAATAACCCTACAAATTGGCTCTATAATGTAATTGGATAACATATATCTCTTCTAAAGATATATTCTAGGTTCGAATCCTAGTGGGGTCACAAAATAAAAAAAAATATTTATTAAAATTAATCACTAAATACTTTTTTTTATGAAAGATTACTTGTACCTTTGTACAAGCAAAAAAAGAAAGCCTAATATCTTAGTTGCTCAGAGCATCTAATAGGTAGAAAAGTTTTTAGTCATTGAAATATTAGTTTATAATAAAACATAGTGAGGTGCTAGAATGGTAATAGAAAATTCTGCTAAAGTTTGGTCGGAAACGGCTTATGGGTTCGAATCCCATTCTCACTACTAAGGTAGATTTAAATAAAACGTTAAAATAAATAAAAAAATCATTTTTTTTTTTATTGATTATCAAAAAAAAAGTAAGTACCTTTGTACAAATAATAACAAGTAAATATAATTAAATATGAGAACAGAAGTTACAGAATTAGAGAAGTCTACAAACACTCACACCACAAAAAGTGATGTATTGGTTGTAAAGGAATTAGCAAACATGACAACAATCGTTATTGAAGCTAAAAATAACGCAATGATTGTGGAGCATGGACATCACAATACAGTTGCAACTGAAAGTGATACTAAACATATCATTAAAATCACACAACAAGAGTTTAACCCAATTTTGAAATCGTTTCAAAATTCATTTGATTAATTTTTAAATAAATAAATTATGTTATCAGAATTAGTAGGAAAGTCGGTAATGATTAGAACATATTCGGCAGGTGTTCATTATGGTATTTTAGATTCATACGAAACCAATGGTAGTGACTTTTCAGTTAAGTTAATAAGCTCAACTAGAGTTTATTCTTGGAGTGGAGCTTGCTCACTATCTCAACTATCTGTTGAGGGTAGTAAAAACAAAGACAGTAAACTGTCTGTTAAAGTACCTTCAATTTACTTAAAAGCTATTGAAGTCATTGAAATGACAGACTTAGCGGTAAAAAATCTTGATGAACACATAATCTGGAAATCTTGATTAATTTAAGTTCATTATTAATTGAATCAGCACCTTCTTATGAAGAAGGTGCTAAATTTCTAAACACTAAATATCGAAATAATCAAAAAAGAATTGGTGAAAGGTTTTTTAAACCATTAAAGGAGTTTTTAACTATGAACGAATGTAAAAATAGCGATGATGTAGTCAGCTTTTACATTAATTTATGCAAAGATTACAAAGCATATTCATACGAAGAAGCATTTAAAATCGAAAACCAAGAATTTAGAGCCTCAATTTTTTCATTAATTGATGTTTCTAAAATGATTGATAATTTAGGTCATGAAAGGTTAGTCACTGAAGGAATCGAATTAGTTAACAAAACATTTGTTAACGGAACCTTTAAAGAAGAAAAATTAACTCAAATATATGAGTTACATAAAGTTTTTGGTGAAAAGTTAGAATTAAACGAAGATTTATTTGCCATTAAATGCTGGTGCACATCAACAAATGAAGAGCATTGGTTATGGGTGAATACTGAAGAAGGGTTAAAAAACGACCCATTATCTGCAATTGCGTCAACTTGTAAAGTCTATCGCAATATGTTAGGAAAAATAAAACATATTATTAGACAAGGGGATGTTTTTCTATTTGAAATGAAAGAAAAAGTAGACGTTAACGAAAATGATGAGGTGGTATCCATGGATAAAGAAAGTTATTTTTCACTATTGAAATCACAATCTTAATTAAAAAAAAAGCCCCATATGGGGCTTTTTTTATTTACAGTGATTATTAAAAAATTAAATTAATAATATATAAAAATATATGGAAGTAATTAGCAATGGTAATGGCTATGGTAATGGCTATGGTTCTGGTGATGGTTATGGTAATGGTAATGGTTCTGGTAATGGTACTGGTTATGGTTTTGGTAATGGTTATGGTAATGGTACTGGTTCTGATTATGATTATGGTACTGGTGATGGTTATGGTTATGGTAATGGTTATGGTGATGGTTATGGTTCTAGTTTTGGTGATGGTTCTTTTTGGGGTGATGGTTCTTCTTGGGGTTTGGGTAGTGGTTCTGGTGATGGTAATGGTGGTGGATAAAATAAAGTATATGGAAGTAATTAGCAATGGTTCTGGTAATGGTTCTGGTAATGGTTCTGGAAATGGTAACGGTTTTGGTTCTGGTACTGGAACTTATTATGGTAATGGTTCTGGTAATGGTTATGGTAATGGTACGGGTAATGGTGGTGGACATGGTGATGGTAATGGATAAAATAAATAGGTATGGAAGTAATTAGCAAGGGTGGTGGTAATTATGACTATAGGATTATAACTAGATAATTTTATTTTTATAATAGTTTATGATATTTATAATAAACTATGATTAATATTATAAAAAATACACAGTCAGCAAAATACTTTGGTTCTACATACGGTCAAGATGTTGAACCAACTGGTACCTATGTTATTGAAAAAGATAATGATTCAATAACTAAACACCCTTGGATAGAAGGTAAAGCGGATATTAAAAACCCTTTAGAAATAATAGTTAATGAAGATACATTAATATCATACAAATATGACCTCGCTAAAAAGTTTAAGCGTAAGGGTAAAAAATTAACTGAAAAATTAATGACCATTGGTTATGATGCCATTATAACCAAATATGAAAATGGTGATAGTGGCGAAATAATACTTTTCCCAAATTGTAATTTTATGTTAGGAATTAATGAAAACAAAAAAAAAATAAAATCTCTACTTAGAGAAGATTTTAGTTCAGAACCATATGAAATATTAGAAACACTTATGGTTGAAGATTACCCAAACAGTTTTGATATGGAATATTTCAAAACACTTGTAAAATTCACTGAAAGGATTAAATACTGTGAGGAAAACCTAAAAAGAATCTCTTCTGGTTCCGCTAGGATTGTTTATATGATTGATAATGAAAAAGTTTTAAAACTAGCTAAAAATAAAAAAGGTTTAGCACAAAATGAAACAGAAATACAATGGGGTAACGATGGTTATTTCGGAAGCATATTAGCTAAAACTTTTAATTATGATGACAATAATTTATGGGTCGAAATGGAATTAGCTAAAAAAGTTAATAAAAATACATTTTTAACCCTTGCTGGATGTAAAATCGATGATATGTATAATTATTTAGATAATGTTTACAATGTAGCAAATGGTGGTAGAAAACTGCATTCTCAATCTCCAGAAATAATTGAAATGTTAAACGAAAACCATTTTGTTGATTTGATTAGAGATTTTATGATGAATATTGACGTTAGACCTGGAGATTTTGGTAGATTAAATAGTTATGGTTTAGTTCAAAGAAATGGTCAAGACGACATTGTCTTAATAGATTTTGGATTAACAAATTCTATTTATGATACATATTATTCTTAATAATATTTTTTTATTCGATTAAAATAATTTACCTTTGTTTCATTATGAAAGAAATAAACAAATTAGGTAAATTAGTTACTAGACCAAATCAAGAATTAATTATAATTCGTGGCATACCAGGAGCTGGTAAATCAACAAAAGCTAAAGAGCTAGTCGGCTCAAACGGTAAAATTCACTCAACAGATTCAATTATTGAAGCCACTGGAGATTACAGAGGTTTTTTTTCATCTATGGTGGAAACAAAAGATTTTTCACCATTATCAAATGCACATTCCTTAAATGTTTTAAATGCAATTGAATCAATTAATCAAGGGTTTTCCCCAGTAATACTTGATAATACTAACATTAAACAAAACGAACCTAAAAAAATGGTTGAAAAAGCCTTAGGAATGGGGCTATCTGATTCTAATATAAAAATAGTTGATATTGGAACAAATGGCTTATCAGCTAATCAACTATTTGAAAGAAATACACATGGGGTTCCATTAGCAAAAATTAAAGCTATGATTGATAGTCACAAAGGTCAGGGTGTGCTTACTTTAGATAGTATTTTATCTTCAAAAGACCTTTATAGTAATTCGGATATATTATATTCAGAAGTTGTGTTGGATGATTTATCAAAAAATAACTTATTATCAGCGGTTAAAGATTTTATTCCAGATGGGTGGGTAATTTTTGCTCATCACATGACAATTGCATATGGTAAAGATATACCTAAAAAAGAAGATATTGGTTTAGAAGTATCATTAAATGTTACTGATATTGGTTCAACTGACATGGCTTTAGCTGTTAAGGTTTATGGTTATGAGTCAACAAATGATGTCGCACACATAACTATAGCAGTAAATCCAAATGGTGGTAGACCAGTGATGAGTAACAATATAACTGAATGGGAACAGATTAAAACCCTTAAAGTAAAAGGTACAGTAAATGAAAGTTCTATGAAAACCAATCCCAAGTAATGTCACAAGAAAAATAAATATTAACAGTTTATTAACTTTAAATATTTGTGTGATGTGTAATTAACTAGTACTTTTGTATCAATAATTAAAACAATTAAAAAATAATAAATTATGAAAGGAGCATTGGGGTTATTTGCAATCGTTGCAATCGTGTACGTTTTTTGGCTGACGTATGTGTTTATTAAAAGAACAAGAAAAAAAGATTAGTATGGGTTTATTTATTTACTTACTTGGAGCTTTTTTTGGGTGTTGTGTACGTAGTTAATAAAACATATAAAAACATATAAAAATATATTGTCTTTTTTCTTTTATTAACATATTTATTAATATGGTACAAAGATACATTAAATTATCAGAATACGCAAGTAAAAAATCAATTACTTACACAACAGCTTGGACACACTTTAAAAAGGGGTTAATTAAGAATGCTTTTAAAGATGAATCTGGACACGTACTTATTCCTTTAACTAATTTAATTAACTATAATGATATTGTTATTTACTCCAGAGTTTCATCTAATGAAATGAAAGAAAACTTAATTAGACAAGAAGAAAGATTATTAGCTTACGCTAATAAAAATGATTATAATATACTTAAATCAGTTAAAGAAATTGGTTCTGGAATGAACGATAATAGACCTAAATTAATTAATTTATTAAACGATAACACATGGAATGTCTTACTAATCGAAAATAAAGATAGACTAACTAGATTTGGTTTTAATTATATAAAAACATTGTTATTATTACAAAATAAAAAGATAATAATTGTTAACGAAAATGAAAATGATAACCATTCATTAATGGAAGATTTAATCTCTATAATATATTCATTCTCTGCGAGAATGTATGGGTTAAGAAGAAAAAAAAATAAAAAAGATATAATTAATTTTATAGAATCATAATGATTAGAACCTCTAAACATATTATATCAAATACTAATCAAGGGAAGCTTGCTTCCCTTGACCAACTATTTATTGATTACAAACATGATTTAGAAATATATGTTAATTATATCATAGAAGGTATATTACCCCTTAAACCTAATTTATCTAGTAAATTACTTCCTACAGAAGTAATAAAACATTCTAAATATAAAAGAGAAATATATAAGCAAGCTAGTTCTATTATAAGGAGTCAATTAGATAAAAGTAAAAAGAAAAGATATTCATCATATAAAAAAATATATACATATATGATGAAGAATCATCCTGATTCTTTATTCTGTAAAACTAAATTTTCTGACCTATCATTAAATAATATATTAAAAACTAAATATTTCACTAAACCTAACCTAAATAATATTAGTATTAATCTAACAAATGAATTTTTTAACATACAAAATGGGAACCATTTTGATAACTTTGTTAATCTTAAATTACCTTATTTTAATGAAAAGGGCACTCGTGCCCTACAAATAAATATCCCATTTAATCATCATAAACATTCGTTATCATTTAAACATAATACGTTTAAATTAAGAAATAATATACAAATTAAGAAGGTAAACGGTAATTATTATATTGCATTAATTTGGGAAAAAGAGATTGATATTAAAACCAATGGCAAAGCCATTGGAATTGATATGGGTTATAAAAAATTAATTGTTACATCTGATAATCAGTTTATTAATGGTGATTTAAGTGATATATATTCTAAAATAAGTAGATGTAAACAAGGTAGTAATGGTTTTAAACGAAGTTTAAATCATAGAGATAATGAAATAAATAGGCTGTGTAATTTAATTAACATCGAAGATGTTAATAATATAATAATAGAAGATTTAGTATCGGTTAAAACTGGTAAAAAATATTTTACAAATAAAATACAAAGATGGTCTTACGCCAAGACCATTGATAAAATAAATAGAATATGTGAGGATAACGGTATTATGCTGGTGAAGGTTTCACCAGCATATACCTCACAAACATGTTCTAGTTGCGGTCATGTAGATAAGAAGTCTCGCCAAGGCGAGAACTTCAAATGTACAAGTTGTGAATATGAAATAGATGCAGATTATAATGCAAGTATTAATATTTATGATAGAGGAATTTACAGTTTCTCTAACTAAAAAAAACTAAATTTATATATTTTTATATGAAATTAGTAACTGTTATTTATCTTATAAAAAATATTACCCAGAAATACAAAGTAGAACAGGTTATGATACTTGGGTTGATACAAGCGGTTTCTGGAAGATTGTAGGGATAACAATTTCGTGGCCAATTTTCGTACCACTTGCGTTAATGTGGAGATTATTAGATTATTTTTTTAACAAATTAACAAAAAAAGATTAACATGAAGAACATTTTAGGGTTATTGGGTGTATTGACAATATTGTCATTAGGAAGTTGTACAACAGTCGATTCAGGACATAAAGGAATTGAGGTTAGTTGGGGTGGAGAGACAAACATGAAAGAGATTTATCCAGAAGGGATGTCAGGTGGTTTACATTGGGTGTGGGATGACATGGTTGAGTATGACGTTAGGGAACACACAATCGTAAAGGTTTTCGAGTTCAATGATAAAAATGATATGGTTACTAAAGTTCAACTAGCTTTAGACTATAACTTAAATCCAGAGCAGTTGCAACTTTTACATACGAAAATAAATGATGTCGCAATTAAAATTGAGACTTCTTTATCATCTGCTGCAAAGGAAGTAGTACCACAATATTCAGCAACAGATTTAAATAGAAACCAGAGGGCTGTAGCAGAAAAAGCGTTAAGTAAAATATTAGAACAAGAGTTACCAGAATTTTACGTTCAATTCAAGCGTGTAAGAATCACTGATGTTGACATCCCATTAGCTGTTTCTAAATTAGCCACACAAACGGCAGTTCAAATAGGTAAGAATGAGTTAGCGTCAAAGAAAGAAGAAGAACAAAAGAATTTAGCTTCAGCTAGAATTGCTAAATCAAAAGGAGATTTTGAGTCCGCTCAATATGATGCAAAGACTAAAGACATTTTATCTCAACCTAAAATGCTAGAACTACAACGTGTAGAGAATGAAAGGATTATAGCAGAAGGTTTCAAAGCCCATGGAAAATCTATTTATGGTGAGAATAATTATTTTGGAGCGGGAGCACCAGTTTTGTTAAAAAGCTTAAAATAAGAAAATAAGAAACTATGTGTATGTAGCAAATATTACACATAGTTTCGAATCTTAATCTAGTAGGTTGCTCAACAACAGAACGAAGTCCCTAAAGTAAATAATTTTTTAATAAAACAAATATTATGTCAAAACAAACTAGCGGAAACGCAAATGCATTCCAAAGAGATTATTTGGAAGCCAATTTAAAAGGTACTAAATTCAAAGGTAGTGAAGTAACTTCAGTGAGTAATAAATACATTCACACTAAAGAAGCTTCACATCTAAAAGCAGGAAAAACTGTAAGTTTTACACCTAAAGAAGGAACAGAAAGAATGTTAAGAAGTGATTCATCTGGGGATACGGAAGGAGATAGGCTTTAAAATAAACAGGTTAAACATTTAATACCTTTGTAGAAATGTGATTAAGAAAGGATGCAACAGAGATGTTAAGTACAAATTCGCTAAAACTACATAAAGATACTAGCAGTAATGTTAGACGTATTGTCACCTTGAGAAAGTGATGCCGAAAATAGTGAACATAGTAACCACTACAATACGAATGAGTTCTCGGCAAGTGGTAGAACTTCTACCACGTGACCCAAACAGATTATTAAGAAAGAATTGAAACTTTAGAAACTTTCTTTCAATATAATGCTGTGGGTGCTAAATAAATTAAATAACAATGGAAAATGAATTTTTACCTTATGAACAATCATTAGATTTAAAAAAATTAGATTTTAATGAGCCTTGTTTTGGGTATTATGATGGAAACTATAATTGGCAATGTATGTATAACGGAAAACCTGAAAAGTTTTCTGAAAGGCGAATGGGTGTTTCTAATTCAGCATGGGTTGGTTGGGTTTCAGCACCACTTTATCAACAAGCTTTTAGATTTTTTAGAGAAAAGTATGAATTACTAAATCACATAACAGCACATCTTAATCCCTTCGGTGAAGATAATGCTTTAGAAGAAAGTTATGGTTATCGTATTATAGTTAACAAAGATGGTTGGAAATGTGAACTTTTGGAAAAACATTCATTATATGATACTTACGAAGAAGCACAAATACAATGTCTTAAAAAATTAATAGAAATAGTAAAAAAAGTTTAAGGTTAGCAGTTTATTCACAATTAAATAGGGAGAAATAGCTCAGTTGAATAGAGCATCAGTTCGTTAGGGGACAGAATGTATCGAGGGTTTGAACCCCTCTTCTTCCACGAATCAACAATACGAATCATTGTAGTATCTACTTTGGAGGGCAAACCTCATTAAAAAATGGATTGTAGTTTGCGATTGAATTTCAAAAAGACCAAATGCTTTAACAGTATCAAGATTGAGAATAGAAATAAATTCTATTTAGATACCTCAACGTTCTGTATAAAAGTGATTGGAGAGAGTGTATTTTTAACTATGAGCAAAATTTTTTAACTCTTATTTTTTATTTTCGGTGAAAAAATTTAAAAACAAACTAATGACAACAAAACAAGGTAAGGATAGTTATTCAGAAGAAGATATAAGAAAGGCTGTAATTTTTTGACAAAGTGTTGAGCTAACTTTTGTAACAGAAGAAGGGAAAGAAATCTTGACTAATGAGTTCATAGAGAAGTTAAAACAAGAACCCGCTTTTTGCCAAACACTTGTTATGTGAGGTTGCCGAAAAAACACATACCAAACTTTAAATTAAATACAGATTATGAAAGTACAAAACCAAGATTCAGTTCAAGACCAAGGTGGCAATATCTCAAAACCATTGTTAGCAAATCGTATTTTACGCTTTCGTGTTTGGGATAAAATTTCAAAAGAGATGTATCAATGGTCGCAAATTGCATCAATATCACTTGTCGATTTTGAACTTGAACATTATACTTTAATGCAATTCACAGGATTAAAAGACAAAAACGGAATTGATATTTACGAAGGAGATAAAATAAAATATAAAAATTACAATGGCTATTCTAAAATAGTTTTTGAAAATGGGTCTTTTGGTTATTATGGAATTTCTTGTTTTATAACTCTTTTAGACACAAATATAAGCTACATAGAAGTAATCGGTAACGTCTTTCAGGATTCTGAATAATATGTTTGCTAACTTCCTGTGGCTTTGTCTTGTTGCCGAAAAAATAAGACCAAATGTTTAAATTTAACACTATGAAACCAAGTACAAAAAAATCTTTAAATGATGCCGAATGTGGCAATAAGTCAAAACCGCTGTTAGGTGCAGTTATTTCTAACGAGATAACTTCAATTGATAATAGAATAAAATCTTGTATTATTGAAAATCCTGATGACGAAAGTAATGAGTATTACGTGAAGATTTGGTTTGCTTATAAAATGGATTGTGGAAATCCTCATCCTGACGGCAGACAAGAATTTTTAACAGAAACAAAACAACAGTTACTTTACGAAATAAAAGATTTTATGATGTCCGATAAAAATGGATGGTGTATTTTATAATTGCACCTAACGGAATGCAGCTACCCGAAGGAGGGGAATACGAAGAACAAATTTTGAATTAAACACAAATGTATAACCGAAGCACAAAACTCCATATAACCACTGAAGACCCTCTTTTGGGTAGGTGCTGTTATAAGCCGTTTTTCTTCACAAATTTTAAATAAGATGGATAAAGATTATTTTGGAAACGTATGGATTAAAGCCGATAAAGATGTTCGGGAATATCCAATTGGAACAAAATTCAAAGCATTAATGGGAGGTCATTGGATAAAAGTCGAAAGAGGTTTTAAATGGTGTAATGGTTCAACGTTTCCGAATGTAGGAGGTGATTGGACTGGCGAGGTGTGTCTGCCTTAAAATGGCTTATAACTAGTAGATATATGCATAAACTTGCGTTTTTAACAAATAAAAAATAAAATTATGCGGACAAACTAAATATCAATTAACCAACAAGCCCGTAATAGCTCAAAACTAGTGTTATATGATGGCTTTTTATTTACTAACAAAAAAATAAACATTATGAAAAAACAAAAAACACAAATTGAAAAAACACTTGATTTATTAGGAACAGCATCAATAATAGTTTTCTTTACGTCAGTTGCGTGAATTAAACACTAATATTAACAAAAATAAAACAAACTTAAAATGAGCGAAAATATTTCAGATACAAACCAAGCCGAGCAATTGCGTGAAAATGCTGTTAGCGGTTCGGTCTTGTGTCACCCAAAAGGTTCTGCTAAAAAAGTATTTAATGAGTTTTGGAAAGAAGCAAAAAAAGATACTTGTGATAGAAAAACACTTGCGTCAATTTCTTTCGATGCTGGACATTCATTAAGACACCAAGAATATGAGAAAGCACTTTGGTGGTATAATTTGCCATTATTAAAAAAGAAACAAGTATTTCAAAACCGTTTTTTTGATGATAAATTTGATATGAATAAAATCCATAAAGAAACAATTACAATATTATATGATTTGCATCTCTTACCAAAAGAAAGTAAAGAAGAGATTGCTTTAAAAAGAGCAGAAACAGCTAAAATTATAAAAGATTTTAAAGATAGTGGTCGAACGATATGTATTTAGACTGACCGCTAACTAGTAGATATACGCAGGTTTATGCGTTTTTAACAAATAAAAAATAAAATTATGAATTTACAAGATTTACACGAAAAGACAATAAAATGGGGAGAAGATAGAAATTTCTACAATCCCGAACATTATAGCGAGCAATATGAAATCAGAAATAACAAATAGGAAAATAGAAATAAGAAAATCTTGGTGGTATGGAATAACACCTTTTTGTTTATTCAAATACTCAAGAGATAAAATTACATATACAGATGCAAGAGAAACAAACTATAATTTTATGATTGGTTGGTTTCAATTACGAGTGTCTGTCGTAAATAACGCCTAACTAGTAGATATACGCATAAACTTGCGTTTTTAACAAATAAAAAATAAAATTATGCGGACAAACTAAATATCAATTAACCAACAAGCCCGTAATAGCTCAAAACTAGTGTTATATGA